GTTTTTTTTTTCAGTTCCTTCAGATTGTTCTTCCTTCTTTGGGTATTCGTCTTCCTTTGGAGCTATTAAATCTCCTTGACAATACTCTGCAAGACGATCAGCTGGGTCTCGATACAGATTAATAATCTGACCTACAACCATACGCATCTTATCAAGCGTAGGAGTCTCCTTCTGTTTGTCAAAGTAATTGGTACGAATACTCCCTAGAACTTTACGGGCAACTTCACGTGCCGCTTCAAGTTCAGTCTTCTTACTGTCTTCTACACCATCAGTAGTAATAGTATAGTCAGCAAATAACTTATCAATGTAGTCATTGCCCAGTAAGCCAGTAATAGCATTAATTGCTTTATCTTCTTCCGGCTTTGCTTCAGGATCATCCTTCAGCTTATAGCGGAAGTTTTCTCCAATTAAAGCACGTAATGCTTCTGCTACTTGTTCTTCACTCCAACCGGCTTTAGACATGTGCGTATGCATGATAGAGTGAGCCATACACGGTGAACCTGTCTGTGAAGTATATAAGTATACAGCACGACCTAAACCACGCAAGATAGCTGTAGGCTGGATAATAGAGAATATCTCATTGATCCAATCTGTAACTGTCTTCTCGTCTAATGCAAGCTTCTTATCTGCATCAGTTTCTTTCAGGCCACGATATACACGATACCATTCTACAGTGTTAACTATATTTTCTGCCACATTTTTCTCTTTAGAGATGAGGTAATTAAGGGCAGTTTTCAATTCCTCATCATTAGCAATCTTGTTAGGATCAAGCTCTGGAATTTCTACTTTTGGCTTGCTGTTTGCAAGTTCTGTAGGTACTTCACTTTCTGAGAAGTTAATAGACATTTGTCCATCGTTCCCAGGCAGAGCTTTAGCAGGAGCTAGTTTAATACCTAGCATTTCTGCCATACTTTGCAGCGGTAATACTTGGTCTGCAGCTATCTGTAACTGCAATTCGCCACGTTCACCACGGTCGAACAAGTCTTGACGTACATCGACAAGAGCTAACAAAGTAACTACATCAATGCTACGATTGATGTCTGCATATAACTCAGGATATTGTTTCTTGAGTTCCTCATTGTTGGCATATCTCTGTTGCATTACAAATGCTAACATAGCCTTACCGTCAACAGATGATTCTCTTGAACCAATAGGTATACCAGCCGTAGGAATTCCTGTAATAAGATTTGCAGCACGTTCAACAGCCTTCTTTTCAGGGCTGTTCTTACCTGTTGCATCTTCAGGAATGATTGTAGGAATTTTCTCTTCCTTCTTTTTAGGCTTATCCGGACTTTTAGGGGCATCCTTCTTCGCCTGAACCTTAGTTTCCTTAGCTGTAGTAGGAGCTTTCTTTGCATCCTCTACTTTAGCATCTTTCGGCCCGTTATCTACTTGAGGCTTAGTTTCCTCTTTCTTGTTCTCTGTGTTGTTTACTTTAGCTTCAGCTTTTGCTGCTGCTTTTGCTGCTTTCAAGGCTGCCTTTCTTTCAGCCTTACTCATTTCTTTTGCCATTTTGATAATGTTTTAAAGTGTTAAAATAAAAATTATTATTAAGTACAATTAAAAAGATAGGTTAGTTTAAGAGGTTAACTATCATCCTCTATTTCTGGTGAGTCACGTCCATTAGTAAAGGTATTACTTTTAGTTAGTGCATCGAATAATTCTTCATCTTTAACAATGTAACCTGCAACCCCAGTAAGGCGAACGGTAGTACCTTCTGTCACTGTAGCTACTAAGCTTTGCATGCATGTTAAAGCATTATCATTACTCATGGTGCTAACTAAACTAGTAATGGAAGTAGTCTTATCATTATCTGACTTAACTACTTCCTTACTCAAAATACCTACTAATAGACCAGCCATAATAGCGAAAACAAGTTTCCACCACATTCCTGTACTACGGAATAACCGTGCAAGGATAAATGCTACAGTTAATAGCCCAATAATTGCTGGTGTCATAATTAGTAAATGTTTTTTAGTTTAACAATTGTTTTAATTTCTCTCTCGCTTTGTTAAGGCGAGATTTTACTTGAGACTCAGAGAGCTCAAGATGTTCAGCAATCTCTTTGTAAGAGAGATTCTGAACTGTACGTAGTTCAAGTATATACCTATACTTATAGCGGAGTCTGCTTAATGCATCTGATAACTTACTATCTGTCTCATGATATATGTACAAATCCTCTGGTGAGCTGTCGGCCGAACTGCTTACCTGTAGACAGTTATTATCATTATCTAACTCATAATCATACTTCTCTTTTTTAGTACGTCGTATATAGTCAATACTACTATTTATAGCGATAGTTTTTAACCACATCTCAAATGAAATATGATTAACATAACTAGCTATCTTAAAGAAAGCTTTAGTAAACGTTACAGATACTAAGTCATCTGTTACATCTTTATTGTGTACAATATTATATATAGTATTGTATATAATTCTGTGATAACGATTATAAAGCTGTGTGAAGGCATATTGTTTACCTTCTTTAGCCTGCTTGATCAGATCTAAAAGCTGTTGTCTTTCTTCATCTGTCATAATTACGGGCTTTAGTGTGCCTATAGAGTCAACCAAGACTCTATAGACTTAAAATGGCAATTCTAGTACATTCCTACAATAATATTCATACCAATCTTTGTAGAATTTATTATAAGTATCCCATATACATTCCATGAATTCTATTTTCATAGGTCTAGTAAGTATGCTAGTAGGAGTATTGTTAATTAGTCCACATAATATTCTTATGCGTACTTTTAAGGTTAAATCCTTATCTACTCCTATCTTTTGTATTATCATATTGTCAAACCAAAATATTAAATATTTTACAGTTTTAATCCTATAAGATTCATGAAATTCTATTTCGTTTAATTCCCTTTTTTGTATTCTTAAAAAGGTATACCACTCAGGTCGCCAGTTAAATGAACTATACTTAACTCCCCAAGTGGTATATATATGGTTTGTCAAACTATAAATTAACATATTGCTGCTTTACTCTTTTAGCTATTTTCATTAGTACTACATTAATTTGTGCTAATGACCAGCCTGTAGTTTCTAATATATAAGCTTTAGTTGCAGCTACACCTCTCCCATATATTCCAATATCTTCAAGGTATTTATTAGTAAATGTCTTTAACTGTTCATCAGTTATATTAGGCATTTTTGTACCATGTATCGATTGACGATAAGATGGTAATGAACATATTTCCGAGTATTCATACTCTAGAAAAACAAATTTGTCAGGATTTGCTAATACACTCTGAATTTCAATAGAGTCTTCAGGAAGTATAGTGAATTCTCCTTTCTGTACTAAGTCATTAACTAATAGTGCAGAAGTAATTCTCATACAAGGAACTTCTCCAATTATATTGGCAAGAAGCTCAAAGTTTTCACCTACAATTCTGTAGATACCAGGATGATTGAGTCTCATGGTTGATTAATTTCTTTTTTAAAGTTATTTACTATTCCAGATACTTCTGATAAAGTTAACTCTGGATATTTTTGCATCACTTTATTAACTGCATCAATATCAGATTTAGCTGATCTGAGTAAGTTAATGAACTCTGTTCTTTCATGTTTAGAATCAAACCAAGCAAAATATCTTACACGCATTGATATTCGTATTCTTTTATTTTACTACTTAATTCATTCCATTTAGCGATATCTATATCAGTAGCATCTACTAAATGTATTATGTCACATTTAGTATTGAATACTCTTCTAATATAAGATATTCCTTCTTTGTAGTGATACTTATTCTTATAAGCACGAGGTACTACATTATGAAGACGAGTTATTAATTCGGTCTTCATTCTCATCTCTGTTGCAGCTTTCTCCCATGATTCTGGAAGGTTCTGTCTAATAAAATTCATTAATCCCATTTCAAATTAATTTATTGATTAAATTATTTATTCAAATACCATGTCTTCTTTTTCAAACCACATTCTTTTATGTGGATTTCCAAAGAAGTTTTCTAGTTTTTGTAATTCTAGTGGTAGTTCTTCATTAAATTCAAGTAAGAAGATTCCCTTTTTTTCGGGCCAAGGATTTTCTTTAATTACATTGCAATAATAAAGTTTATTATCATGTTCTACTACACATTTTCTCATATAATTTATGTTAATAATTAAATTAATAATCTTTCATAAATAAATCAAATAGTGTCGTTAAATACGTGTAATCTACACTGCTTTTGAATAATACAGTACTATTCAATCCAGTATAACGTATATATAAGAAATACATATACCTGTCTTCTTTAGGTATATAAGAGTGCTCCCAAGTAACTATATAATTTTTAGTACTCTTATAATTTTCTCTTAAATAATTGATTTTACTTTCCATATTAATTAGTTTTTAATTGTAGCATTGAAGGGAATCGAACCCTTCACAGCCCTTACGTCTGATCTAGCCTGATATGCTCCAGCTTTTTACGACATTAGCTTAGCCGTTGGACTCTGTTATCACGCTGCGATACTAGTATAGTCCGTTACATAACTTGTATTGCCAGTTATCTGCTTATTGACCTATTCTACTTCACATTGTCGCTGTCAAATTCATTCAGCCCCATATGCGTTTCCTATCATTTTACTTCGAGGGAAACGCTAGCAATAGAAGTCACCTTAGACGTCATAGTGAGTGGAGCTGGAGGGGATCAAACCCTCGTCCATACGACTGATTCATAGATCTAACAGTCAATGTGGGTATATGACCGACCAAAGTCATATACCCTATGGTCTTGAGAATGGTTAGTTCTCTTATACTGATCTTGATAATATACGAATAATAGTAAAGTATTCCTTTACGATTCAAAGATTCATATTATTCAGTCTAACTTGATGTCACGACTAAGGCTTTTCTCTATTTCTAGAGGACAATCTTATTGTCGCGATCTCAGACTTATGATCAGTAGTTCACGGTAGTTCCTCATAACTGATTTAAAATTCTGTATGAGACCTGTTAATTCAGGTCCTTGTATGCCTCAGGCCCTATGAGTTCAAAAGAACGATTCCGACTCACATACTAAAGCTATTGATTCAAAGATTCTAAGCTTGGAACCTCTTTTATTTGTTTTGAATTAGTTACTTGTTAATACCAGGAACTAATTCATTGTATCTCCAGTTCCACGAGTCTGGGAACAATTCGTTAAGTTCACTTAAGGACTTATCGATATCTTTTCCAATCTCGATAAGATCTTTGTCGTACTGCTTCTTTAAGTTGCGAGCTTCTTCTTCCCATGCGGACACCGGCTTATTTCCGTTCACAACATCTTCCTTCAGTGCAGCAAGATCTTTTAGATACTGTTTGATACGTTGGTTTGTTCTATTAGAGCGTCTTACTTGCAATACCGCAGATGATACTGTATATTCACTCTTTTGAACAACATTAACCAGGTCTCTCGTTAACTTTTCCTTGCGTCGTTCAGCAATTTTCTTTGCTGCTTCTTCAGCAATTTCTTCAGTTACCTTACTTGAGTTAGCGATTACATCCTGGATGTTTTCTCCGTTTACATCCTCCATAAGGATGTTCATTTTCTTTACTTCTGCCATTTTGAATACAGTTTAATTGATTTAACAATAAAATTTATTTAACACTATAATATAATCTTAATGAAAGAACAATCATCAAAATATCTCTTTTTAGCCTCTATTATAGCTACTGCTATGGTATTTAGTCTCAATTTAATATCTTTATATTTGTTCTTCTTATGAATTTTTAGTGCTGATTCTTTACTACATCTACTAAAGTATGATATAGCTTCTAATCTTTTCTCCTCATATAAAGTAGGAGAAATAATTACGTTAGTCATATAGTATGACATTTTAATTTGTTTTTTGTTTTACTCATATTTTTTGATAAATTTAAGCAATAATTAAAAAGAACTATCCTATTTATTTGTATCTCTTATTCATAGGTAACCCGTTTCCTTCATCACTGACCAATAAATGGTTGACCGTTGTATAGTCCATTGTACTCTTGAATAGCAGTTTAGTAACTGCTAAACTTCCATTAGGGATTTGGCTATAAATAGTTCTTTAGGTTGACTGAATCCACCATTTTACTAACAATTTAAATTAGTAATATATAGTATTAAGTAGAGGCTCTGGCGGAACTTCTACTTCTTTACTATTCTTTGGTTGCATTCTGAGTTTACACTCATGAGTACATTCACTACAGTTGATATGATTATCAAGTGTAGGACAATTGTTATCTATTTCCATGCTTTCTTACGATTATAAGGCTCCATTTTCTTATGTTTTGGCTTCTTTTTGAACTCTTTTGGAGGTTCTTCATTATTCTTCTTTGCCATACTAATAAAATTTAAATAGAGGATTAATATCTCGTAATAACTCAGGTAATGCGGATAAACCGTATTCCTTTAGTACCTTACGATGTTCGTAATATGCAGAAGTAGTATTTACTTTAGCAATAATACTTACTGGAACACTAATAACTTCACGATTCTGTTGCACTAAGAACTTACATAGTTCTGAATTCAATAGCTCTCGTGTCTTGAGAGCAGGTGAACCAATAGATGCAATAATCTTCTTACAGAAGTCTTTTACTACTGCAATTTGCGGATTAGCTGGTCTATCTACTGCTATAGCAGGTGGAGTTAAACATTTAGCTATTAAAGCATTTGTTACATCTATATCTGACAAGATATGAACATCTACATCTTCAGTATTTACATGTTTTCCTATACAGGATGCTAGAAGTGATGCTAATATAGTTTCATCCTTTATAGCTCCTTCAAATGAAATAATAATTGCTTTCATATTTTACTTTTGATAAGTTATTTACTAGGAATACTGATAGATACTTCTATTTCATATTCCTCTAATTCTTCAAATAGTCTATCAGTATTTAATTTACTGATAATTTCAATAGGTGGATTAACCTCTACTCTTTTACCTGGTACTGTTCTACATAGCTTTTTAGCTCGTTCTAATGATATACCAAGTACTTTAGTAGTAGCTAATAGATTTGCAAGATAGTGGTCGTTACTGAACTTTATCTCAGTTAACTTACGACCTTCTTTTACTTTATTGACTACCATTCTTCTTCCTCTGAAATTAAGTTCTCAAATTCAGTGAAGAAATTATCTGGATCGTTGCAGAGAATTCTTGTATTATCTGTTTCTATTACTACAACTTCTCCGAGTTTACTGGTATTGCTGCATGTTATACTGTCAATTGCATCAATGTGAATAACACAAGGTTTTGTTTCTTCAGTATCTGTAAAACATTGTTCTACAAATAAAAATTTTCCAATCTTTTTCATGTTTCTAAAAAATTTAAATTGTTAATAATGACGCCTGGGCACTCAGGATTTAATTAAGTTAGTGCCAACTTAGTTTATAGCATTTGTTATAAGACAAAGATAAACGACCACAATCGTTACTTATTATGACTCTCACTATAGTTTTAACTCATAAGCAGAAATAGCTGTCAAACTAAATCTTATTGGAGTACATGATTTTAACGTCTCGCACAATCATAAATACATTTAATCAAATGGTTTGTTCTACATATGCATACGTATGTCTTACTAATTCAATCTGCCATTATAGTATTTACTATGCCCCACATGCTTGTCATTTTCTGAGGACGTATACTCTATCTTCACAGACTGAGTATACTAGACTCTAATATTCATTTAAAACAGAAAGAAGGTTTGGTTTTAATTTTGAATAGAGTCATTTACAACCGTTGATATAACATGAGTTTGTATAGAGTCATCAAGGTATTTTTGAGCTCTTGCTCCAGATAGTACTGTATTATACGTTGATGTGTTTGATTCATATATGTAAATCATGTCTTTTATAGACAACGATGTACCATGTTGCATCAAAATATCAATTAGTACTACCTTTGGCATAGCTAAAAATACACTATCAACTCTTCTATCTTCTCTCATTTGCTCTCTCATGTCGAGAATATCCTGTATTGTTGTTACAGGTTCCTCAATAATGACTTGAGGATCTTCTTGTACTTCTTCTTGGTTTACACCATTTAAGAAATTAGCAATGTTTTTACGCTCTGCGTAAAATATTGCTCCAATCATGCCTATTAAGGCAAGGATTGCTACTACTACCCAAACAGTTCTTCTTGGCGGTTTAGGTCTCGCCATCAAATCATTTTCCATTTTGATAATGTTTTAAAATTAGTAATTAATCTCCCCAAAACCAATCTTGGAGTAGTTCTTTAAAGTTTTTTATTATGTAATTTCCATCTTCTTTTTCTTTTATCTTCAGAGAAGTCCCGACATTCGCATAGGAATTGCCCAACCCACCGTCAGAAGACAAAAGGAACAAACCCGCAGATTTATTATATTCATCTTTTCTGTACCAAGAATAGATGTAATAATAATCAAACTTAGGTGTCCAAGGTTTATTATCATTACTAATGAAATTTAGAGCAGCTATAATTGTACTAAGCTGTTCATACAGATTTAAATGCTTGTCTTTATAAGTTCTAGGCTTTCTATCTATTACTTTACAAGCATCTTTGTAAGATTTAATTTTTTCTCTTTTCATAACTACTCGCTTTTATTGACTAAAATATAATTGCTTTTTCCTACCAATAGTATCTCCTATAGAATAATTATACCATAATCCAGAAGGAACAACTACATTAGTAATTCGATATCTAATATCTTGAGTATAAGGATTTTTAATAGTAAGTATATAGTCACTTGTACTATTATCTTTTCTCACTATTATACAATTCTTATAATTGTCTAAAAACTCTGTAGCTGTGTTAACACGTGCAACAGATAGTCTGTTAACTATCCATATGACTATAAACACAAATATTATAGCACCTACTATAGATTTAGTAATACTATTTAGACTTTTCATGAATACTCCTCCCTGTATTTAAATGCATATCTCCACCATATACTTTCAGTTAACGTAATTGATTTAGCAAATGTAAAATAACACTCAAATTCATATATTTTATGACTTGGTAAAGTATCACAGTATATTCTATCCACGAGTAATACACGATATGGATTCTGTAAACATTCTGTTAAGAATACACTAAGTATTTTCTCTTTTATAAGAAAATGTAAGAGTCTATATGACATTACTCTTAAAATTGATAATCTTGTAAGTTTTTCTTTTTCCATATTAAATTGATTTTAATGTTAATTACTAATGTACCCAGAGCGGGAGTCGAACCCGCACGACCAATGGTCAAAGGTGTTTAAGACCTTAGCGTCTACCTATTTCGCCATCTGGGCATTTAAAATTATTAAACTTTAACTCGAGTATAAAGACTAAAATTTATAAATAAATATTTAGGTGAATATTCCGATTTAGGAGTTTCATTAATATACTTGCATTTTGCATGCCATACTCCTTTTTCTACTATTTCATATATAGTGTCTCCATATTGGAATATATCTCCAACATTTAAATTTGATAGTTTTTTATACATATTTTTGATAGTTATTAAAGTTAATAAAAAGGTAGCTGTTAGTTTTCATAGGTAAAACTGGAAGATTTTTTAGACCTATTACTTAACACACTCGCCGCGTGAAGGCTGCCTTAATGAGTGCAACCAGTATATCTATATTCACATATAAATATACTGACAACAGTACGCTTACTGTTATGCTTAATTAATCAATCTGTGAATTAAGAATGAAACAATGATTAAATAAACAAATGGCTGATACTGTAAATCTAAGGACGGACAAACTTGGCTACATCATATTGTCGTTAGACTTGTGACCGATAATATTGTTAGTAATGATGTAGTTGTTCCTGATTTTAACGTCTGCACTAATACTATTTCACAGATAAGTATTTTAAGCTTTCCCGAACGTACTCGCTCTGTATGAATAGATATAAGCCCCACAGGATTGTTAAGGATTCTCACCTTAAAGAGCGCCAGAGATGGGCTACTCTGACTTAGCAATTGTGCTTTTACGTTGTTGCTCTCAACCTGTCGTTTAAGACACCCTTAAATCATGAACCTTGTCATGACCTTTACTCGTATACATCAATCGCACTAAAATGTATATTGTCTTTGATTTCTCTGCACTAATATCAGTTTATATTATGATATTATTAGGTCGTGACTCCTATTTTACATAAGGGATAACTGAATATAAGCCCCACAAAGTTGATACTGATTCTCACAGTATAGATGCAGTAATATTTACTGCATTAACTTATTAATAAAAACCTGCTGTAGATATAAATACATTATAAGGTTCTAACTTTTTAACAATGATGTCTATATCTTCTTGTGCAACAATCTTAGGAAATATATTGTATTTTCCTATACAACTATCTACATATTCTTTAGTTTGTTTAAGACCAAGACCAAATTGGTTTTTTAGTATTTTTATTATATCTATTTTAGTAGAACCACTAGTTTCTTCAGGTACACACATGCTCATTCTTACTAAGCTTATTTTGCTCTCTAATTCAGGCATATTTGTACAAGGAATAGGTGTTTCTATAAGAATAGATAGTATGTTATCAAACTGTTCTTTTGAACATACTTTAGATGTTGCATCTATTAAACTACCTATAGATAATTTCTCATCATCGATGAGTTTATCTATTACATACTGTTGAATACAAGTTATTTTCTTCATAATTTGATATTATTTATTTGTTAGTTAATGCAATAAAAATAATAGAGTAAGCGCATTATCCTATCTATATGCTAATTTTTTTCTCTTACTCTATTAAAAAATACTTTAGTTCTAACGCCTCTGCGCCTTCATACTACGTTTCTGGAACGTCGTAACGCCCTAATTAAGGAGATATACATCATACACGAGTTTTCATATATCATTGTGTTGATATAATAGTTAGATACTAAAGTATCAACACTTATTGTTCAGTTAGTGTCAGACTGTTAAGCGCCTCATTAAGCCTATCGAGGTATAGCTAATCTTCGCTCTGCTTACTTCAAGCTTGGTTGCTGTCTCTAATAAGATGTGCACCAGTTGGAACCTACAACCGCATCTACCACGTGGATTATACTATATTTCCTTACACTCTTGACGGTTGTGCATTACCTATCTCCAGTAAGTTTCATATAGTATTCTTGACTCTGCATTCTTGACACATAAACTCAAATGTGTTCTCTCCCCGACTTGTCACGGTTATTGCTTACGAGAGATGTAGTTGCATTAAGAAGAGAAGTATAATAATATAGTCCTTAGCGCTACCTAAGTCTTTATAAGAGCATACCTAACTTATATTATTATACTTTAACGTGGTTAAATTATGTTTCACAACATATGAGGATAATTTGCATTTCATAGAATAATTACTTTGCGAAATAAATCTGTATATCTTAGTTAAATAACCATATAGATAGATATAATACTACCATCATGATTATTACTGATAACATACCTAATTCTGTGTCTCTATCCATATGATTATTTATTTAGTTAATGATTGCTGTTTCGTCTTAATTTTCAAAGACTCATCAGGTATCTACAGATACGACAGCCCTCTTCTTACACTAAATTGTAGAGTAGCTAATTCTACAATTTGCGACTGAATTCGTAATGGAAATGTTCTCTTATGAAGAACTTACTTATCAGCTAGACTTATTGTTCAAGTGTCTTACTCTTGGCAACTCCTACTTAATTTAAAATTCATAGGCTTTAAAATAAGATATCTCAAGTAGTCAATAGATATCTGGAGCATTTTCCTACACCTCACTGGTTGCTCATTTTTGGTCTTATTCATATATACATTTGACCATTATGTATATATGCTACTTCTTACTCTCTGAGCGAGTTTGCGATTCTCAGATTTCATATTTTCTATTACCGCGTAGATGGCTAATTAGAAGAGCCTGTCATAACTATTAAAGTTATAACTTAGTACATCAAAGTGATAACGTTGCACTCACGTTTTATCTATTCTCTTCTCCTGATGCTGTTGAAAGAGATAGAATGCATTTTACACCTAAAACTTACAAATAGGGATTCTCTACTCTGGCGTTATGATTCTGAGATCAATGTTGTAGTAGCTAAGTATTTATAAGGATAGTCCTAAACCTATTTGTAAGAAACTGGTGCCCTCAATGTCTTGGGATTGTTACACAACTCCGTAGCTTACGCTACTCCGAAGTTATTGAGTTTTTTAAAGTTCTTATAATCCTCTCCTTTGAGATAACTTAGAACTTTAGGTCTAAACTTGTACTTCGTTTATCCAAGTTTGTACTGTGCGAATACTTAGGATTATAGAGTGTGTAGCACAATCTTCTAAATATTAGAATACACACAATTTTTTGGGACTTCGTTATACTATTCTTGCCCAGGGAGTAGCGTAAACCGTCATATTAATCCGACATGTATCAATCCACGGTCCCTTGATACTGGATCTACATATAGAGTTTGTAGAACAAGCGCATTATTTTTGCTATGCTATTCTCTTGTTCTAATAAAAGTTTATTTATTATTTTTTGTCTGTCCATATACATGATATTGTTATCAACAAAGCGAGACCGTTTAAGTAAATAAAGCCAGTCCAATCATTTGTTTCAATGCAATATTTTAGTATTACAATCCAGAGAAAAACAAAAATAACTAATGCAATTATTACACTTCTGTCCATAAAAGCTATATATTATGTGATTAGTCTATTTTGGTAAAACAATTAGTCTTAAAAAACGAGGATGGTGGGTTTCCCCACCGTCTCCGTTAATCCCAATCGTCATCAGAGGCTTGTGTAGATTTTTTACTTTCGGCTTTGGTTGGTTTAGCTTCTTTTTCTTCTTCTTCATCCGTAATATCAACGTACGTTCCGTTAGCTAAATTAGTACGCAAATTGTTTGCTGCCATTTCTTCGGGTGTAATTTCTTCAGCCCAAACGTCCTTTTCATCAGCAAACCCGATAACCGTAATAAAACTTTGTTTCATTATTCGCCCGTCAGAAGTGGTAAACTCAATACGTTTTACTTCGTCACTGATGGAAGCTAAATCTACTTGTTTGTAAAGTAAATTTACTACACATTTGTTTTTGTTTTCCTCCTTTACTTTCTCATTGAGAATGTAGTTACCGTTATCGTCTTTCTTATACGTTCCATCCTCATTTTTTTCGGGAACGTACATTACACGGCATTTAAGCAACTTTTTCCAATCGCTTAATGCTTCTTCATCCGCGGGAAAGATTGACTTTGTTAGGGTAATATTACGGGCTAAAGCTGCCTTAACATTAATTCTTACAACTCCGTTTCCTTCATCCGTTACTTTATCCGCGCTTGTATCACCGATAACGCCCTGCCACTTGCATATAAAGAACGGCAATTTACCGTCCCGTGGTCTTAATTCTGCACTTTGTAAATAACACAACATGATAATAAAGATTTGAATGTAAAACAAAAAAATAAACAAATAAATATCGAAAGAGAATGCCCGATTAGGACAATGCGGGGGTATTCCCTTCCGATACTAAATGCAGGGGAGTGAACTTTTGCTACTCCACACACGCACCACCTCTCTCAAAAAATTTTTATAAAATATTTTTATATTTTATTTTTAAAATATGTTTAATTTATGTTAAATATCTGTAATTATTCTTAATATTTACGTTATAGAATATATAACAAATAACTATATAATATGAAATTAATAGAATCCAGTGTACAGATTATTGAGGAAAAAGATCCTTATAAGATGATAGAATTAGCAGGTAGAACTTGCTATCATAGTCTTGATAAAATAACAGAAGATAGCTCTAAAGAGTTTGTAGATCGTATGATTAAGCTTGGTCATGGGGCTATGTTGGAGCACGGCACTGTATATTTAACTATAACAGCCACTTCTCCAGAAGTAAGAAAATACGAAATAAATCCTTATTCTAGAGTAAAAAAGATAAGTGTAGATGGTATTAACGGTAGGGCTTATATAACTACAAATTATCGAGTACTAGTAGAAAATAAATGGCTTGATGATTTAAAATATCAATGTGATCCTACACCTTCCCACGAGAAGCGTATCACAGCTAAATTCATATGTGATAGATCAACTGCAAATCAGTTCGTACGCCATCGCGTATTTAGCTTTGCACAGGAGTCTCAAAGATATTGTAACTACAATAAGGATAAATTTAATAATGAACTTACTTTTATTAAACCTACTTGGTTAAATATACCTACCGGCGATTATACTTACTGGGATGGAGATTGGTGTGATATTGATAATATGAAAATCCAATTACCTTCAGATAATGGTGTAGCAGATAACTTTTTATGGTGTTTGAACAATGCAGGAATGCAATACAGACTGCTAATAAACAAAGGTTTAAAGCCTCAAGAAGCTCGTGGAGTACTACCTAATGCAACTAAGACAGAATTAGTAATGACAGGCTTTGAGAGTGATTGGGAAGGTTTCTTTAAGCTACGTTGTAGTGGTGCAGCTCATCCAGATGCTAAGAAGTTAGCTGATGAGTTAAAATCGTTAATGAATGTTAAAAACATTGAACTTAATAGCGTTAAATAACTATAAATAATGTTAATAAATGTTAAAGAAATAGTAACTAAGACAGTATATTAGACGTTATATGGGGAGTAAGAGGGGTAAAGTAATAACAGTGTCTAGTTAAGTAAAGTGATATAATATTAATTACTCCTACTTTAGATAATCACAAATATAATTACTATGAAACAGAAACAAGTTAGAGAAGTAGCTTACTTAGGTAAGAAAGTATATTTTGGTAATAAGCCTTATACTCTAGTAGAGAATGAAGTAAAAGGTATGTGTCAAGGATGTGATTTATACAATTGTTATTGCCCTTCTAGGATTACTTCATTATGTACTCAAGGATTTATACTTAAAAGAGATAAACAATGAAAGAGGGGAAGAAAAATGATTACCAAGATGGTAAGCTACGTTGGGATTTACTACCTTTAGAAGAGATTGAAGATATAGTGAAGCTCTATACTGCTGGTTCTATTAAATATGGTGATAATAATTGGCAGAACTTAGAGAATGGCTACCAACGATATAAAGCAGCTATGTTAAGACACTTACTTGAATATGAAAAGGGTAATAAAGTTGATGATGAAACTAAAGTAAACCACTTAGCAGCTGTAGCTTGGAATGCAATAGCTATGCTTTACTTAGATAAACACGGAAAAGGAAAGGACTATGACATTAAATGATTAGGAATTAGCAAAGATAGTAAGAGATAGAATACCAGTAACAATAGACAATAAATAGTTTATAGTAGAGTCTAATCCAATAGGTAGTTGTGATGGCTGTTATTTTTTAAATAAAAACTGTCCTACTTTAGCTAGACGTTATTGTTGTTCTAATGGCGGAAATATATTAATATTAGAGAAACAAAATAAGAAATAATACGTTATTTGAGTATTAAATATAGAATATTATGGAAGATAAAGTACTAGAAACAGTAGTAAATGGAATTAAGTATACAATGTTGAAGGATGTGTTAGTTAAGCCTTTGGAACCAGTCATGGTTACTAAAGAGATAACAGAGCAGATTCCTACAGGTGAAGTTGATGAAGATGGTTTCAATAAGTATGATACACAAACTGAAACTAAGGAGGTAGAGTCTGAATATTCAACAGGTATAGTATTGAAGATTCCTACATGCTTAACAGAATGTGAATATAAAGTAGGAGATACTATTGTTTATAATAAAAAGTTTGCTAAGGACTTTGATTTGTTTAAGGATAGTCAATTAGTCAAACCATATGATATAATTGCTGTATCAAACATGATTTAAAAATTATAACTCATTGTTAGAATGAACCCTGGCGTTAGTCAGGGTTTTTTATTATATAGATAATAAATGTTAATAAATGTTAACAGATTTTAACATTTATTTAATCTATCGTTTATAGATACATAAACATTTAAAATAAATATTATGAGCTACAAAGTAATTAAGGAATTTGGTTCTGCTAAGAAAGGTGATGTATTAGCAGAAGATGAAACAGGTTTAGTGTCATTTAACGTTAGTGAAGATAATTATACTAGAATGATGTCTTTAGATTATGATACTGCGGATTACTTATGTGAAGAAGGTTACCTTTTAAGTGTTGATGATGAAAGTAAGTATAATGTAGATGCTACTTTAGAGCTCATTAATGACTTACTTGAGAAATATGAAAGTAACTTAAAAGAGACTAATGAAAAAGCAAATAAAGGCGAAATACAGCCTTGTGTTAAGTTAGAAGCTGAGACAGTATATTATAACTTAAATAAGGTTTTAAATAAAATTAAGGATACGTTAACAAATGAATAAATTGGTAAAAAGCGTAAGCAAAGCCGATTTAAATACAGAATTCTTAAAGAGCCTTAATGGTATACTTGATCTTACTGATAGGGAGCTAGAGTTACTGGCTACGTTCATAGCAATAGATATTAACACTCCTAAGCTCCCTAACATAAGTAAGAATGTAATATCTACTGAAAATAGGAAGTATATTAGAAAAGTATTAGGTATTACTCCTGATAATCTCAGTAGATATATAACTAAGTTTAAGAATCAAGGTATATTAATTAAAGGTAAAATTGAAGATGAAGTTGTAGTAAATAAGGCGCTTATACCTGAAATAATCGGCGATAGAGTACAAATTACTATAATATTAAGAGTAAATAAAGATGAAGATTAAAACAACAATAGTAAGACCTGGCACTATATTATGTTGGAAGGAATATAACATATTTACTAAGTTGTGGAATAAGTTAAAGAAGAGAGACTTACCATATAATAAGTTTGAGATTATTCCTACTAGTATAGAGTTACTTACAATAGATAGATATAATTTTGTTGCATATGCTCCTATACGTAAATATAGTAAACAGGAGATACACAAACTACAATCTGTTTATAACAATTGCATTCCCAATAGTTACTGGGAGGATGTTAAGACTATAATTAATATAGTAAGGCCTAATACATTCAGTGATTCTTCTACTTTAGAAGAATGTAAATATTACAAAAAGATAGATTTAAATGAGGAATCAAGTGAGTATATATACTAAATTAAGTAACAAGTATAACATACCATACCCTATCATAGAAGTAATATGTAACAGCCCATTTAGGTTTACTAATAGTATCATCTCTAACTTAGATCCTAAACCAGTTAGATTCTCTTACTTAGGTAAATTCAAATTAAAGAAAAGATATGAAAAAGAAACCGTATGATGTTTATAGTCCTGAGATATACCCTAGACTATTATTTGTAAGTACTAATATTGAGGATTTAGATAAATATTTTATATTTCTTGATGTATATGGTAACAACGATGGAAGCGAATATAATAGATTACTACAAGAAATAGATAAATATGATGGTGGAATGGTTACTTGTAAAGTAATACGTAAGAGTGATAATAAATACGGAGTAATAGTAATAGCTGTTGCTAATGCAGAAGATATTACTCCAGACATGATTCCTCATGAGGCAGTACACGTTGCGGATTACTTTTGTGAACAATTAGGTTTATATACGCAAGACTTTAAAGACGGCAATGAAGCGTATGCCTATTTAGTAGGATGGGCTGCAGGAAATATAAGTAATACTATCTGTAATGAGTTAAAAAACAAAGAATATGACAATTGAAGAAAGTAAAATGATGTGGAAATTAGAAGTGGAAAACAATAAACCACTCTATGGTTCATTTAGTAAGGAAATGAAGCGCCTGTATAACAAAGTAGATGAATTAATTAATGAAGGCGTAATTACTTATGAAGATTTCACAAATGATGTAATTGACAGTATTACTACTACTATAGTAGATAATGGGAAGAGTAGTGCAGAACCTAGTAGAGCCGATCAGGTAAATGCAATGTGTGACATGCTATTTAAGAAGTATGAAGAATATAAAAAAGTAGAGCATACAGGAGGAGATAGAGAAGTTTTAGCAGATAATACAGAATTATCAAATAAAACCAGATTATGTGAATCCGAATGTACCAATGGGACGTGCTAAGGAAATTATAGCGAGATTATAGAAAGAATATTATTTAGGTTATTTAATTGATTGATTATTATGGTTAAGTATATTTGTTCAGTAGATAGAGGCACCGTTATTAGTTACGATAAAGAAGTAGAAAATGTTAGCTTACTAAATCATTTTTATGTAGACTATACGTGGTATATTCCTGAAGATGGAGAGTGGATCTATACAAAGAAAGATGGTTCTAAAGAGAGAAGGAGTGTTACTAAAGGCACTATGGTAATAAAATTGTATCCTATAGATAAAGAAAGTGATGCAGAGTACATCTTTATTGAAAATGATGAAGTAAAGAATCACTATAACAGATTACTAGAAAAGGGGCAAGAAGAAAAAAAAGAAATCTACTTCTTGTGATATTGATTGTGATTGTGCTTGTGAAACTGTAAAGTGTGATTGCTAATATGGATAAATTATTGATAGATCAATACGGTAATGCTATTTTATATAAAGTAGATACTAATAGCATTAAAAATGTATCTGATAACTTTGAATGTAGAACTATGTATGTTGCATAGTAGGATGGTCAAGTAATAACAGAAGAGGAAGTAATAGACTATAAATTAGGGGATATTGTACTTATACTAAGTAAATATGATTCTATAAGTAATAAGTGGACGCTAAAACCAATAGTCTGTTCTGATGCCTTTGCTAAAGACGATCTTATAAGATGGAGTAAAGAAGATAATAAACAAGTTCTTACGAATGAAACTATTTGATCTTATTGGAGGTAAAGTAAAAATACACCCAGATGCTATAGGCATCCCATGCTTTAGAAGAGTGTGGGATGCAGATAAACCTGATAAGGAGCATGCTACTAAAGTAATAAGTTACATTGTACTTATGAATAAATGGGATAGTCCTTATGTACAAAGTATGGATGAAGACAGTAGGGAACTTAAACTGAAAAAGGAAATATTCGATGATGAGAATTACAAATTGACTACAGAAGAATTGATTTGTGAAGATGAATATAAAACCTTACTTAATACTAGAGCTCTACAAATGTTAAACAATATGCGTCTAAAGTTAGATAGTGTAAGTAAATACTATAAAGAATCATTAGACGATACTTTAGATGAAAAGAAGATTAAGGACTTATTAGCTGGTATGACTTCTGTTGGTGGAGTACTTAAGAGTATTGATTCGCTAGAAACAATGGTTAAAGCTGAAGAATTAGCTATAGGTAAAGTTAAAGGAGATGCTAAAGTAAATCCGTATGAGTTGGCGAAATAATACATTAAAATATAACTAAATATTAACAACACGTTATAGTGTATAAATAAAAATATTATGAATAAGAAATTTACGATTACTATAGATTTGACTAAGGATACAGAAGAAGTGTTTAGACAGATTGAAGAAGCTTCGGAATATTTGAACAAACCTGTAAAGAAGTCATTATGGCAAAGAATTAAATCTTGGTTCTAAACCATCAGAACCCTTACGTGGAGGGTAAGAATATCCACGTGATATTGGGGCGTGGTATAATTGGTAGTACCGGAGATTCTAAACCTCTGTGATGTGCGGGTTCGAGCCCTGCCGCCCCAACCAATATTCATATAAAACTTGCAGATATGACATACAGAGATATAGATCCAAAGTTAGCTGGTATATATATAATCAAAAATAATGTGAATGGTAAATGTTATATTGGTCAAAGTGTTAAACTAAGATCAAGACTAAAAGACCATATGCGAAATGCTAAGAATGGAAAATTAGATTTACCAATTTATAGAGCAATAAATAAGTACGGTTTTCATAACTTTACTGTAGATATACTGGAATCATTTATTCCAGATCCAAATATTTCTAATTTAGAACTAATTCAAACATTAGACAAATTAGAAATAGAGTATATTGAAAAATACAACGCTTATACAGAGGGATACAATTGTACTAAAGGTGGTGATTTTGGAGTTCTTGGACTCAAGATGACAGAAGAGCAAAAGAAGAAAGTATCTGAAAATACTAAAAAATTAGTAGCAAACGGTACATTCGGTAAGCGTGTACATTTATATAATTTTATTGATAGATATTATATATATGCTTGGACTATCAAGGATGCAGCAACTATTACAGGCCTGAGTCGCTCTAATATAGGTAGACTATGCAACAATAATTACATCCACCCGTTTTGTAATAATTTTATTGCAGCATATACTAAAGAAGAATTAGAAGATAAAAAGTCTAACATTCCATTATGGTTAGAAGAGTATGAAAAGAATAAATCTACCTTGGTTAAGAGATATAAACGTAATAAAGTATATTTTGGCAATTCTAACTGGGTTAAAGGTATGGTTGGATTGAATAAAGGTAAAAAGATGTCTGAAGAGCAAAAAGAAAAACTAAGAGTGGCATCTACTAAGTATTTAGTTTACCAGTATACTTTAGATGATATATTAGTAGCTACTTATATGGGAATGCACAATGCGGCTAAGGCAGTAAACACTGACTATAAATCTATACAGAGAGCTTGCAATGGTAGAGCTAAGACGTGTAAAGGTTATATCTGGAAGAAAGAATTAATGCAGTCTGACTGCAAGCAGACTGCTTAAAATACTAGTCCTTTGAAACTATAATAGCAGAAGGAAACTTGTTGGATAGGTAGTTATCGTGAACAGGTAGTCTGGGGTAATGTTAGCCCAGGTGGGGAGTACTAAACATACGGCGTATAAAACCATAGCTCAAGAAACTAGGTTACAGCTACAGAAATTTCCCCAGTAAATTTTTCGTAATTAAAAGAATTTAAGTTATAAATTATTATCTGAATAGAAGGGGTTCGTTGTGAAACGCGCCCCTTTTAAATATACAATATGGTAGACTTTAATAAGAAGATAGTAAATAGTAATAAATTTAGAGTACCAGCACTATAGTTTATAGCTACTGGTTCTTATTGCGTATACCCGGAAGGTACTTCAGAATATTTTAAGTTCTGGGATGAGGAAAGTAAAAGATGTGTAGATGGTTATACTGCTGATGATGGAGATTTCATTAGCGGGTATAACTATTTTTATTTAAATTATTGTCCCATTCAAAGAATCGTTTATACTGTATTAGAAAATAAAAAAGTAAAAAAGACCAGAGAGTTATAGTTTCCGGACTTCTATGATTACGATTATTACTTTTTCTAGGCTATGTAGGAAGCTGAAGATGAAGGTAAACATCTATGCGCATTAAAAAGTAGGCGTAAAGGGTACTCATATAAAAATGCAGCAATGGCCTGTCGTAATTATTATTTGATACCAGGAAGTAAAACATATATATATGCTAGTAATAAATAGTATTTGACAGAAGATGGTATTCTTACTAAAGCTTGGGATTATATGGACTTTATAGATAAGAATACAGCTTGGGGAAAGAAAAGATCTGTAAATACGCAGATGCGCAAACGAGCTGGATTCTTTACTAAGGATGAGTATGGTAACTAGATAGAATTAGGTTATAAATCAGAAATTATAGGCGTTACTCTAAAGGATAATCCAGATGTAGTTCGTGGTAAAGCTGGCAAATTGATTATATTTGAAGAGGCAGGTTCATTTTCCGAATTAGGAGCAGCATGGCAAATTGCTAGACCATCGGTAGAACAAGATGGGGTTGCATTTGGTACTATGATTGCATTTGGTTGTGTTTGCGCTGGTACTAAAGTATGGACAGCCGATGGTAATTGTGTATCCATAGAAGATCTCAATCCTCAAGATGGTATTATGGGCTGGGATACGTATTAGGTATACCCTTAGAATATATCTAATGTTAATCCTCCTGCTGAAAAACCATGCTTACGTATAACTACAAACACCGGTCGTACTCTAGAATGCAGTACAGACCATCCATTACTATGGTCTACCACCGGTAAGACTAAAAGGGTACCAGGGAAGAGAGCATAGAATGAGCGCATGAAGTCATGGTTATGGCATAGAGCTGATTTGTGTAAAGTTGGGGAGCAAGTAGCCGTTATAGATGAAATACCTTACTTTGGTAAATAGAAGATGTGGGAACCAAGACTAGTTGGGTGGTTAATTGGTGACGGTAGCTACGGAAAGGATAAAACTCCAAGATTAAGTAATTGTGACGATTCTATTAACAGTTATGTGTTTGAAAACTTTAATACAGTAGTGGAAAGAACACATACAACTAATACTGGTAAAACTTATTATGAAACTAGAATAAAAGGTATTTGTAAGAAGTTAAGAGAATTAGGAATATATGGGTAGACTAAGGATAAAAAGACATTACCTATAGATATTGATAAGTATGACTTTGATAGTCTATCTGAACTAATTGGAGGAATATATGATACAGACGGTTATATTAGAGTAGATAAAGATGGTAGAGTGAGAATTATTCTCACTCAAGCATACGATACTATGTTAAAACAACTTCAACTGTTATTGTTGAAGTTCGGAGTAAGCAGTACAATACGTTATACCAAATATAAGAATGAAAATACACATGTTTCAAACGGTAGAACAATTAAATCAAAAAATGGGGAATATCGGTTAGAAATAAATGATGTTACAAGTGTATGTAAATTTGCAGACAGAATTCCATTAAAAGTGGAATATAAATAGTCTGCACTAGATATGATATTAGTGTTTGCTTAGAATCATATAAACAAATACAATAAATATCTGTGCGGAGTACATGCCGAAAGGATAGTTAAAATAGAAGATATAGGTATACGACCTATATATAATATTACAGCTAAAGAATAGAGTAATTATATTGCAAATGGTATAGTAACCCATAATACCGGCGGTGACGAAGGCAGCCACTTCGAGACACTAAAAGATATGTTTTATAACCCAGATGGTTATAATTGCTTAAGCTTTAAAAATATATGGGACGAATCTGCTGCTACTAAAGAGTGTGGTTTCTTTATACCTCAGTATACTAATTTGGATTTTAGAGATGCTGAGGGAAACAGAATGTATATGGATTCTGATGGTAACACCGTGCATAAAAAATCATTAGAATTTATATTAGAAGAGAGACGTAAAGTAATCGAAAATGCAACTAGTAATAATACTATAGATAGATACGTAGCAGAGCATTGCCTAACTCCAGCTGAAGCATGTCTTGAATTTAATGGTAATATATTTCCTAAGAAAGAACTACAAGAATAGCTAGCATTGCTTAGGACCAATAAGAAACTATAGAATCATAAATAGGTAGGCGATTTAGTATGGCAACCGGACGGTAGTCTTAAATGGGTTATTAAGAAAACTGGAGATATAACTAGATACCCGTTACGACAAGGTGATGACCCTACTGGATCTATAGTGATATGGGAGCATCCTAATAAGGATGCTAGCGCTGGTTTGTATATTGCAGGTATAGACTCATATGATTATGATGAATCGAGTACTACATCATTAGGTTCTTGTTTTATATATAAGAGAGTATAGTCTATAGAATAGTATTCAGATATAATAGTAGCAGAGTATACAGGTAGACCTAAGTCAGCAGAAGATTTCTATGAAAATGTACGTAAATTGCTTATATACTATAATGCTAGAGCAATGTATGAGAATCAAAACAAAGGTATATTTGTATACTTTACTAACAAACATTGTGACTATTTACTTGCTGATCAACCAGATATAATCAACGATATAGTAAGTAATTCTAAAGTAAATAGAAAGAAGGGCTGCCACATGAATAAGCAAATTAAGCAATGGGGTTGGGGTCTAATAAAGGATTGGCTAAACGATATTAATGCAGATGGCAAGAAGAACTTATACAATATTATGTCGGAACCGCTATTAGAGGAACTTATAGCTGCAAACGATGTAGTTAACGTAGACCGTGTAATGGCGTTGACCCAAGTAATGATATATAGAGAATAGCTATATAATGTTAAAGTAAAAGAGATTAAAAAAGAGAATAGAAATAGGGTACTGTTTGAAGGCCCTATATTTACTCAAGAATGGTTTCGTGACGACGAAGCTATAGATAATATCGAAGCATATATGTTTTAATTATGAATAATATTAATCAAATGCCAATACAGAAACTTCCTATGTCTAAGAAGACAAAAGACTGGCAAGAAAGTTGTATAGACTATGTTATAGGTCGTAGTTTAGGAGGTTCTAGAAATGGTAATAACAGAACTCGCAGAGAGGAGATGCAGACGTACTATGATCTTTATAATAGTATATACAATGAAAAAGATCTAAAGTATGTTACTAATCCTTTTAAACAGCAGGATGGCTTTCCTGCAATGGCTTAGGATTATAATATAATTAAGCCCAAAATAGACTTACTGTTAGGAGAAGAAACTAAAAGACCATTCAACTTCAGAGTAGTACGTACAAGTGATATAGCTGCTAGTGAAATGTAGGATAGAGCTAAATAGCTTTTAATAGATTACATTCAGGCTACTATAATGAGTAAATTAGGTCCTGAAGAACAAGCTAGATACTAGGAAGCTTTACAGAATGGTGAGATAATGACTCCTTAGTAGATACAAAAATACATGAGTAAAGACTATAAAGATATAGCAGAAGTAACTGCATATCACAGTCTTAATTACTTAAAAAATAAGTTAAACATTACTCATGAATTCTTCAAAGGTTGGAAGGATGCTTTAGTTGGTGGTGAAGAGATATACTATGTAGGTATATTAAATGGAGAACCGTGTTTAGAACGTGTTAATCCTATCTACTTTGATTATGATACTGAAACGTCCGACTTAGAATTCATTCATGATGCAGAATGGTGCTGTTATGAAATGAATATGTCTGTAACTGAGCTATATGATAGATTATACGATAAGATGTCTGAGAAGTAGTTAAACTAGCTATTGGAAATGATGGATTAGGCTTCTAAGGGCGGTATAAATCCTGAAGTAAGAAAGACATCTTTAGACTACACTCATATTAAAACTCATACCATTAATGGTTTTAGCAGCAATCCATTTGATAGTACTAATAGTGTGAAGGTATGGCATTGCTGTTGGAAGTCATTTAAGAAAATAGGTTTTGTTACTATAATTGATCCTGAATTAGGAGAACCTAAGGAGTACCAAGTAGACGAGAGCTATAAGGAAACCGGAATGGAGCTTAATGTAGAATGGAAATGGATTACAGAAGTATGGGAAGGCTATAGAGCTGGAGAAGACCTATATATAGGAATACAACCGTTAGAATATCAATATACTTCATCTGATAATCCTAACTCTCAGAGATTGCCTTATACTGGGGTAGTGTATAATAATACAAACAGTAGACCTCGTAGTTTAGTAAGCATGATGAAACCATTACAGTATATGTATATTGTACTATGGTATAGACTTGAGCTTGCTATGGCTAGGGATAAAGGTAAAGTAGTAAACATGGATATTACTTAGATACCAAAATCTATGAATATAGATGTATCTAAATGGATGCATTACTTATCTGCTCTAGGTGTAAACTTTATTAATCCATACGAAGAAGGGTGGGATATACCTGGTAGAGAGGGAGGTAAGCCTAGTCAATTTAATTAGATTACAGCATTAGATCTTACTATGGCTAATACTATTGATTAGTATATTAACCTCATGGATAAGATAGAAAGCATGCTGTCTGAGATATCTGGAGTAAGTAAACAAAGAGAAGGTTCTATTTCATCTAATGAATTAGTAGGTAATGTAGAACGATCTGTAGTACAATCAGCTCATATTACTGAACCTTGGTTCTGGACACACAATTAGGTAAAGAGAGAATGCTTAACTATGTTGCTTAATACCGCTAGATGGGCTTGGAAAGATGGTAGTAAAACTCATCTACAATATATATTAGATGATGCTACTAGAGCATTCTTAACGCTATCAGATGATATGCTTTATGAGGATTTTGATATCTTTATAGAAGATACTACCAAGAATCAACAGTATATAGAAACACTTAAGCAGTTAATGCAACCTGCTATGCAGAATGGTGCTAGTTTGCTTGATATAGCTGAAATCATTACTATGGATAATATTAGTATGATTAAGTCTAGACTAGAGGAAATTGAGCAAAAACGTATGGAGCAACAACAAGCTATGGAACAAGCTCAAGCAGAACGTGAACAGCAAGCTATTCAAATGCAAAATGAGATTAAGGAAGAGGAGCTTATGATTAAAGAAGCAGAAATGGATCTTGAAAAATATAAGATAGATCAAGATAATGCTACTAAGATTACTGTAGCTCAACTTAATGCTTACAGAGGTACTGAGAATATGGATTAGAATGAGAATGGTGTACCTGATGTCATGGAAATAGCCCAGCAAGCTTTAGCTGAACGTAAGCAAGCATCTGATGAAGCTTCTAAACAATTTGAATTCAATGCTAAGATTAGAGAGCAAAAGATGAAGAAAGAGATAGAAGATAAGAAGAATCAGCTTGAAAGAGAAAGAATGGATCATGAAATGAAGTTGCAAGCAGCTAAAGACAAAGCGGCAATGGAAAGAGAAAGATTAAAAGCCAAAACTGCAATTAAGAATAAAGTAACAGGAGAGAAATAAAACATGGAACCGCAAGAAAAAGAATGGAATAGGATTACAAATAAATATCCAAGAGATCTAACCTGTGATATATAGTGTTGGTTATGGTGCGTTGGGAAAAATAACAATACTAAGTATTTCGTAGATATTTTTAATCAAATTACTAAGACTAGTTTATTTCGATATAGTTCTCACAATATATTTGATATAGACGGCGTAATATTAAACAAATTAAAGGAATATGAACTGGTTTAAAGAAACATGGTGGATAGTTAAACAACTATTTACTAAAGTAAAAGCAGATAAAGTAGAGTATAAGCATATGGATCACTATCCATTTAGTGGTTATTCTGCAATGAGCTGGTGTGGTTACTTGTTAAGTAGAAAACCTGAATCTCAGATTAAGTCTACTACTTGGAATCACGAAAATATTCATCTTTATGAAGCTAAAGATAAGAAGAGATGGATAAGTTATTATTGGTCTTATGTGTGGGAATGGATTAAAGGTAACCCAATTATATACCCTGCATCTAGTGCTTACTATACTATTCCTTATGAGATGGAAGCTTATGCTAATGACGATAACTTTGATTATCTGAAAACACGTAAGCCTGAGGATCTTGATAAGTACAAGATTAAAGACAGAAAGAAAACTTATAAGGCTAATAAGAAGAATTGGAGACAGTATCTTAAAACAATTAAATAATAGGAGGAATTAATTATGGCATGTGGAGGTAAGAAGTCTGGCAGCTCTAAGAAGGGTAAAGGCGGAAAGAAATAATTGAAAGATTATGGATAGACAAGCATTTAAATAGAGAATGCAAAACCTAAAGTCTTACCGGGAGAATAATCCCGGTAAAGGCTATTGGGATTGGAAGGTAGAAGCATTTCAGGATGGTGGTCAGACAGGCGATCCTGAGAAGGAAAGATTCTATCAAGCTACAGGTAGAAGTAGTAGTGGTAGACCTCTAGAAGAAGGTTTAAAACCTGTGTTCGGTCTTGAAGATGCTGCTAATATGACTCCTATTGGTGATGCTATATCGGCTAAAGACGCTTATGGTGCAGTAAAGAATAGAGATTGGTTAGGTGCTGGACTAGCCGCTCTTACAGTATTACCTTTTGTTCCTAGTGGTTTAAGAAATGTAAAAGCTGCTGCTAGGTACATTCCTACTGTAAATAGAACTGAACAAAGTTTAATAAATCAGGCTCTAGGTAATATTAGTAAGAAAAGAGATTATTTATCAGATATAGCTAATTCTAGAAATAGAGTTCTAGAAGACATTAATACAATACCTTATCGTAATAGAGCTGAATAGGCAGATAAAATATTCGGTACTAATTATAGTGAAACTTATGATCTGCTTGATGATTTGTATCAGCATAGGTACTTTGATTTACCTGAAGTTCAACCCAAAGATATGGTAGCTTCTGGAAGATTATAGGCTAAACCATTTGCAGAAGAACGATTTAATAAGACTGGAGTAGGAGCAGAACCTAATGAGTTTGATTTATGGGTAAATACAGGAATGTATAGAGATCCTATGCAATTAGCTAATCACGAAATGAATCATTATACTGATTATATAATTAGTAGAAATATAGATACATCTGTCAATAATAATATGTTAAAGTAGTTAGAGAATTCACTAAAATAGACAGACGCTACTGACTATTACAGAAAAGGTACAGAATAGAAAGCTTATATGAATTAGCTAAGAACTATGCTCAAATAGAATGGAGATATATAGAATTTAGATGAACCAGTATCGTCTACTCTACTTAAGAAGTATCTAGATAAAATGTCTGATAGTGATCCTATAAAGAAGATGTTTAAACAGCATAAGAATATTAATGCATATACTAAATGGTTTAACGCTATTCCGTTGCTTGGTACTACTGCATTAGGAGCTAATGCTTACTTTAATAATAATAAAAATGAGTGATCTGATAGATTATACAGGTATCATGCCGGAATATCCCATACCTTCATATAAGTATGGTGGTATTCATATAAAGAAAAAGAATAGAGGTAAGTTCAATGCTTTAAAGAAAAGAACTGGTAAAACAACCGAAGAACTTACTCATAGTAAAAATCCATTAACTCGTAAAAGAGCTATCTTTGCTTAGAATGCGAAAAAATGGAAACATAAAGGAAGAAAGAAAAAATAATAAATCTAATTATATATAATTATGGATAATATAACATTGAACGGTTTTGAGGTGTTTGAAGAACTCATGCCAGGAGCAAGTGTAAAGAATAAACCTGTTGTTTCTCCTACTAATGAGGAAGAGGAAGAAACAAAAATTGATCTTGAAGGAGTAGGAGAAGAACTCAGTGAAGAAGAGTTAAATAATATTCGTAAGAATACTAAAACTGAAACTGAGGAAGAGAAAGAGGAAGAGCTTGAAGAAGAAGATAAAGAAGTAAAATCTAAATCTAAAGCTAAACCTAAAACTACTACAAAGGAAGAAACAGAAGAACCTGAAGTTGAGGAAGAAGAACCAGAAGAGTCTACTGATGAAACTACCATAGTAACAGGTTTCTTTGATTCTTTGTCTGAAAAGTTAGGTTGGGATGATATTGAGGATGATGATAAACCTAAGACTGTTGAAGATCTTATTGATTACTTTAACGATGTAATTGAAGAAAACTCAGTACCACAATACGCTAGTGAAGAAGTTGAGCAACTTGATAAGTTTGTTAAGAATGGTGGTAATTTGAGAGATTATTTCTCAATTGACAATGAAATTGATCTTGATGATATCGACCTCGAAGATGAAAGTAATCAGAAGTTAGTATTGAAAGAATTCCTTAAAGAAAAGGGTTTTAATGCTAAATAGATTGAAAAGAAACTTACTAAATACGAGGAAGCTGGTATTCTTGAAGATGAGTCTCAAGATGCTGCTGAAGCTCTTAAGGACATAAGAGAGAATAAGAAACAACAGCTATTGAAAGACCAAGAAAATGCCGCGAAGCTTGCAGCTCAACGTCAACAGGAGTACTTTGATACCGTTGTCAACGAAATAAAGGGCATGGATAATATCCGTGGTGTTAAAATTCCTGAAAAGGATAAACAGACACTATTAGAATATATATTCAAGCCTACCTCTGATGGTATGACTAAATTCCAAAAGGATTGGTCTAAGAGCGTAAAAAATTTAATTGAGTCTGCCTACTTTACTATGAAAGGAGATACACTTGTAAAAGCCGCCGAAGTAAAAGGTCAAAATGCAGCTATTAACAAGTTTAAGAATAGTCTTAATAGAACAGGAGTAAGTAGAAAGACTAAGAAACAGGATAACACTAGCACCGAGTCTATGTGGAATTCTTTTGCGCGAAGATTACGTGCAGATTAATATTAACTAATAAAAATTAAAATTACTAGTATTTTATGGATAATAATATTCTAAATAACTTAGTTTTATACAAAGGTAAATGGTTCAGTGATTTGATTGATACCGCTAAGATTTCTGCGGCTTCTCAATAGAATCCATATCAGGTTGCTACCGTGTTGTCTTATGTATTTGGAACTAAGGATAATGGTTACAACACTTCTTTGGATATGCTTACTGGTGGTCTTGGTAATGTAATGACCATTGATCAACCGAGCTGGGAGTGGAATGTAATGATTGATGCCGATAGAGCAGTTACAATTAGAGATGCAAAATGGAATGGTGCAGCTATTACAGATGATTCAACTGCAGGTCTTGGCAATACACCTATTATGCTGTGGTTAGAAGATAACTGGTTTGGTCCTACTGCTGTATTGGAATTTGACGATAAGGAATTCCAAGTACGTGTAGCAGGCGCTCCGTATCAGGACGGTAACCTGTGGGTATATACTTGTTTTGTAGCTGATGGTCAGCCTACTTCTTATATCCCTGCAGAACTCTTGAAACCGGGTTGCCAAGTATCTCGTCTGGCTTCTGCTGTTGAAGAGTACAGTGAAGAGGGTGATATCCTGAACTATAATACTCACTTCAAGATGCGTAATTATCTTACTACAATTCGTATCAACTATGATATTACTGGTTCAGCTTATTCTACAGTAATGGCTATTGCTTTGCAAGATCCTAAGACTGGTAAGAAGTCTTATTTGTGGGCTGATTATCAGGAATGGGTAGCTCTGCGTGAATGGTATAAGAGATGTGAACGTATGTTGGTTTACATGAAATCTAATGTAAACAAAGATGGTTCTTGTAATCTGAAGGGTACTAACGGCCGTCCGGTATTTATTGGTGCTGGTCTGTTGGAACAGATTGCTCCGTCTAACAGACGTTACTATACTCATCTTACTGCAGAATTGCTAGAAGACTTCCTGTTTGACCTGTCTTACAATGTACTTGGTACTAACGAACGTAAGTTTGTTGCATTGACTGGTGAAATGGGTATCCGTGAATTCGATAGAATTCTGAAGGAAAAGGTAGTTAACATGAACCTTATTGATACTGTATTTGTAACTGGTTCTGGTGATAGCCTTACTTTTGGTGGTCAGTTCAAGACTTATAAGATGACTAATGGTATCGAGTTGACTCTGAAGTATTTCCCGCTGTATGACGATATTACTTACAATCGTAAGTTGCATCCGGTTACTTTGAAACCGCTGGAATCATACCGTATGACGTTCCTGGATCTGGGTAGACGTGATGGTGAAGCTAATATCGTTAAGGTAGTTCGTAAGGATCGTGAATTCGTAACTTGGACTACTGGTGGTGCAGTTCTTCCGTCTGGCTATGGCAAGTCTATTAATACTCTGAGATCTAATGGTAAGGACGGTTACACTGTATTCTTCTTAGGAGAAATGGGCATAATGTTAAGGGATCCACGTGCGTGTGGGGAACTAATCATGGAAGCAGAGTGATAAACTAACTTTTTTATACAATTATTAGGAACCTTGCGGTATGGTTAACGTTATATAATATATAACAAAAAATATTATATATTATGATGCGTTCATATGATGTTTATAAAATAACAAACAAGGTTAATAATAAAGTATATATAGGTATCACAAGTAAAGGTATAAGTGCTCGGTGGAAAGAACACATCTATAGTGCCGAGCACGGATGCCCCTTCAAGTTACATAATGCCATAAGAAAATATGGAAAAGAGAACTTCTCAATAGAACTTATAGATTTCTGCAATAGTTGGGAAGAACTCACAGAGAAAGAACAATATTATATTTCCGAATATAAATCATTGCAAGATGAGTATGGTTATAATATGACAGAAGGCGGAGACGGGACTTTTGGTAGATGTCATACTGAAGAAACTAAAGAAAAGATCCGTCAAAAAGCTATCGGCAGAGAAGTTACTGAAGCTACTAGACTTAAGCTATCTGAAGCTGGAAAAATAATTACAGAAGCAAGAGAAGCTTATCGTAATTCTGGAAATATTGGTTCTTCTAGAAGAAAACCAGTGCTACAATACACTAAAGACGGTAAATTTATATCAGAGTATCGTGGTGTAAACGAAGCGTCTAGATTAACAGGAATACATGTCACAACTCTATCTAACGCGTTAAAGGGTAGAAATGTGATAGGTTCTAAAGTAAACCCTTACATTTGGGTTTATAAAGAAGATTACTCCGATGTACCTGAAACAGTTCCGACTAGTTTATTTGCTAAAGACCCTGATTGGAAGCCTACTATATCAGAAGCTTGTAGAAAAGCTGATTTAGAATCTAGAAAGAATAGAAAGGTAACTGAAAAACAAAAGAGTATCGCCATTGAAAATGGTTTAAAAGTAGCTAAAGCTATAAATCAATATGATAAAGATGGCAATATAATTAAGGAGTATGTTTCTATTGTTGAAGCATCTAGAGAATCTGGTTGTGATAGAAGAGGTATACAAAGACAATTACAAAACCCAATAGACCCAAATAATAAACGTGCTTGGAATAACGCCAAATATATCTGGAAATATAAAGAACAACTAACTGAACAATCTAATTAATAATTATGGAAGTAATCGTTAGAATAATTAAAACTAATCCCTGGACTGGGATTACTAAATGGCCAACGTGTTTTGACTATTTAAGTTCTTACTGGACTAGATCTGGTAATTTATATACTGGTTTATCTGCAGAAGATGCAGCTAGATTAGAAAAAGAAATTGGTTATCCTGAGGGATAGTTATCTCCCAATAGTACATTTTGGGATACCTTTGCTGTTAAAATTGGCAAAAAGGATTTAATACTAGATACTAATAGACCTGAGGATGAATTAAAATATTTGTTCCTTAAAAAGCATAAAAGAGTTGCTAATGGCCTTAATGATATTAAGCCCAGCACAGATTATGTTATGATTAATAAGGATAGTGAAGCAGAAGAACAGAACAAGTTCAATAAAGTTAAGCGTGAAGCATATAGAGAGATGGATAAGATGTCTACAGAAGAAATGCGTAAGTGTTTACGTCTTTATGGTATGAAATCAGACTCTATGTCTAATGAGGTTGCTGAAGCTAAACTATCAGAATTTATTGAAGCTGATCCTTCTAAGTTCTTGATGAAATGGGTAAATAACCCTAATAAAGAAATTAACTTCGTAATCGAAGAAGCTATTGCTAAAAACATTATTAGAAAGAATCGTGCTCAATATTACTTTGGTACTGATTTAATTGGTAATGGTCTTGAAGATGTAATTGCTTATCTTAAGGATAAGAAGAATCAAGATATTAAATTAGCAATACTCAATGAAATTAAATCTAAGTAATGACTAATAAAGATTCTCATATAATTTTCAAGGTAGTTCTGGATAAGAATGCAGAAGGTATTGCTTATGGTGGATGCCCAGCATTCTTAGATGAAGAAGTAGACTTATTTCTTAATCAAGCATAGTTGGAAATCTTAAGTAATAAGATTACTGGTAACAATGCTTTAAGAGTAGGTTTAGAAGGTTCTGTATCTAACTTATCTGAGATAGAGAAGTTAATAGCTACAGATGTTAATCTTCATGCTGTACATACAGACTACAATGAGTATGCATTAGAAGATGTTCATGATGAAGATAATAGAATGACTATACTTAGTGTATTACTTAAGTATGGACAATTCTAGACTAACTGTGTACTTACTAGTCATGAATTAGTAAAGCCTTTTAAGCAGACTTATAATAATATACCTTGGGTAGAGAATCCAGTAGCTACTTTAGAAAACGATAAACTCTTAGTATATGTAGATCCTGTTTTAATGCAGGATCCTATGTATGCTCCAAGAGTAGAAGATAATACAGAGTTCTATAGAGTAGATCTAACTTATGTTAAGAAACCAACTAAGTTTGACTACACTAAACCTGAACAAGAATTAGATTTTCCTGAGGATGTCATGTATGAGATTATTAATAGAGCTGTAGTAATTGCTTTAGAGAATATAGAATCTCAAAGACAATCTTCTAAGTTTTAGTTAAACCAAGTATCTGAATAATTATGACAGAGAGGAGTTTTTAGATTAACGTAGAGAGGCAGCTAAATAATATCATACCTAGTTATAATGAAGCTATCAAGTTTCCTTCAGATACTTTGTTTCATTTTATAAACAAAGCTAAAGATGAGTATGTTAAATAGAACTTTAGAGTATTCTAGAGAAACCAAGAGATTACTGATAACATACGTACTTTGGTGAATACTAAGAGCTATACTACTTATAGTTTTAGTAAATTAGGTAATAAATGGGAAGCTGATTATCCTGAAGATTATATGTTTGCACTTGGTGAAAATGTATATATAAGTATAAAGGATAATAAATGCAATAACTTAATTACTCGCGAATCTGATGTAATAGAGGCTACAATAGAAACAGTAAGCTCCAGACTAAGTAATAGTCTATCAGATCATAGATTACGTTATAATCAAGCAAAACCTATTAGAGTATATACTGACAATAAAATTGTATTATATACTGATGGTAATTATAATATAAGTTCTTATGAGCTTACTTACTTAAGAAAAGCTAAGGACTTAGGTACTCTCTAGGATTTAACTAAAGAGTATACAGATCTACCAGAAAATACACATTAGGATATAGTCGATCTAGCAGTTCAAATGATAGTACAAACTATACCTAATACTAGTTCTAAGAAATCTTAGGACGAATAATTAAAGGCGCTTACTAACGTGGAAATACCTAGAGTAAAGTAGAAGGTAAGCGAATAGACTAAGCGCTAATGTCTAATTTTAAAATAATATATAAAGATGATAACTTCAGTACACTCAGTTCTGATTGGAAAACAAGCTCCTGCTTCTTATACTACAGTAGATGCATTAGCTGTTGGTGATGTTGCTTTGTTCGACGAGAATAAGGCTCTTATTAAAACTGCTGCTGATGCAGTAAATGCTAACTCTCTGTATGTAGGTGTAGCAGGTGAAAAGATGAATGTTACTATGCCTGATGGTACAGTAGCACAGAAAGCTAATATTGATTTCTCTACTGAAATTCAGAAAGCTTCTAAACCGTCTGCAGTAATTGGCGAATATGTAGCTCCTGTTGAAGAAAAGATTGTAATCACTTTAACTAACGCTACTATTATTGCTGGTAATCGTTACGTTTTGCGTATCGTTTATAAGGATATGTATGAAGCTGCTTGGCAGTTTACTCATACTTATGAAGTATATGCTGAGACTACTACAGCTAAAGACTTGGTAGATGCTTTCTTGAAGAAGATTAACGCACACAAGAATCGTAGAGTACAGGCTACTGCTTCTGCTGCAGTTCTGACTTTGACTGCTATGCCGAAGGATGATAATGAAGGCGTTTATTCTTTAAATGAATACAGCGTTGTATCTATGGAAGCATCTCTGTATGAGACTATTCCTGGTGCATTGCTTGCTAATCAGCCTAAGGCAGTTGTAGGTGCTACGATTGTTAAGACTGCTGGTAATCCTGGTAAGGGTTATTGGAAGCAAGTACGTGATGCAGAAGTACGTAACATGGGTTATAAAGGTCACGTATTTACTGGTGCATATCCTATTGTTGAACAGGCTCGTAAAGTAGTAGAAGATGCAGAATATGATTATGCTATCATCGAAAACGATAACCTGTACTTGAGCAATGATAATCAGTATATCAAGACTACTCCGTTGACTACGGAAGTTTATTGTCCTAGTTTAGTTGATTCTATTGTAGATAAAGGTATTCAGTCATTTATTGCTGGTAAGACAATTGCCTAATCCACGTTAGAGAGATTGAATTTGGGATAAGATTCCTTTTACAAACTACAGAAGTGGAGTTGTGGAATATTCCACTCTCCACTTTTTTTATTGTTGATATATGGACAAATTAACAAATATACAAATAGATGGTGATAAACTGACCTTTAAGATAGAGACTGAAGTAGACCTTAGTAGCTATAGTAAGGAAGTTTATATAGATGAAGTATGGAATTTAAAGAACATACTTGAAGACAGTCCTATACATAACATTAGCTTTTCTGAGAATATTACAATAGATTCCGAAAATAATGTAACTGTAACTAATGACGATATTCTAGAACTAGATTGGAATATGAAATACGTTACTTTGAGATGTTTTACGGAATAGGAAGAAATACATTTTCATGGCATATACTACAATCCTTCAATTGTATATATGGCAGAGATTAGGAAATTACATACTCATTGCTCAACTTGTTTAGATGATCAGACTATGCAGAACATAATGTTAGTAGTCTTTAAGAGATAGTTGCTTGAGTATGCTTTAGCATCCGATTACTATCGTGATGCTTTACAATTATATGTAGATATCTGTAGATTACTTGAGATATCTATTAAACCAAAATGTGCAGCTAGTACTTGCTGTAACAATGCTATTCTTACTCAGAAAGGTGATTGTTTCAATACAGAAAACGATAAATGTCTTCACTTAGAGAAAGAGCGTAACTCTGCTACTTTATTTAGTGGTATTTGTTACTCTTGTTCTAATAATACTTGCAGTACAGGAAATTGCAGTAATGGTTATTGTAAATTATAAAATAAAGAGATATGACACAAAAATGCGATGGTGTAAAGATATTAGACTTAGAAGAGAAGCTTGAAGCTACAGGTGGTGAATACATTGTTACTGCAGAGAAAGACAATAACTATAAATTACCGCTTGAATCTGTAGCTGATATAGTTATAGGTAGTTCTAAGTTTAAAGCTGCAATTAAGGATGTATATGAATCAAGTACACCTACTGCGTCTGTATCTTTAGATAAAGACCAATTCCTATTCTCATTTGGTATACCAGCAGGTAGAACAGGAGATGCAGGTAAGGACGGTAAAGATGGTAAAGATGGTAAAGATGGTAAAGATGGTATTGATGGTGTACCAGGTATAGATGGAGATACTACTAGAGTAGTAATAGCGTATAAGTCTACTAAAACTATACAAAGACCTGATACTCCTGTAGGTGGTAGTTGGGATTATGATACTAACACTATAACATATCCTGAAGGATGGTCTGGTAGTGATAGTAACCCTAATGGTTATGTATGGATGTCTACTGCCACTTTCTCTAGTAAAGGAACTATTGTGGTTCCTTGGAGTACACCTGTACGCCTTACAGGAGCAGATGGTCATGATGGAGCTGATGGCAGTAATATTGAATTCGTGTATAAGCTTACTGTAACTAGTTTAGTTACACCTACTAAACCTACAGGTAACAGCCAGACTGAAGCTATTAGACAAGGGTGGACTGATCATCCTACAGGTATTAGTGAATAGTATCAATGTGAATGGGTTTGTTCACATAACTTGCAAACTGATGGTACTTGGAGTGAGTGGAGTGATCCTACTATTTGGTCCAAATGGGGAGTAAATGGTAAAGATGGTGATGGCGTAGAGTATATATATCAGCGTACTAAATTACCTGCTTCTCCTGCAGAGATTACAGATAATAATCCAGATCAGGATGAATATATACCTCAATCAGCTCCTGGTGAACAACCTTGGACAGATGATCCTAAGGGAGTAAGTGAAGAGTTTAAATATGAATGGGTTAGTAAGAGAAAGTATAAAGGTGATACTCACAAATGGGGTAACTTTAGTTCCCCATCATTATGGGCTAAATATGGAGATAATGGTCAAGATGGTAATCATCTTAGAGTAATGTATACTAAGACATCTGGTAGTGATGTTAAACCTAGAGATCCAGATAGATTGAATATTAATCCTGGTAGTATCTGGGGTGTAGGTATGCCTACTGCAACTGGTAAAGAAGCGATATGGGGTATTCAAGCTTTGGTTACCTTTGATAATCAATTAGTAATTGATGAATCTTTACCTGAAGACGAAAGAGGTTGGCAAGGTCCTTATTTAATTACAGGTGTACCTGGTCTTGATGGTAATAACTTCAATTATCAAGTAGAAGCATTCAAATAGAGTTCTACTCAACCTGAAAAGCCTACTAGCAATGACCCATATAATCCAGGTGATGGTTGGGTACTTACTCCTGATATGTCTACTGGTATATGGTGGAAATGTATAGCATTAGTTCAAGGTGAGACAGGTACGGTAATAGAATGGGGAGCTGTAGTAAAAGTAACAGGTCAAGGGGTTGTTATTAAAGGTACTTTAGATTCTACAGATGATCTTCCAACTAGTGGTAATGAAATAGGAGACGGTTGGGTTATTGATGGCTTCTTATGGGTATGGAATGGTAGTGACTGGGTAAATGTAGGTAAGGTTCAAGGCATGGATGGTAACTACTATGAATATAGATTTGCTAGAAATAATAGTTGGGAAATTGCTCCTTAGTTAAATGCAGCTGAACGTTATCCTACAGGTTGGAGTTCTACTGCACCAGCGTTAAGTAGTGGTAAAGTATTATGGGCTACATTTGCTCTTATTAATGGTGGAGATAACACATTAATGGAACAATGGTGTGATCCATACTATATGACTGGTATGACTGGTGATAATGGTGGATCTGGTATTCCTGGAGTAGGTTATGAGGTTAGATACTGTAAAGGTACAGAAACTACTTATACTGGTACATATAATGACAGTATGAAATGGACTAGAGATATTACTAGTTTAGGTTGGTCTATGGATGTACCTGAGCTTACTAATGGAGATGAATATAACTATATATGGTTTACTCAAGCCAGAATAATAGATGACGAATTAGAGTCAGCATGGTCTAAACCTAATCCTATGGGTGGTATTATTACTCCTGATCCAGTAGGTAAATAGCCAATAGCTTATCCTATGGGTATATATAGTGTTAGTACTCCGTATATTAATGATGGTGAGAAAGCTCCATATGTATATGATACCAGTGATGGTAATTATTACTTCCTCAAGTCAGTTATGACTTGGATTGGTACACAATAGAATAATGTATCACCTGCTACAGATACATCTGGTGCATGGACTGTATTAGAGAATTATGAAGCAATATATACCGACTTACTTATTGCACCTAACTCATTAGTAGGTGGAGCTGTATTTAACAATAACTTGATGTTCTCACAAAGAGGTAAGAACTCTAGTGGTGGTGATAGTTCTGAATATCATTTGATTAATACTTCAGATCCTATGAACACTTCTAACTCATTTAGACCTAATTTCTTGTTAGACTTTGAGAATGGTGAAGCTTACTTTGGAGCTGGAGGTATACACTTAGCTGCTGATTCTGAGAACAGTTAGTTACAGTTAACTACGGCAGACACTAAGCTTACGTTAGACGGTAGCGGATTGAGTATGATTAATAATACTAGTGGGCTGTCTACTGTAGGTACATATATAAAGAAAAATAATATATCCTAGCTTACAAGTGATTATTAGTTTAAACTAGATTCAACTGGTATGCGTATGGGTTAGGCTCAGTCTCCATTTACTGAGTGGTTTGGTTTAAATTCTAATGGTAGTGGACAGTTAGCAAAAGGTAATATCGCTTGGAATTCCTCTGGAGAAATTAATGAACTCAATATAGGAGATAGTACTAACGGTAAAGTAATATTAGCAGGTGATAGTTTCAGTGGACTAAGAGTGCCTCAATCTACAGATTCAGATTTTTATCTAATAGATATATACGGAACTTAGGATTAGTCTCCTAACAAAGGAAACATATACGTTAGATGTAGTAATGGTTCATAGATATCTATATCTGGAGATGGTAGTATATATATACAAAAAGTATTGGGAAGTGACACTTATTCTGCTAGATTAAACCCAACAGAAGGTTTGATATTTGCAAAAAATAGTCTTACTACTAAAACATACGCAAACGCATAATTACTATGGATAAAGCAAAAGAATATATAAACAGTAAAACAAACTCTATACTTAAAACTAATATACTTAGGAATAATAGAGACGTTGTAGCAACCATAGTATACAATGAGTTAACAGATTTATTGGAGTTTAGTAACACATCTAGTGTTACTACTCCTATAGATTCTGAAATACTAAAAAGATATTTACATTAGGTTAAACCATAGTTATATAGTGGTATACCTATGAAACTCAAACCGTATTGTATTAAGTGTGGTTGTGGTAATGGATACTTTAGAGGATTATATGATCCTTATGTATTAGCATTGTTAACAGAGGATGCAGATCCTTGGTTGTGGGAAGATAACGGTGTAGTACTGTTAGAATAGTAGAAAGAAAATAATTTGATTGACAATGATAGCAAGAATTAAAGGTTTAAAGATTAGTCAAGCTTCAGAACGTACTGCTGTCACAGGATAGGAAATGATTCCATTCCAAGATGGTGAAAGAAATGGTAAGATCCGAATGATAGAGTTTAAAGATATGACTATGTATATCTTTGATCCTACTATCGTTGATGGTAAAGTAAGTCAAGAAGATTATGACGCATTAAAGCAAGCTATAGAAGAAGGTAAGCTCATCTATACTATTAACTCTAAGAGAAATGGTTTAGACTTAGCAACTGAAGTAGCTATAGTTGGTGGTACTATATATATTGAATCTCCTGATTTTATTAAAGAAGAAGGTACAGATAATATATCTCAAGTAGTATTTGATACTATTACTGTAGATGGTTCATTAAACTATAGTAAAGAACAATATACTACTACAGTAATTAAGACTACTGGTGATGGTACTAAAGTACTTACAGATAATGGTCAGTATGTATATATAGGTAATTTAGCATTAACTAACATTAAGTTTAAAGATGGTACTAATACATCTACTTATGACTTAGTAACTAACGGCATTACTTTCAGACAAAATAGTACTCCTTGTGTATCATGGAATACTATCAAGAGTGGTAACAATATCTATATGGATATTCGTATAGCTAATGCTACTGCATCTATGGATGGTCTAATGAGTAAGGAAGACTATGTAGAACTTAATACTACTATACCTGGGCAGATTGAAGAACTAAAGGAAGCTGACTCCAATATAAATAATAGAATAGACGATCTTGATGATAAGATTGATAAGGAGATTGCTGATAGAGAATCAGAGATAGACCGTATAGAGAATAAGTTTGATGGAGTTACTGATGAGTTAGAAGCTGCTTTACAGAAAGAGATTGAAGATAGAAAAGTAGGTGATACTACTATTACTAATAGTTTAAATGCGTTCATTAGTACTAAAGGTCAACCAGGCGGTTTAGCTGAATTAGACTCAACTGGTAAGGTTCCTGCAGCTCAATTACCATCTTATGTAGATGATGTATTAGAGTTCTCTACTAAAGCTCAATTCCCTCAGACTGGTGAAACAGGTAAGATATATGTAGCTAAGGATACTAACTTAACATATAGATGGACTGGTACTCAATACTTAGAGATTAGTTAGAGTTTGGCATTAGGTGAAACTCCTAGTACAGCGTATCCTGGAGATAAAGGTAAAGCTAATAGAGATGCTTTAAATAGTATGCCTACTAAACTTACTTCATATCTTACTCCTACTACTAGTACTGGTGAATTAGTTAAGATTAACTATAAGTATGCAGCTAAAGATGGCTTAAATTATGGTCCATTACAGGATGATAATATAGATATACCATCAGCTACAACTACTAATGCAGGTGCTATGTCTGCAATAGATAAAGGTAGATTAGATGACTTATATAATGAATTTGGTAGTATACAGAATCCTGGTGATAAGCTTGATTCACTACCTAATAACCTAGTTACTGGTGTAGATGCAACATCTAGAAATGCAACTACTGTAACTATTAACTATAAACAGTCTGATTTATCTGCAGCTAGTAATTCATACGCTAATCCTATTGCTAAATCACAGACTATACCTGCTGCTACTCAATCTGCAGCTGGTGTAATGACTGCAACTGATAAGCAGAACTTAGACATTAATATACCTAATAGAATTACTAATCTAGATAATAGAGTAACTACTGAGGTAAATAGGATAGAAGAGCTTATTGAGAATAGTTCAAACGATATTATCAATGATTTGAATGTAGAGATTCAAGCTAGAAAAGATGGTGATGCTCAGTTACAGACTAATATTAATAATCTGTAGTCTACTATGAATACAGAATTAGCTAAGAAGGTTGGTAAAGTAACTGTAGCTGGTTCTGGTAATGCTGTTACTACTGCATCTATTAGTGGCGATACTCTTACTCTAACTAAAGGAGCTACATATAATAACTATGTACATCCTGCTGGTTCTGCACCTAGTAAAGCGTCTGGATTCTATAAGTTCTCTACTGACTCTACTAGTCATGTAGCTAGTGTTACTGCTGTAACTAAAGCTGATATAACTGCATTAGGTATACCTGCATAGAATACTAATACTACTTATACATTTGCTAATGGTTCTGCTGGTAATTTCACAGTAACTCCATCTGGAGGTAGTGCATAGACTGTAAGCGTTGGTAAGCCAGCTAATGCTGGCAATGCTGACACAGTTGGTGGTATTAGTCCATCTGCTTTTGTAAAAAAAGCTGGGGATACTATGACGGGAGTATTATCAATAAATCAAACTTCATCTGGCTAGCCTTTAACTTTGCGCGGTACTAATACTACGGGTCTTATCTAGTTTGTTAATAACGAAGTAGAAACTGCAGAAGTAGGGTATACGGATTCATTAGGCGCATATTTATATAACGATAAACTGGCAACTCATCCGTGTATATCATTAGGTAGAGTAGATAGTTTAGATGAAGGAGCAACTTTCTATTATGGAGGTACTCATTATAAATTACTCCACAAAGGTAATTATGCTAATGAGTTAGATTAGCGTTATTTACCAAAAACAGTATACGATTATCGTAATGGCTGTTTAGTGAGATTAATAAATTCAGCTAGTGATGTTGCTATGATTACAGTGAGAATTTTTGGTAATTCTTACTATGGTACTAGTATTCCATTTGACACAGTAATATAGTTCTACAACTATCCTCCTGAAAATAAAATATTTTAGGCTACTGGTGTTAATAATGGGTATAGCTTTGGAGATATAAAAGTATTTAATTATGATGGTCGTATCTATCTGTGGTTTAAATAGCCGCAACAGTATGAAACTTTTATAGTTCACGCATATCATACTGGCAGTTTTCGTAATATGGTTGAATCCATAACCAATGCTGTTATGCCTACTTCTGGAGTGACTAGAACAGTAACTATAACTCCTAAATAGGCTATATACTCTTACGATAATATAGCAGTAGGTAATGTTACGTCTTCCGGTAAGGTATCTGCAGCAGGTGGTTTCTTCAAAGAATCTGATGCTCGTCTAAAATCAGATATTAAACCTTTAGACTATACCTTAGACTAGATATGTTCTATACCTACTGTATCATTTATAATGAATGATTAGAAGCAAATAGGTACTATAGCATAGAACTTAGAGGAATTAGGTTTTAAAGATATAGTAGATGAAAGCATTACTCCTAAATCTGAAGTAAGTAATCCCGAACAGTTTGAATCATTCACTAAAGATGGTGAAGAGTATGTTAAGGTTAAGAAGGTAGAGTATGAAATGTTAGGTGTATTAGCTATTGAAGGAGTTAAGATGCTTAAGGATGAGATTGAAAAGCTTAAAGCTGAAATAGAAACTTTAAAGAATAAGCAACATGAGTAATGAAATAGCAACATATTCTATGATATTAAGTAAGCTTAGTCTAGGTAAGAGTGGGACAGAATGTCCTACTAAGACCTAGATTTTAGCTATTAATTCATTAATCGTTATTGATAATGCTTCTACTTATGGAGCTAATGAATGTGTAAAGATAGATGATATATGTAAGAAGGTAGAGACTTGGAATTACTACTTAACAGTATCACCTACTAGTATGTCATTTGGAGCTGGCGGTGGTAGTAAATCTTTCACTGTTAGTTCTTATAAGAGAAAAGTATTAGATGGAGTAGAATAGAGTGGTGATACTAGTGTATCATTAAAGTCTACTACTATATCTGGTACTGGATTCTCTTTAAGTGGAACTACAGTAAGTGCTTCTGCTAATGAAATTACTTCAAATAGAACAGGTACAGTTACTATAACTCAGAATGAGTCTAATAAGACAGTTACTATTAGTTTATCACAGGATGGGGATGATGTTAGTTCATATGGTGAATGGACTATATCTGTATCAGCTAATCCTACTAGTGTATCTAGTAGTGGAGGTACTTCTACTATTACAGCTAGTGCTAAGAGAACTGTATATTGGACTAGTGGTGATGTTACTGAAGAAACAGGTAATCCTACATTATCTACTAACTTAGGTAGTCTTAGTAGTAGCTCTTCACCTAGTACTTTAACATTAGGAGAGAATACATCTACATCTAGTAGAACTGCAACTATTAAAGCAACTCACGGTGGTAAATCAGCTACTTGTACTGTTACTCAAGCAGGTGCTGAACCTACTATTGAGTATGTATTTACAATTAGTCCATGGCAAGTTAATGTTGGGGCTAGTGGTGGTACAGGAGATATAGGCTTTACTTCATATAAGTTGGTAAATGGTAATCAGATCAGTTTAGGATATAGTATAGATAGTAGTACATTACCTTCATGGGCAACATATAATAATGGTAGATTTACTATAAGTTCTAACTCATCTACATCTTCTAGATCTGCGAATGTTTACTTTACACAGAGTGAATCTGGTAAGAGAGATTATGCCACAATATCACAGAGCGGTTATGTACCACCTGCAGATAATTATGTATTTACTTGGGATGATGGTAGTACATCTAGCAAGAGTGAAAGTTTCCAAGCTACTGATGCTGTCTCTGCTGCAATTACTCTAGTAAGTACTAAAAATGGTAGTAATCATCCTTGGAGTGTGTCTAGTAAACCTAGCTGGATAACTACTTCTACTACTAGTAGTAAAGTTACTATTAGTGCATCCGATAATAGTGGATCTGCAAGGAGTGGCGCTATTGTATTGACTCAATCTGGCAGTAATAAGACTTTGAGAATTAATGTTAGTCAAGCTGCTTATTCTGCAACAGTAGAATGGAGATATAAGTTCGGGTTTAGTAATGGGGCTAGGGACAATATATCAATTGCAATCAGAAATATGAAAGAGTATGATGGTGCTTCAGTTACTTTTGCTAGCTATAAATCTAAATATGTGGACGGAGTAGAAGACGTTAGTTCTAGACAATACGTAGATTTTAGTATAGGAGATTACGCTTCTTGGGCAACTGTAACTAAAGTATCTAGTTCCATTGCTAATGAGGGTAAATTTAAATTTACACTGTCATCCAATTTTAATAATAAAAGTAATAGATAGACATTTGTGACTGTGACACAAAATGAAAGTAACAAATCTATTATCTGTGATATTATGCAAGTAGGTAGTGACGCATTTGTTGCAACGTACTATTCGCGTGTTAGAGGAAGTGATACTTATCCTGATGAAATTAGCTTTGGACTTGTAACCACTCCAACAACAAAATAGTATGAGTGGAAGAGTACGTTTGAAGTACATACTGTAGATTCGGACTATGATGCATATACCTATAATTACGGAGCTATTAGCGAGGTAAAAAAGGTAACTGCTAACGCGTCAATGACTACAACTTGGTTTGATTATGAATATATACAGAATGGTGGAAGTTACTAGTATGATTTATTGAAAGTTAATGCTCCTAAGTCTGATGGTATAAATCATAGTGAAAAATTATACATTTTACAACTTGTTACTTCAGCCCCATCAACTAGCTATAATTATAGAGAGATTACAAATACACCAATAGAAGTTGAGATATTAGTGACACAGAGAGGTAATACAATATCGTGAATCCGTATTTAGCACATATGACAGATAGAGAATTGTTGGAGCAGATATATCTTCTGCTCCTTCAAATCAACGTAAAGGTAAGTGAGATAGATAACGATACTAAACAATTTGGTATGAACGTAGCAGCCAATCTAGTTGGTGAGGCTCTAATTGCAAATAACAATGATGCCGAGAGAAGAAATAATTAAACAGCTTAAACCTTACTTTAACGTAAAGGAATTAGTATGTAATCACATATATAGTAGATTTGGAGAACAATCATGGATGTTCTTAAGTACTTAGTTACTACATGTGTTACTGTGTCTACGTACTGATATTTTACGAATGCCAATGCATATTAATACAAGCACTATGCATCAAAGGGGTATGCGTTGCAATCTATGCCCTTTAGTAAAGAGTAAGAAGAATGTATATGTTAGCGGGCACCTAACAGGGAACGCTGTGGACTTCACATGTGATGATAAGACTGCAGAAGAAATAAGAGAGATAATAAAGGCTAAACCTTTATTGTTGCCATGTAAAATACGTTTAGAGGAAGATTGTGACTGGGTCCATCTTGATGTATATGACTCTGGCACAGAAGATAAAATAACAACATTTAAAGCATAACATATGTTACAGAGAGAGATAGTTAGATTTAGAGCATCAGATGTATAGCCTAATCCTCTAGAAGTAGATTATTGGATTGATATTACTTCTAACTACTATGGTGGTTGTATTAGGTATTATCGTAATGATACTAATACATGGGAGATGCTAGATCTGAATGATAAGCAAGTAGATACTATCATTGATTATATTAATAAAGCTCTTGACTAGATAGAACGGTTTATTAATGAAGCTATAACTGAAATCAGAAATGAATTAGCTGAGTTTAAAGATGAACTTAAAGAGGAAGTTAATAAACTGTGGTAGTATATTAATTAGAAAGTAGAAGAGTTAACTGCTCAGATTAACAATATTAGAAATGAGATTAATGATATCAAAGGCGATATTAATAATATCAAGTAGGATATTACAGATATCAATAACAACATTGATGATATAAACCAAGATATTACTAACATCAATTCTAATATTGAAGAGATACGTCAAGATATAACTGAAGTAATAGGCGGAGATTTAAGTTCTATTCAACAAAAGATTACTGAATTAACTCAGAATATACAAGAGTTAGATAGTAAGATTGATCAGCAAATTAGCGATTTAAGAAGCTATATAAATAGCGAGATTGCTAAAGCTAAGAATGAACTTAAGACTTACGTAGATGGTAAAGTTACTGATCTTACTGAGTTAATTAATCAAGAGACTGAGAATAGAACTAATGCAGATGATAATTTGCAATCTCAGATTAATGAGCTTAGACAATTGATTACTAATGCACAGAATGCTATTGATACTCATGCAGCTAGAAGAGATAATCCTCATGTAGTTACTAGAGCTCAATTATCATTAGCTACTACTGATAGTGTTGTGTTTAATAAAGTAAGTGCTCCTAGTGGATTCTTTAAAGAGTAATAGTTATGAATAAATGTGATGGCATAAAGATATCGGAGCTAGATCCTAAGCGCAATCTTGAAGGTAGTGAATACATGGTTGTAGCTGAAAAGGAACATAACTATAAAGCTCCTATAAACTAGATTGTTGATTTAGTAATTAATGATGATAGAATTAAAGACTATATAGATGCTACTATAGAATCTTCAATAGGGGATTTCAAGAATGAAGTTAACCAAAGTATATCTGAACTCACTAGTAAGATAAATAACCTGGATAGTAAGATAACTACTGTTAACAACAGAATTACTAATCTGGAGTCTAGTATAGATGATATTGAACAGAGTATAACTAGTATCAATAATAAGATTACTAATATTGAGAATAATCTTGGTAATGTTGGTGAATTACTTGATGAAGAGTATATCACTTAGCTAATAAATAAACTTATTAGTGAGAATAAGATATCTGTATTAGACCCAGTACAACAAGCAATGAATAAGGGTACTGGCGTTACTTTAGCATTACCTAGTGCTAACAGTGGTAAGATATCATTACCTATATGGACTGGTACTGAAGCTGAATATAATTAGCTTACTAAAGTAGCAGGTATGACTTATAATATTATTGATGAGGAGAGTGAGTAATGTTAGAGTTAGGTATAGCAGGGGGACGAGCAGTTCCCCTACAAAAGAGAACTGTAGGCAATACTAATATATCTGATGTATTTGATGGAGTAAATCATATATGGCCTACCAGAGATGATGTAGCTTACTTTTATGATTTTAATAGTATATAGTTGAGATTCATATGGTCTACATCTAACGGTAGAGACTTTGATACTGGTACTAACATTACTAATGCTCCAGGTATACCTAGTGAGATCGTAGGATGGAGTTGGGGTTCGTCTGAGAATAGAACTCAACCGTTTCTATACTGGGGAGGTGATAATACTCAATCTGGAGCAGAATGTGTAATGGTAGACATTAAATCAGTTCAAGATGTATATACTAATGACCCTAGTTTAACTATGCCAGAATAGTTAATTGTATAGCTTAGAGGAAACTGGTATGGTACAAAAGAAGATGGCATTGTAACTGTTGAATGTACTGCTTACAAAGGTGGAGTAATAGTAAAAGCCTATCAGATGAGTGGTGCCGATGTGGGAGTACCTACTCAATCATTTGTATTCGCTGATAAAGATGGTTGGGTGTCCGAAGAAGGTATGTCTAAGAAAATATGGGTTGGTGAAGCCGTTAATTACAATGGTAGATGGTATAAGATTAACCAAGTAGACGATAGTGTAGAAGGTATGCCTAATCTAATTATACAAAGAGATCTTTAGTATAAAGGTCATTTAGTACCTTCTGTTAATGGCTATATTACAGTAGATGATAAGTAGTATAAAGTATGGAACTAGCAAACAAACATAAATGGGGTTATAATTCCGTAGGCTAGTTCTAAATGTATTAATACTAATACTATGACTGAAGAAGGAATTATTAAAGTAATTGCTATGAATGAGAATGGCACTATATACAACGATAGTATAAGTACTGCATTCGTATATGGATATGTAGCGGGTAATAGTGAAAAGAGAGGTCAGCAGTTTATTAGGAGTTATGTAAGCAGTAGAGACGGTTAGGCAGCAGATGAGGAATTTGCTGTAGTTAATTACTTTGATAAGACTGAAGCTGGTCAAGTTGTAGCATTAAATCCAATAACATAATGAAAACAATATTGTATATTTCAATGATGAATATACGAGATAGAAAGAATACGATACTCCAGAACAGGAGATTATTTAATTATTAAATATTTGCAAATATGGTTAAACAAGAAAATCCTAATTTCATAGCATCTAAGTATGCTCCAAATCCTAAAGAGGTTTCTTACTGGATTGACTTAGCAACAGACAGTACTGGTAATGTTATTAAGTCATATAGTCCTGATCTTAAGAAATGGATACCACTAAATAGAGATGCTAATGTAGACCAATGGACTCATATTAAAGAGATTGTCCAATCTGTTGGTTTAAACTATGATAAGAATAGTGATGTTATATCTTTGCCTGATAATAGTAGCAATAACTACTTTAAAGGTAGTAGTATAGTAGATGCTATTAATAAAGGTGATACTGCTGTAAAAGCTCAAGTAGATAGACTGGATACTAAGATTGATGATGTGAATGAAGACTTATAGGACTTCAAAGCATTAAAAGGTCAACCTAATGGTCTTGCTGAACTTGATGGTAATGGTAAAGTACCTGCTAGTCAATTGCCTTCATATGTTGATGATGTAATGGATGCGTACGCTACTTATACTGTATCTCCTACTGGAGTACTTTAGAATATACAGTTATATGCAGATGCTGAACACGAAACTCCTATAGTAGGTGAGAGAGATAAAATCTATGTTAATGTAACTCCTGATGAAGTAAGTTATCAGTTTAGATGGTCTGGTTCACAATGGGTACACATTGATTCTAATGCTATTATCATTGGCGATATTACTGGTACTGCTTATGATGGTGGTAAGGGTAAAGCTATGGAGAATGTAGTTGGTTCTATGCCAGATAATTTATTAAGTACATTCCAGTTAGATCAGACAGATGTTAATAACATTACTATCAGTCTTACTGGAGTAGAAAAGAGCGGCGGTAAATATGTATAGTCTACTTTAGCTGATATTACTATTACTCCTGCTACTAATACTGTCGCTGGTTTAATGACTGGTGCTGAAAAGTTAGCCATTAATGAAACTCTTCCTGATGCAATTAATGATGAAAAGGTTGCAAGAGAGAATGCAGTGAAAGAACTCAAAGCTAAGGATACAGAACTTCAAGGCAATATTGACAGTTTAGAGACAGCTTTAAATCAAGATATTACAGAGCTTAGAAGTACTATACTTAAAGTAAATGATAAAGTGGGTTTAACTGAAGCTAATGAAATGCCTGACTTATCAAGTACTAATTACTTAGCAGATAGTCCTAGTGCTATAAGTGCAGCTGTTACTCTTGATGAAGAGATTGGTAAGCTTAGTAGAAATGAGAATGAACTGTGGTATGGTGTTAAGTTTGACTTAGCTAATGGTTCTAGTCCTGATGGTGTACGTACTGGTAATATGGAAATGCATAAAACACTTCCTATCCAGAGTAAGATGAGAGGTTGTACTATTAATAATGATGACAATACTAAGAGGTATTTAAAAGCAGATGACTGGAATAAGTGGGAAGATGGAACTGCTGTAAGTCAAGATAGCAAAGGTATCAGTCCAGAAACTTTTGTAGAAATTCCAGAACATTATAGATTACTTATAGCTACTCCAGATAATACAGTTGAAATTCGTATGAGTGAGTATAATCTTCCTGGTTATGTTAAAGTAGAGAAGAAGTATATAAGTGCCTATGAAGCTAGTATGAATAGTTCAACCGTAAATAACTTACTTAGATCTATTAGTAATACAGAAATTAATTTTAAGCCTATTGTAAATGCTACTAGAGATCAATTACAAACTTGGGCTAGAGGTACAAGTACTACCGAGTATAATCGTACCAATAACTGGAATATCTATACTTATGATGCTCACAGAGATCTCACTTGGTTATTCGTAGTAGAATATGCTACATTGAATAGCCAGAAAGCATTTAATGCTAATTTAACTGCAGAAGGTTATCATCAAGGTGGTTTGGGTGATGGAGTAACTTCAGGAACTGTAACTGTAAATGGAGCTACTACTTATTCATTTGTACCTTGCGGTACTACTAATTCGTTAGGTAATGGTACTGGTATAATCGAATATACACATACTAATACTAATGCAGAGGGTACATCTACTGGTACTAAGGTAGTTAATGTTCCTAGATACCGTGGTATTGAGAATCCATTTGGTCATGTGTGGAAGAATGTAATTGATGTAGTAGTTGCTGGTACTGATAATAGTGTATACATCTGCAAAGATTATACTAAGTTTGGTACATTTGAAGGAGGAACTAATCCTACTGCAGAGCAATTAATTGCAGCAGGTTATGAATTACAAGACTTTAAAGAAAGTACAATTACTAGTCAATATGTAAAAAAACTCGTTAATAATAATTAGGCAGATCTATTCCCAGCTGTAGTAGGAAATGGAGCTAGTGCTACAACTTATTATTGTGATTATCACTGGACGAATGTTGTAGCTACACCTAGAACTCTTCTGATCGGCGGTCGCTCGGACTATGGGTCTGCTGCGGGTTTGTTCGGTTTGGCTTCTTACGATGGGTTGGGTCTTTCTAATGCTGCTTCTGTCGGGACTCGAATTACCTTCTATGGTGAACCGGCATTGCCAGCTGCTCCAGCTACATTAGAGTTAAATGATGAGGATTATGAACAATTGGATTCTATAGAATCTGAAGAAAACTGGTTTTAATTAACCAATAAAAGGTTGCAGTCGTGAGTAAATCAGCAGTAACTCAGACAATGAGTCTAATGCAGGTTTGTTCAATTTGAATTCTAACAATGAGTTAGGTAATTCTAATGCTAATGTCAGGACACTGAAATACATTAAAAAAATTATAAACTGACAAAAAATCAAGGGCTGAACCTTACCTCTCGGTAAAATATGACATGCTTCTTAAGTGCATTGGTAGCAAAAGCGAAGATGCACGAAGGTATTTCAGAAAATATTATTTATGAAGAGATATAATAATTTATTCGATAAGATTGTTAGCTTAGACAACTTATATTTAGCAGATAAGAAAGCTAGAAGAAATAAATCTAGTAGAAAAGATATCAAAGAGTTTGACTAGAATAAAGAAGAATTACTTAAAAAATTATAGCAGGATTTAATTAACAGTACATATAAAACTTCTGAATATAATACATTTATAATTAGAGAACCTAAAGAAAGATTAATATTCAGATTACCTTATTATCCAGATAGAATAGTACATCATGCTGTAATGAATATAATGGAACCTATATGGGTATCTATCTTTATTAAAGACACTTATAGCTGTATTAAACACAGAGGTATTCATGAAGCATTACATAATGTTAAAGAAGCTTTAAAAGATGTAGATAATACTACTTATTGTCTTAAGCTAGATATCAGAAAGTTCTATCCTAGTATAGACCACGAAGTATTAAAAGGTATAATAAGAAAGAAGATAAAGGATTAGAAGTTATTATAGCTATTAGATGAGATAATAGACTCAGCAGAAGGTGTGCCTATTGGTAATTACTTATCTTAGTTCTTCGCTAATCTATATCTTACTTACTTTGACCATTGGCTTAAAGAAGATAAATAGGTTAAATATTATTTCAGATATGCAGATGATATAGTAATATTGCATAATAATAAAGAATACCTATGGAGTTTATTTGAAGAAATGAAGTAGTATATAGCTACTTTAAAATTATCTTTTAAAGATAACTATCAGATATTTAAAGTGGAAGATAGAGGAATATCATTTGTAGGTTATGTAATAAGGCATGACTATACCTTAGTAAGAAAGAACATTAAGCGTAGTATGTGCAGGAAAGCTGCTAGATTAGGTAGAAAGAGGCACATTACAGTAGAAGATTACAAACTATGAATTACCAACAATTAGGAGAACATACTATGTCAATATTTAAGAACATGTTCAGTAGTGCGGATAAATGCGTAGCTTCTGTTATAACTGGGCTACTTTCTATATTCGCGCCTGTATGGGTTCCTATCACTGCTGTCGGTATATTGATACTACTTGATGCTATCTATGGTTACAAAGTCTCTAAAAAATATGGGCATCCTAAGATTGAATCACATAAAGCATGGAAAACTATATGGAAGACTAGAGATGCAGCAGTAGCAATAACTAGTGCATCAATAATAGATTAGCTGGTAGTAACCTCTATTAACCTGCATGCTGTAGAAATAGTAGCAGGAATGATAGCCTTAGTTGAGTTTTGGTCGTTACTAGAATCATTTAGCGACTTATATCCTAAATGGAAAATATGGAAAATCCTCAAAAAGGTTATAAAAGCAAAAGGAGAGAAATATTTAGATATATCATTAGATAAAGAATTACCAGATGATTCCAATACTAAAGTTGATAGTTAATTGGTTTACAAGGAATTTCAGAGCAGTCGCAGTAGGTTTAGTTAGTTTACTTATTGCGACTGTTTTTGTTTAGAACCATTAGCTACAGAAAAAGAATAAAGAGATTGACAGAATAACTAACAATGTTAGAGCTTATGAACAATTAGCATCCTAGAAAGAATAGTTAAACAGAGTACTATAGCTTACTATAGAAGAACTAAATACTAGTAATGATAGTTTATTAAAAGAAGCTAAGGATGCTTAGAAAAAGCTTAAAATCAAAGACAAGAACCTAACTGATGTAAATGTAATCAATACTGAGATTAAAGATTCTGTTAGAACTATTATAAAACACAGGCTAATAGATTTTGACGAAGAACTTAAAATTAATCCATTAACAACTATCATAGTTAGTAGAAAGGACTCAATCCTTAAAGCCACATTAGATATTAAGAATCAATAGATTTTGTTTGTAGAAGAAAAGAAAGAATACAAAAATAAATATCGTAACGGTTTCGTTAGGTTCTTCCACTTTGATTGGAAGAAGATACGTACCAAAAAATATCAGATAGTTAACAGTAACCCAATAATCAAGGTAACTAATACTCGTGTAATTGAGTTACCTAAGTAAAATCAATATATTCAATAATATTAATCAATAATAATATGCATAGAATATTTCGTGTAAAGGCTTACGAAGCAGAACACGGTCCTCATTTCAACGAGGAACATGCCCGTAAAGCTGTAAGTAAAATGGAAAATGAGGATGGTACTCGTGGACCGCATTGGTCTGTAGAAGAAACTACCGCATTAGCTAGTCAGTACGGAATAAATCTGGGTAGCAGATTTAATCGTTATGATTGGTTCGTAGCACTTAACATGGTTTATTCTGATTACTATAAAGTAATTATAAGTATGACTAATTCTAATAGCACTAAGCATTTTGTTGAATTGGCAAAAGCTTGGATCAATGATAAAGACATTGATGAAGGTAAGATGTGGTATTACTATATTTACGTTATGTGTGATAAGATCAGACAAGCCGAAATGGAATGCTATGAGGAAGAAGTTGAAAAGCGTGATAAATACGAAGAAGATGATGACGACGAATTTGAACATATTGGCTTATTCCGTAGAGGTGGTAGAAGAGGTGGTATGATGCGTGGTGGTCGTAGAGTATATTCTACTAGCAGAGCTAGAGACTATGAAGACGATTATGAACGTATGCTCGAAAGAGAAAAAGAGTACGAACCTTATTCAGAATATGGACGTGGCAAAGCAGTTCGCTACGTTAGATATTAATAAAAATCAATTTTTAAATTAAATCAATTATGTTAGAAGATAGAATTATTGTGCAGGATCGTGGTATAGATGCTGGTCTTGCTGCTTTAATATAGAATGCTAATAAAGGTAATATGGATCCCGCTGCTTTGATGGCTATGATGAACAACAGTGGTTTCGGTGGAAACGGCGGTTGGTGGTGGATTTGGATCATCCTGATCTTCTTCTGCTGGGGCGGTTTCGGCGGTAATGGTTTCGGCGGACGTAACGCTGGTGCTCTTGCTACTGAACTGAACAATGACGCTAATACTAATCTGTTGATGCAGGCTATTAATGGTAACAAAGATGCCATCAATAACTTAGCTAGTACTTTGAATTGTGATATTAACTCTGTTCAGACAGCTCTTAATACTATCAATTCTGGAGTAAGCCAGATCTCTTGCGATACTAAGTTGTCTAGCTGTGAAGTAATCAATGCTATTACTTCTGGTAATGCAAGCTTGGCTTCTCAGTTAGCTAGCTGCTGCTGCAATGTTAGAGAATCTATTAGCGGTGTAAATAACAACATCACTAAGATGGGTTATGAAAATCAGCTGTCTGTATGCAATCAGACTAACACACTGCAGAACGCTATTACTAATGGATTCAATTCTTTAATGGCTGATAATGCATCTAAGTTTAATATTGTAGGTGCTAAGATAGATGCGCAGACTCAAATTATCAATGATAAGTTCTGTCAGCTTGAGATGAGAGAAATGCAGAATAAGATTGACATTCTGCGTGATGAAAAACAAGCTTTACAGTTGTCTGCTTCTCAGCAAGCTCAAACTGCAAATATTGTTAATCAAATTCGTCCGTGTCCTGTTCCTGCTTACTTAACTTGCAATCCTTTCGGTTGTCAGGGTGGCTTGAATGATTATGGCTACGGCTACGGCTATGGTTATAATAACGGTTGCGGATGCGGTTGCTAATAAGAAAGGAGGCAGTTATGTTTTATCCTTTTTTAAACTACTTTAATAGAGGTAGAGTAAGAACTGTAGATAATTTTGGTATTCCAGTATTGAGAACTAACTATGTTACTACCGATACTACGACTACTTCAGTTACTTATGGTGTATGTCCTAGATTATGGAGACAACTCCCTTGTCAAGGTTTATTTATACTACATGTAACGTCTACTCCTGCTAGTGCAGCTACTCCTACGGATTTAGTATTTATAGATCCTACTAGCTTTACTAATAGATAGATTGATAATACTGCTACGGTTATTACATCTACTGGAGCTAAAGCTCTATTAAATGGTTCCGGAACTCAAATGACAAATAATGAAATTACAACTGGTAACAGATATCTTATATACTATAACAAATGTGACGGAATCTTCCAAGTAATTAATCATATAGTAGTACCGGCTACACCGGCAACTTAATATAAATTGGGGCTCTAAATGAGCCCCTTAAAACTAACTTATTATGTTATTCAATCAATTAAATATAGGTGACAAGGTATATATAATAGAAGTAGTTGGTACATTCAAGAAAACTACTGAGTATAATGAGGGTTCTGTTACTCAAGTAAGTTCAATATATGATGAGCCACTACCACCAGGATAGTTCCCTATGCCTAATCAACCCAGAAAGAAAGTAGTAGATATAACTATATAGTGTAACGGAGAGACTAAGAAATTTACTATACCTGAGAATAAATCAGTTATAACAGATAATTCTATAGGTCTTACTATATCTACTGATAAACAAGAAATTATAAATATAGTACGTAATCAATATGATACGTATAAATAGAGAAAAGAGGCAATAGCTAAATGCGATGAAGAAATGGCTAAGTGTCAAGTATTATTAGATAAGCTGGGAGTAGATAATGAACCAGCTAGAGAGAATGATAAAATATTAGAACTATAGAAAGAAGTTAGTGAGTTGAAGAATATAATAAGGAAAGCTAATTAGATGGTACCACCACCTATGAAGGAAATGCTTCCTTAGGATATGAAGAATGCTATGGATAAGGTTGGTCAATAAGATCAACCTTTTTTATTTTAAGCTCTTTTAAGACCGCTATTACTTAAATTAAAGGATTGTATTACTGATAATAGAAAGTGCCTATAACAGCCTTAAAATGCGTTATATGGCTTATAACGTTATTAGAAATAAGATATGACACTTAACTAGTTAATTGACAATATTCTGCTTATTGCTCGCAATAATAATATTGCAGAGTCTGAGCATTTAAGTAGAGCACAAGTTGAAAAGTGGATTATAGGTTATAGAGCTATGTTGATAAAATAGTAGATTGATAAAGGGCACGATGTAAGCGAAGCTTATCTTACTACTATAGAACCTATCCATTTAGACCGTGAAGAAACTGTACCAGGTTACTTTACTTATGTAGGAGATAAAGAACTCCCTAAGTTAATAGACTTTAACTATAGACCTGGAGTAATAAATGTACGTGATATGTTTGGTAATATAATTTAGATAGGTAGTCGTACTAAAGCTAAATTATAGAAGTATAGAAAAGCTACATGTAAAGACTATATTGCATGGGTTAAGAATAATAGGATATATGTAGATGGGGATTCTAATCAGCTAGAGTATATCAGTGTAGATGTAATAGCTGAAGATCCTACAGAGCTTAATGCTTGTTTTGATCCAGATAGTGAGTTTCCTATACCGTCTGCAATGATACCAACTATTACATAGATGATATTAGAGAGAGAATTACGTTTTATGATTACTATGCCTAGTGATGATACCAATGATGCGCATGATGATACATAGAACAGAGTTAGTAATAAATAATTGATATATGAAATATTAGAGAAAGAGTTATACTACTACTGATTTCTATGAAAGCTATAAATAGTACATAGAACCTAATACTCCATACGATATTGACTTATAGACATATAAAAATATCATTAATGACTATTTTTAGTACATTAGAGATGAAGTAATGTACAACTGTAAAGAGTTTAAGTTTCCATGTAGATTAGGTACTTTACAAATCATCAAACATCAGCCAAAAGAATTTACAGGCAAGAGTCTTAGATGGGACTGGAAAGCTACAAAAGAAACCGGTAAGCCTGTATACCTACTTAATGACCATAGTAATTATTATAAGTATAGATTCTTTTGGTCAAAGAAAGACAGTTTGCTTACTAATAAAACTAAGTATTAGTTTATAGCTTCAAGAGATAACAAGAGAAATTTAGCTCAAATAATATTCAACAAAACAAAAGATTACCCAGAATTATGATAAATAATCGTATGATTAGTTCAGCTTCTGTAGTAGCTAAAGTAATAGCAGATCTCGATTTAAGAGAAGATGAGATACGTATTACAGATATTCGGGAGTGGATTATGGAATCCATACTTAAGATTGGAGCTATATAGCAGTTTGAGCATAAAGTAGAAATACTTCCAATAGAATGCCACCAAGTATCATTACCTTGTGATTTGTATAAATTAGATTAGGTAGCATACTCATATTGTTGTAATGGTGGATGGCTACCTATGAGAAAAGCAACATCCAGTTTTGGTGTATCTCATGATAATCAATGTTGTAGTAAAGCTTGTATGCTAGTGCAGGATGCAGCCATGTTCCCATTAGTTAAGAATATGTTTAATCTTACTAACGATAGAGAAGCATTGGACAAGTTAAATGAAGATAATAATCTTAGAGAAACATTAAGTGCATTAATAAACTAGAATACTGTACCTACAGCAAATGGCAGATATTTAAGTAATAGAATAGGTCATAAAGATGGTACTATGTATAGTTATGATTTACAGTATATGACTAAACCTGGTTATATAATGACTAATGTACCTAGAGGATATATTAAGGTATCTTATTATGCTATATATACTGATGAAGATAGTATGCCCATGATACCAGATCTAGAGTCTTATAAGGAAGCAATATACTGGTATGTTACTATGAAGTTAATGTATCCTAAAAAGTTAAAAGGTCAAATAAGTCAGGGAGATTATTATGATATACGTAACTCTTATAACTTCTATCGTAAGCAAGCATATGCTGAAGCTATGATGCCTACTGTAGATGATTTAGAGAATGTAAAGAATACCTGGCACAAACTATACCCAGAGATGAATGATCACGATACTTTCTTTAGTACTAGTGGTGAAGAATAGATATTATATAACCAAGATAGCGCATTAAGATTGATATGATAAGTAATACTGCACAAGTTAATACATTTACGGGTGGTCTTAATATGGACTAGGACGTAAATTTGATACCGGATACTCAGTATAGATATGCTGAGGATATTCGTGTTATCACTAATGATGGAGGAACTACAGGAGTATTACAAAGTATAGAGAATCCTAGAAGATATGATACTATTATACCTAAAGATGAGACAATAATAGGTACTACTACTATAAATGATATTGCAGTAGTAATAACTAAAACATCTGATAATATTAATAAGATATACAGATTAATGGGGTTTGATACTAATATGCCTCAAATCAAATTAGTATGTAAAGGAGCTTTAGGATTATGTGAAGATTTATCTAAAAATCCTACACTAAGTATTGTAGGTAACTATGAATCAGATACTAATATAAAGATATACTTTACTGATGGAAACAGTCCTATTAAGATTGTTAACATAATGAGTAATAAGTATATAGACAATTCTAATCTTATAGATGAGAATGGGAATATAATCAATCCTGGTTCATTAGAAATAACTCCAGTAGTAAGTTTATTGCCGTTTAAATTCCGTTGGTTATCCGAAGGTAACCTTAAAGCTGGAATGGTAACGTATTGTTATCAATTATTTAATGCGCATGGCACTGAAACTGTTACTTCTCCAATGAGCGAGCTAATTCACTTAACAAATAGTGTAACTAGCCAAGGTAGTTCTGAATATAAAGGTACTGGCTTGAATAAATCATCTAACAAATCAGTAATGTTATCTACTGAGCTATCTCTTTAGGACTTCAATAAGTTAAGAGTAATACGCCTATTTTATGAACAGAATAACTCTACTCCTATTATTAGTATAGTAGATGAAATAGATATTCCAGATGGTCAAACAGATATTCAGTATGTAGATTATGGTTCTACATTAAGCGATATATCTATAGATGAGTTTAATGCTATGACTGGTTATTAGTTTATAGCGTAGACTCTTGCTAAAATGCAAAATAGATTATTCGCTGCTAATGTAACAGAGAATACTTGGATACCAGAAGATGAAGATGGTAATGACTATGATGCTAGAGCATATAGAGCTAATTCAGAAGGAAGCATATAGTTATTATCTAGTTTAGATAGTAATAATATTCGTCTATCTATAACAGATGATGAAGCTATAAAACGTATTCCTATTACTCATGACTGTATAAATCCCTTTAATAACACAAAGTATACAAAGGATGCATCTAATTCCTAGAATGTATATATATACAATAAGGAAGGTGAATTAGGTGGTTATGGTATTAATATAGAATATTCATTCATAACTACAGATATAAATTTAAGTAATAAACAAGATAAGTTTAGATTAGATCAATCTTGTAGTATGGATGTATCTACTGTTAGAAACAATACTAGATATATCAATAGAGGTACAGACAAGATGCCTGAGATAGTACAACCTACTAAAGAACAGTAGAACAATTCATATATACCTAACTATGCTGATCCTTATATAGCTGCTAATTATAGAGGTTACCAAAGAGATGAGATATATAGATTTGGTATAATATTCTACAATGATAAATCGGTAGCTTCTCCTGTACTCTGGATAGGGGATATTAGAATGCCTCATGCTTCACAAATGCCTCCATTTAGATATGAGAACAATACTCTTATAGGTAATGCTTTGGGCGTAGAATTCAAAGTAAAGAAGATGCCTGTAGGTGCAGTGAGTTACGAGATAGTTCGTTGTGATAGAACTGAACGTGACAGAACTGTAGTTATGCAAACAGTAGGTAGTTACGTATATGAGTATAGAATTCAAGAGTAGGATAAATATGTAGGATAGGGATCTGAATTAGATAGTAGTTTGGAGATGAGACCTACTCCTTTCTTCTGTAGTCTAATTGGTGAACAGCTAGCAATATCAACAGGTACAGCTGAAGACGTTGGTAATTTCTCTCTTACTATGAGGGCAAATGATTATATACGCCTCGTATCTCCAGAGATATGTGTACAAGGGGATGATGTAACTAGACTATTTGAAGGTAGTGTGTACTTAGATGGAATTGGTTCATACTATTCTCCATTTGTTGGTGGAAAAGTAAACGATAGTAAATTTGATGATTTTAAAGACAACTATACTAATGGTAATACTATAGGTAACAGTGTAAGCCGTAGTATATTCGCTGCAGCAGATTATGTTACTCAAATAAACGGTGAAGTATTGCAGCAAGATACTGTACCCTATGTAGGCTATGGTAGAAGATGGGATCTTAATGTGTTAGCTGTAGGATTCCCTTATCAGGATAGTAGAGGCAAGAAGGTATATCGCGGAGCATCTATAGCTAAATACTTTGTTCCAACTTTTGGTCAATCTCAAGATATATCATACATAGAAGACGCTAAATATCCACCTAATATAGACTATAATATGTATGGAGCTCCTGATGTTGTAGCTAAAAGAATAAATGTTGGTAATAGAACTTATACTAATTATTCTATGTCTGATTTTATTCATAATGACAATCAATCATTACAAGGTCCAGCTGGTCCATGTATCATAGCTCATGTACCTGAATTAAGTAAAACATTTGCAGGTTTTAATAGTGTACCTACTAACAAATATCCAGAGCTTCATCCATTTGATTCTACTAATGCTATTCCTGTATTTAATATTAAACGTGATGGCAATTCTATATATGGTGGTAATACGTTTTCATCTAGATAGAATTCAGTATATATAAGTATATCTGCACATGATAGTAAATATGTATTCGGAGGGGACACTTATCTAAGCCTGTTAGATTATCCTAATACTATGTTGTTCCAATTGCCTGATGCTAAGGAATGGGATGGTATGAAAAACTACATAGGAGCTTATATACCATTTGAGAGCACTGTTAATATGAATTTATTCCACGGAGATTAGATTCATAGAACAGTAACTAGTTCAAATTTTGCAGACTCTTGGTTACAGTTAGAGCCTACTTAGATGTAGGATATACACGTACAAGATCTTCCTTACTTTGTATATAATTCTGTTTATTCCGCATAGAATACTGGTAAACTATATGTGCCTAATTCTATGTACGCTGATAAGGATGTTAAATATACTAACAGAATACTAACATCATAGGCTAAAACGAATAATGAAGTAATAGACTAGTGGTCTAAATACAAAGTAGCTGATTATTTAGATGTAGATAATCAGTGGGGAGATATAACCAATCTAAAAGTATTTAAGGATAGACTGTTCTATTTCCAAGATACTGGAGTAGGAGTAGCTTCTGTCAATGAAAGGTCACTTATTACTGATGATAATGTAAATCAGTTAGTATTGGGTACTGGTGGTATATTAAGTAGATTTGACTATGTAACTACTACTAATGGTTCATCTATTAAGAATGATAAAAGTATAATTAATTCAGATAATGTGTTATACTGGTATGACTATGATAAGAATGAACTGTGTTCTTATACTGGTCAAGTAAGTCAAATATCTAAAGAGAAATAGGTACAATCTTACTTTAATAAAAATATTAAAGAAGATAGAGCTAAATGCGTGTCTTTGTTTGATAAAAAGTATAATGAAGTATGGTTCAATGTACTTAATAAGCCATTGATATTTAATGAATAGTTAGGTAGATTTACATCTTTCTATACATTTAATCCTAAATGGTCGTTACCTATTTCTGATAGAGTAGTAGCAATAAAAGACAATGAATTGCATACTATACATGATACTGGAGTAATAGGGTTAACTCCTTTAGATAGAAAAGCTAAATTAGAAATAGTTATTAATAAGAATGCTCCTTATACTAAAGTATTTGATAATGTTAGATTACAAGGAGAGTTTAGAGATGGTAATCAAGAGTCTATTAAGGACGATATCATAGATTATATGAAATTCAGTACTAAACATCAAGAAGCTATTAGAGAACACACTGAAGAAGAATTTGATGAAGAAGGAAGTGTAATTACTCCTGAACAACATATAATAACCGATTATAGAGAAGATACATTTAGATTCCCTATACCTAGAGCAGATAAGAATGAAGATGCGTTATCGTTACCTGCCAGGTTAAGAGGTAAGTATATGATATGTGATTATGAGTTAGATTCTGATATAGATCACACTTTTGAAATACCATAGATTACAACAACATACAGAAATTCATTAATTTAATATGAAAAGTAAAAAGAAAACAAAAGTACCAGCATATGCATTTGGAACTCAATTCAAAGAAATTGGGGGCAATATGCTTGAAAATGCTCCTGATATATTAAATACTTTAACTACTCCTTTTTAGAAATCTAACGCTACTACAGGGGGGCAAGCTGCTGCACAATCTGTAAGTGACATAGCCAGTGGTGCAGCTACTGGTTTCCAAGTTGCTGGTCCAATTGGTGCTGCAGTAGGAGCAGGTATAGGTTTAATAGGTAGATCCGGTGAACAAGCTAGAATGACTTCATTTACGGATTATGATGAAGGTAGTCTTGGTAGTGGTCTAATTGGAGCATTCGGTAATAGAAGATTACGTAGAAAGAGAGCAGCAATTAAGAAGAATGCTTATAGTAATAGAGCTGCTGTACAAGGTACTAATTACCTACAAAGTGAAGCGTATGATGATATGATAGGGATGAATACAGATACTATGGCTAATGGAGGAGTGTCTTCCTCTTTAGCTTACGTAGATGATGGTGAATTAATATAGACTCCAGATGGAAGTATAAGTAAAGTACCAGAGAATAATAATCCTACTGATAGTAATTTAGTTAGTTTACCTGAAGGCAGTAGAGTACTAAGTGATAAACTTAAAGTCCCTGGTAGAAAAGAAACATTTGCACAACTTGGTGAGAAAATGATGGCAAAAAAGAAAAGTAAGTATAATGACAGATTTGCAGAGAATGCAGCAAAATTAAATGAAATGAATAATAATATGATTCATGATTAGTTATTTGCTATGCAGGAATCTGTTAAACAAAGTAAAGGTATTAAACCTAAGACTAAGTAGATACAAGCTGCTGCTTTAGGTGATGAAATTAAACCTGGTTTAGGAGATAGAATAGTAGATGCTATCTATAACCCGAATCGTAAATGGGGAGCTGGTGTACAGTGGGGAGCTGGTAATAATCAGTGGTATCATGTACCTGTTAACCCTAGTAATACTCAAACTACATCAACTACGACTCCTACAAGTGTTAGTAGTACTTCAGTTAAAAGACGCAGAACTACTCCTTCTACAAGCACAGGATTAATTGATGAAGGCAAACCAGAATTACCATTTACTTGGTACGGCACAGTTAATACGTTGAAACCAAAACACCCAGAGTTACTAACTGCTACTAATAGTGAAATGGCAGGTTTAGGAGACGCTCTTACTTCTCAGGCAGATAGGGTTACTACTCTACCTAAAAGTAATGCTTATAGTAAACCTGATCCCTCTAGTAATAAATTTAATTGGGGTTCTGCTTTATCAGGTATAGCTTCTTTAACTCCTATTATGTCTAATCTATTTACTGGTAGACCTGAAACAGTTGATGCAGTATATAATCCGTATGCTACTAGTATTAGTAATACGATGCGTAGACGTAGGTATGACATTAATCCTGCTATTGAAGATTTAAATCGCAATAGAGCTACTAGTAATTATAATGCTAGTCAGATTAATACTAATACGGGAGCTAACTTAGCTTATAGATTACAATCAGCTGTTAATACAGATAGAGCTATAGCTAGTTTAAGATCTCAAGAAAGTAATGCTAATAATCAATACTTAGGTGATTATGCTAATACTATGAATAGTTTAGGACAGCAGTGGGTTAATGCTACAAATATGGCTAATGAAGCTAATGCTCAGAATAGAGCTACTGCTAGAAACATACGTAGAGCTGGTTTAAGTCAGTTAAGTCAATGGGCTCAGAATAGAGAGTTAATGCGTAATCAGGAAGCTAGAGATATGGAAATGTGGCCTCTATATCAAAGATTCTTGCAAGCTGGTTTTACTGAAGATGATCTCAAGGCTCTGATGAATTCTAATCGTAATACAATAAGTAGAAAAGGAGGTAAATAATGCAAGCTAATAGATATGATAGAGCTGCAGAAGCTCCTATAATGAATACCTATGTACCAATTAATTTTGGTGAATTGTATAGAATAGGTTAGGCTCAAAGGCAAGCCGTTGAACAAGCCGCTAATGAATTTACCAATACTGTCAGTAAGTTTGGAGAATTTCAATCTCCTTCTGCTGTAGATACTTAGAGATACTACGAGAACTCTTTAGGAAAGATAAGAGACTTAATAGACGAAGCTGCTACTAATCCAGATGCTATGAAGGATGCTAACTTTAGAGCTAGATTGAACTCTCGTATTGCTAATCTTGATTATGCTACTCTTAGTAATTTAAGACAAAGTAGAGAAGGAATGCTAGCAAGGCAAAAGGCTAATTAGGAATTAATGATGAAGGGAATGTATAATCCTCTTTGGCACGATGTGGATTTTACTAATTATAGTACAGTAGATAGCGGTATATTTAATGACGTGGCTCCTTTAGCTTATAAATCTGAAGTAGATTTGGTAAGACCGTACGTGGATAATTTGAAAGCTAGTTTCATGGGAGTTAAGGATGGATGGATTCATCAAGGAGTTTCTACTGATAGAACAGATTATGAAATCCAAAGAAATTTATCCAGTATATAGAATACTCCAGAATATCAAAAGCATTTAGAGATACTACAAAGACAAGGTTTTAGTAGACAAGACGCTGAAGAGCAACTTAATAGGACGCTTATCACCGCAGGTAGGGAATTTGCTTATGATCAGGCACAGAGAGATCCCTGGTGGATAGAAAGTGCTAAAATACAAGCTAGAGCTGCAGCAGCCGCTAAGAATAATCCTAATAACTTACTTAATCTTACAGAACAAGTACATATGGATTCTAGACGTAGAATATATGAGAATTTTACAGATATGACTCCAGAAGAAATGAATGCTGTAACTAGACATGGTATAAATGTATTATCAAAAGATAGACGAGATGCTGTGTTAAAATAGTTAGACCCTAGTGTAATGCAAGATAAATTGCGTAATAGTTTTGAATCCGTGTACTCTCATACTAGAAGTAGAAATGCAGCTATAGATTATGTAATAAATGCTTTCTCTTCTCCATTAGATCCAGATACTGCTATAGATATATATGGTAAATATGGTACTACTGGTAAAAAAGATAGTAATGGTAATTACATCGGAAAGAAATCTAGTGACTTTATATTACAAGATGAATTAGCATTTAGTATGCTCGGAGATGTTAATTAGTTAGGCACACAAACTGCAAGAAATGCCATATTTACAGATATGTGGAATAATGGAGAATTTAATAATTTTATTATATCTCCTGAAACTAAACAGGTAACTGACGGTGGTCAAACTTATCAAACTAAATATGCATTTATTCCGTTAAATCAATTTAATAAAGATAAATTCTTTACTTCATCTGGTAAAGATGATGATGAAAATGCTAGATCTTTATATGATGCTGTTAAAGAGGCTGGATTAGAAGTAGTAACTTTGAATAATAGCGATACTAGCGGATCCGTAGTAGTAAGGTTAGATAATAGAGATAATATAGACAGTAAATCTATTACTACTAAAAATGATACCGAATACGTTATGGTACCTGTAGCTACTGTAATACCTAGTTCTGGTTAGGCTGCAGTTGCTGCTGATATATAGTTCCAAAACTCTAGGAAAGTTGGTACTGACGTAAATGTAATGTAGAATATTCGCTCAGAAAGTATGAGATTCCCTTATAGTAATATAGACGACGATAATGAATAATTAATATGGATAGAACAAGTTTAAGTCATAATAGAATAAACTATAAAAGAACTGCCCCCGATTTCTCTGAATCGGGGATTAGCTCTTTAAATACGTTTGATGTTGGTTAGACTGGCACTAGAGCAGTTAGAAATGAAGCTTGGAATCAGTTAGAAGAAGAACTTAATTATAATATACAAGATTACGATACTTCATTTCAAGAGCAACCTACATATACTGAAGATGCTAATAAAAAATTACCAGGAGTAGGTTCATCGTATGATTTTGCTTCTGATTTGAGTAAAGCGATAATAGGATTATTTTCTGATGATTATAAGGGAGAAAATGGAGATGATTCTAATTATATAGAACAAGCAGTAAATATAAATGTACGTGATGCGTTATCTATAAATGTTCAAGCTAGAGTAAACGAACTAAGAGAGACCGAAGGTAAATGGATACCAGAAATAGAAGTGGCAAAACGTTACTTAGAACAGAAAACATTATTAGGAGAATTATCTATAGATGGTCCAGATTACTTTAAAGTAATGTCTGAGGTACAGGAACTTGAGAAGCAAGTAAAAGAAGCTGCTAAAACTAATCCGTATATAAGAGATATATTCTACGGTTAGGCTGTAGAGCCTGCGTTTACGCATCCTGGTCAATTATATCCTAAGGCTGTATCTAGAGATGTTATGAATTCTATATTGTAGAATAATAGAAATCAATATATTATTGACTTATCTTGGAATTAGACTAATAATGAATTAAATGATAGACTAACTGCGGCAGCTAAATTATCTAACAAACTAGATAGATTGAACAAGAATTTAGAGGATGCCAATGTGGCACTATTTGAAAAGGAGTCTGAAATTAAAGCTAAGCAGAAAGCTCTAAAAACAAAGCATATGTTGCATGATCCTCTACTTGGAATAGTACCTTTGGGGATTACTTATGATCCAGATGAAATTGATCCTGCTTTTGATAAATAGAGGTAGGAGGTAGAGGTTTCTTTATTTGATCCTAGCACATATAAGTATGGATTAACACATCTTGGTAGCAGTTTGTCAGAATTGCAAGCTATGGGAGCCACTATGGCTACAGCTCATCTTGTTAAGTGGGGTGGTAGAGCATCTAAACATCCTGGTCTTTGGGCATTAGGAGAAACTGGAGTCAATCTACTTAGTACAGCCTACTTTAGACATAAAGAAACTGCTGCAGAAGTACTATCGTCATATACACAAAAATTATTAGAGAACTCTGATAAGTTTGACATTAATAAAGTTATGAAAGATTATGAGTTTGGATTGGAATCCAGAGGATATGATGTATCCTCCATGGATGACCTTGAAAAGCTTCAATTTGGATTAGCATATAATATTCAAACTAGTGATTAGAACTATAATAAGTTTGCTAAAGATGCTAGAGTTGGTCTTACTGAAATAGAACAAGGTAATAATGCTCTAGCGCTTAGCGATTACCTGTAGAACTTTGGTTTATCTTATACTGGAAAAGTAGTAAATAATACCATAGGGGCTAAAGCTATAGCTAACGGTATAGGTACTGCAGCTATGAAAAATGCTAGAACTAGAAAATTAATAGAAGCAGTAAAAGATAGAACGAATAAGATTGCGGACAAAGTTTTCAATAATCCAATGTAGAAAGTAGCAACTAAGAGAGCTCTAGAATCTATAGCTAACTTTACTTTACATACTGGAAAACGAGCTATATCTGAAGGAATTGAGGAAGGGCAACAGTCTATATTCCAAAAGAGATATTCAGATATACCTGTAGATGGCACTCAGACGGAGTCTCCTTACAGCTTTTTAGATGGTATAATTCAATCTGGTACAGCCGCTGTTGAAGCTACACTAGCATATAACGGCTTACATTGGAATGATATGTATAATACCGATGATCAGTTGCGAAAAGCAATGAGTATTGGTAGCTTTATTGGTGCTCTCATGGGAGCTGGACCTGATATATAGCAAATCAATAGAACTAGAAAACAGATTGAATCTGATTTAAGCATCTAGGAACTTTCTGCTAGAAACCTTGATAGAGTAGATAGAAGCTTCAAAGTAGCACAATTTTTAGATTCTTATCGTAACGGGAATACTCCTGAATACTTACGTAACAGTATAGAAGAATTAAAGAGATATAAAGGTACAGATGTTACTGATAAGATGATTGACGAGGATATAGAAACTTCTCGTATAGTATATGGTATATATAAGAACAAAGATATAGATAATAATCTAAAAGAACTGGGAATAAATCGTAAGTCTGGTAAAGATTTCGAGATGTTCGTACAAAATCATGTAGAATTAATTAATGGTTTTAACGAAGCTTCTGAATTGTCTGACTTATCAGATAAGAAAGTAACAGAAAAAATAGAACAGATATTTAATGAAAGTATTGATTCTCCGTTAAATAGATTCATTCAACAGTAGTATGAGAGTTATACTAACGGTTTGGCTGAAGGTTAGACAGCAATACAATTATCTGAGTTTAGAGCTCCTATTATTAACTCTATTGTTACTAGGGCTACTAGCAGAGTATTGGATAGATTAAATAAAGATCTTAACCAGCGTAAAAAAACTCTCGAAGAAATCAAAACTGAATATGGAATAGATATATCTAAACAAGGTATAAATGGTTTATAGGAATTTATAAAAAAACGTTAGAGAGAGATCAAAGATTCGCTTAGTAAATTAGATAATACTTTATTTAAGGGAACATTTAATACTCTACAAGATCCTGCTAATATTGAGGAATTAGAAAACGTATTGGCTCCATCTATACTTAATGCAGGAATAATAAATATCATATCTACAAAATTAAATACATATAATACCGGTAGATTATCTATATCTAATAGATACTTAGTAGAAAGAAAACCTTTATGGAGCACTCTTGATGATTCTGAAAAATAGTCTGTATTAACTGAGTATGCAGAGAAATATAAAGAGGATCATCAGACTCAAGAAGAACCTACTAGAAGGCAACTGATAAGTTATTATAATCATAAGATTAACTAGAGTTGGAGTGATATAGAAAATAGTGCTAATGTAGAAGCTAACGAACGTACATTAGCTAATGCTATATTTAGAGAAGACTTACGTAATACTAGAAAATCTTTATAGCAAGCCCAAGTAGAAAATTAGGAAGAGTTTGACACTCCTATAGATAGTCAACCTGTTTCAACAGAGGAATCATCAAATAAAACATAGGTAGAACCAGATAATAATCAGGGTGACGATACGAAAGAAACATCCTAGGAATCCGCGCATACTGTAGATAGTATATCAGATGATACTGATAGGGGCTCTGTAAACACCCCAGTTGATGAAATTGCTACTAATAGTTCAGAAGAACAAGTGGATGAGGTAACTGATAATACTGGAGATACTGGAGAAGTTAGCGATATTGACGCTATGCTAGATGAAGTATCTGATAAAGAATATGTAGAGGATAATGATGTAACAGAAATAACGTAGAGTTCCGCTAACGATTAGGATAGAGCTGCCACTGACAACGTAGATAGTAATACCTTAGAGATAGATGAGTTAAAAGCTAAGTATGATACTATAGAAGATGGCGGGCCTATCGCAGATATAGGTAATGTTGAAGATTCTGATGTAACTTCTACTGAAAATATTACTACAGCAGAGGAAGAAGTATAGCCTGAATAGCCAGCATAGGCCACTAAACGTGAGGAGCCAATCAGTCCAAAATAGATAAATCCCACTATTAATCTTACACCAGAATCATTTGACGGATCTACTGATGAAATTGTAGAAGTTCCTTTAGAGACTTAGGATGACGTAATATATACAGATGGAACTGATACTTGGGTAGGTAATGAAGATCCGTCTTTAGGATCTCCGGTAAGTGATGAAGAGATAGAAATGCAAGGGCAGTTTGAGTAGGTGGACGCTGTAGATATGGCTACTACTTAGGAAGCGGCAAATTATTTAGGTTAGACTGATAAATCTCCTGGTTTAGATACTAAGAAGAAAGTAGAAACCAATAGAATACATTCTACCTTCTTTTATGCTTTTAATTCTACAGAAGTAATGCCTATTGAAGCTAATGGTAAACCTGTACAATTTGATGGAGAGCGTAGACCAGGAATAGAATTAGCATCTAAATTAGCTATACCGGGTTGGTTATCCAAATAGAAGGCCTATTATATAGTTACAGATAATAAGGAGACTCGAAAATCTGAAAGAGATGCTGCAGATAGAATGGCAGTACATTTAATTATCGAAGAAACTACGGAAGATGGTAAGAAATTAATATACAATCTAGCTTTATATCAACCAGATAAAGCTAGAGCTAAAATGCGTAATTGGAACGTAAGCAGCTCTAAGACTAATAGTGAAATAAATAAACTTAGACAATTACGTAAGAGTATTATAGATAAATATATTAAAACATACTCTCCTGACTATTTCGTAGACAAATCTGCTACTTTACCCCAAGTGGCTCCCAAAGGTATAATCCCAGTCAACTTAAGACAAAGTAATGGATCTATCAATAGCCGAGCATCTGAAGGGAAAAGGCCAGTGTATAAATCTCTTACTGAAGTATAGGAATTCGGTTTAAGCTCAGACCCTATATATATGTCCGATCAAATATTAAACGGATAGGTGGAATTTGGATATGGTAAAGGCCCGTTCCCAATGGATCCTGCTGATAGATTTACTATAGTAAATTTTGACCAGGTAACAAAAGCGTCTGCTCAAGGGGTTGGATATGCAGGTAAAATATACATAATACCTAAAGTTAGAAACACTCCTTCTTAGAGGAATAGTGCTCCAATAATGTTAGCAGAAAAGAGACATTTCATATAGGGAGGCTCCAAAAACTTAGTAACCTCATATACTCCTGATGGTAAGGCTAAATATGATGATAATGGAAAACGTGTACCACTTAGCTCAGCAGAATTATTATTTAGATTAGTTACTTAGACGCTTCCTATATCTAATAACCCTGAATTCCTAGATATACTGGATATTTTAGTAAATTATGGTCCTGGTACAGTAGCCGTGGGGGATAACCGAGTAGAAAAGTTATCTTTTTACATTCGTAAGACATTACATTACTATACTAATACTAAAGGTAGTTTCTTGATGTATGCGTCTAGAACACAAGAAGGGTCTTACATGTTAAAATATTTGAAAATAAAAGATACTAATGGTAAAATTGTATTTACAGATCAGCAAGCTTATGATGTAATCAGACAAATATCAAATAATTTACACTGGAATACCGATAAAGAAGCTATGATGAATCCTATTTCAGATAATATTGTAAATGCTGCCATTGAGTATATGAATAAGTATAATACCGATTATTATCGTGTATTAAACTGTGATGAACTGGTGTTTACTATTTAGGATTTAAATCTTACAAGGGGAGCTGACGGTAAGGTAATCCGCAATGGTGATACTCCAATACTGATGTCTTGGATGATAAATCATCAGGTGCTTAAAACCGATGTTGGAGATAGAGCTTTTAGAGATCCTTTTGTGTACGCAGATGATGCAGCTATAGCAGAAACTGCTGAAATTAGCAACATTAAATAGGCTGAACAATCTACTAATAAGGAAGTTAAACAAGGAACTACTACTGTAGAACCTAAGTAGGAGCAGCACGAATAGATTTCTGACGGAACATCTATAGAAGAATCTAAAAAAACTGCTACTACAGAACTGCCAAAACAGGACAAAGCTCTTACTTATGATGAAACTGTTGCCGCAGGGCTTACTCCAAAACAAGGTTATACATACGTACGTAAGGCAGATGGTAAATATGTTATATTACCTAATAACAGTAGAGTATTACAAAAAATGCTAGGTAATAAAGGTGTATTCTCTACTGTAAGAGGAGAAGGAACTTTAGATATTGTAGCTGCTAAAAAATGGTTGCATGATACTTTAGGTATAGACCCAGATGATGTGATGGTAACTAATGCCGCTATGAGAGCTATTAATACTCCATCTGCATATGGATTATTACAATCCACATTCGATCGTATACACAATGAATTTACAGCCAGGATAACTCTGTCTACCAAAGGTGGAGCAGGAGTAGAATATCACGAAGCATGGCATTACGTATCTTTGTTATTATTAACTCCTGCACAGAGGGATTAGATATACTCAGATTATGTAAAAAGAAATCCTGAGTATTCTAATAGCACTAAATAGGAAATAGAAGAGCAATTAGCAGAAGAATTTAAAGCATATATGCTTAAAGAAGTAAATCCAACCTGGACTTATAGAATAAAAAAATTCTTCAAAGCTATGTGGGACTTAGTGACAGCATTTGCTGGAAAGGAACTTAGCTTACAGAATCAAGTATTTAATCAAATAAGAAAGGGCAATTTTAAGAATGCATAGTTAGACCGAGATACTCTCGAAGAATTTAATAAAAAATATGATGTAGGTATTGGTTATTATGCTCCAGGTATAAGTAATAAGGAATAGGAAAATATGCCTCACATAGCTAACGCTAATACTCTATACAACATAGTAGAGACTTTAAGTAACACAGCATTGTCTATACTTAATATTAGAAGTATGGAAGACATACAAAATCTAAAATTAGATGATGTATTTGATAATATTCAATATTTATATGATGCTGGAGAATATGATTACAATGAGTCTAAAAAGTAGATGGTGCACGATGTGCTCAGTAATAAAAGTCTATTTGCTAAATAGATCCGTGCGTATCTACAAGAGTTAGGTATTAGGGCTATAGAACGTGAAGAAGCAGAAATAGCAGAGAAAGAAGCTAAAGATCCAGGAGATACTTACGACAATGTATGGGATAGAGCTTCATATGAGATAAGTAAGAAAGCAAATGTAGCATTTAATGCCAAATTGTTCTTCTATTCTATTCCTCAGTCCAAATTTGCTACAGATGAAAACGGTAATCAAATAGTAGATACTGTAAAGGATAATATATTTGGATTAGATGTAGCACAATCTTTTGATATTACGTGGAATAAAATATTAGATAATTTATGGTTATCTAACGATTGGCCAGATTTGATAAGAAGAGTAAGAAACTTAGCTAAAGCGGATCCATTCTTTGCTACTTTACTTGATAGAATAGATAATCCTGCATATCCATTACCAGAAAATACAGTTACTCAGTTACTGACTACTATACAAAGTGCAAAAAACAGTATGGATACTGTAGATATATTTGATACTTCTACAGGAACTATACAGAAGAATACTAAAGGAAGAGGAGGAAAAGTATGGACAGTAATGGATAGTAGTAATCTGCGAAAGATAGCTAGATTACCGAGTCAGTGGTCTCAGAACTTTATGTTATCTTCTTTAATCTTTACTGATAAAAACAATAGGTCACGTATAAACACGAATAGATATTCTGAATTAGCTAAATTAGATAAATAGATACTAAGTGATATCGAGTAGATACAAAAGCAATTAAATAGTAAAAATGCTGATATACGTAATCAAGGACTAAAATAGTTTGAACATACTAAGGAAAGGTTATTAAACTTATTAAATGCGATAGGTATACCTTTTGATAGCGAATCTTTGAATTATTTATTGAGAAAAGTAAATACTAACTCTACTAACTATCCTGAATTCTTTGTATTTAGTGCATTATATAAAAATATGCCTGGGTCTATTAGTAATTCTATAATGCACAACATCAGGTTAATGAATAACGCAAAGAGTCTAGAGGCTAAATTTAAGAGACAAACTATATCTGCATCTCGTATATTCAATTATAAAAGTCCTAATGCTGTAATTAACCTAATGGCGATAGCTTACGGAGAAATGCATCCAACTCCTGAAGAATTCAGTGTTACTGGAGCGGACGGTAGTTTGCTGTATCCTATTACTTAGAACAACTATATGTCTGATTAGCTTAGATGGTTAAATACTAATGCTTATAACAAATTAGATAATATAGCTAGATCTGCATATAGCGCAAATTCTCTCATAGTTAAAGCTTTAACTTCTCCTGATAAACCAAAACTTAAACTACACACTCTTATTGCTATTAGAGATAATATAACCAACTCTAGTAGAGATTATTTTGGAATTACTCCATTAGAAGATTATATAGCTAAACTATTGTTAGTGCATCAAGGTAGATTAATACTACCAACTATGTCCGATAAAAAGACTTGGTATAGTATAGAAGGTATTAAATTACCAAAAGACTTTTTAGGCACTATAAAGTACTCTCCTAATGCCGAAGGTTCTATGGAAGCTACTATAATTCCTCGTAGATTCTCTAATGAAACCCTAGATATATTCTGTAATTACTTCTTAGATGAATACAATGCTATAGTAAAATATTTCGATAGTAAAGAAGATGTAGAAAAAGGTAAATCTAGATTCTATGATAATTATCATGGCAAAATAGGTAAAGATGGAAAGATGGCTCCTGGTGGTAACGGTGGTAGATTCCGTTATTTTAACTAGTTACCTATAAATGGAACTACAGTTAGTCTTAATCGTATGTTAGATGATGCAGAGAAATCAGGAAATCCTGAGTTAATAACTCAAGCTCTGAACCGTATTAGAACAGAACTAATAGAAGATAGAGCCTTGCTTAGAGATTCTATGAATACTCTGCTTATAGATAAAGTAGATAAAGAGATAGAACAGGCTATAAAATTAGGAGTAATATCTAGAGATAAAAAAGGCAATTTATAGTATGGTAATTTACCTTCTACTTCTGTATTAGAAGATTAGGAAAACTCTAACCCATTTGCATTCTACGAAACCTTAGTGTCACATATACCAGAGGAGTTTAACGCTATTACTCAAAATGATATTATCTATAGTATAATAGCTAATTATGTAACTGGTTATGCTATATCTATAGAGGAAATAGAGAAATGTTTCGTTGGAGATCCTGCATTTTACAAATGGAAATCTGATAAAATTGTAGGAATATTTCAAAGAGATGTTGATAAGATTAAGCGTTTATCTTCTGTACTATCTACTGGTACTAATCTTAGAACACATTGGGGAGATAATGATCCTAGAAATAGCACTAAATACACTAGTGCTATATTGTAGGATAATATGATAGGTTCTGAATATCATAGTAGACTCGAGCAAATATTTAAAGCTGATTTAGCTAGAACAATGCTTAAGAAAAATAACCCAAGTTTGACAGATGATGAATTATTTAAACTTACAGACGATAAGCATTTTGATAATACTATGCAAGATCGTACTAAATTAAGTGTTGAGGATGTCAAGTTTATTGAAAAACAAGCTGTGAAATCAGCAGATCCATATGCTTATGATGATGAAAACAATTCTGGTAATATTAATCAAGCAGATGCTGCTGTATATATCAGACCTGCATTTTATAAGCGTATTATGTAGGCTTTAGGAGAATGGTCTCCAGAAATAGAAGAAGCTTATAATATACTCGAAAGCAATTAGGATGTACTTGGAAATCCCGAATTGTATGCAAAAGCGTTAAGAGCTTCAATCAAACCACTAAAAATGATGTACTTTGGTGATCATTTTGATGAGGTATCAGATATAAATGTACCAGTGTTTGATAAAATGGCGTTATTCCCTATGTTCAAGATATTAGCTAATGCTGATAATAAATATCTGTATGATAGAATGAATAATGAACAATTAGGTACTATCGACATGTTGAAGTTTGAATCTTCAACTAAAGTAGGATCTACTAGGGATAAACTTAAAGTATATAAAGATAACAGAAATACGTAGCTCAACACAGAAGCTATTAATTCTCCCTCTACAACTGTTATAAATTAGGATACTGTAGTAGAAAGACTTAATGGAGGTCTTACTACTAAAGTACAAGATATAAAACAACTTAGGTTACAGTTAAATACTGAGCCACATGAACATACTGATAGATCATTTGGTACATAGGCAGTAAAGATATGTATTGGTAATGTAGTAGACGATCGCCATTATGGTCATAATAAAGGTCAAAATGTATCTGGAGCTAGGATTAAAAAGGATGTATTTGGTTGTATAAAAGCTTTGTCTACCAAAGGTTACATGAAACTCAAAGGCAGTAACGGAGTAGCCGGTAGATTCTTTGATAAGAATGGTAGAATAAACAATAAAGCGTTATCAAACTATCTTATATAGGAGGCTAAAGGTACTAATATGTCTGCAGAAATTACAGAAGCACTTGCATTAGATAAGAAAGGTAATTTTAGAGCTCCTATTGCATCATTAAGTACTCGTAATTGGATTGAGAGCAAAATAATATCTCTCATCAATAAAGAAGTTATTGACGTTAATACTCCAGGAGGTTCTGCTATTCAAATGGCATCATTTGGATTTAGAGCTAATCAGGTATGGAATGAAGAAATGGCTAGACCTTTTAATGACGGAAATAAGCTTAGTTTTGATCCTGATAAAGGTAGTATGGAGGTTATGTTAAGTACTAATTTCTTCAGAGACGTAGTTCCTTAGGAATATTAGACCGATTATATTACTATGAGAAATTGGTTAATAGAGCATAATGTAATAGGTAACAATTCTAAACCTTATGGTATTGGCTATCGTATCCCTACTCAGGGTTTGTCATCAACGTTCTCGTTTATAGTAGCAGACGTATTACCTGCTCAAACTGGAGATACTATAGTAGTACCTGATGAGTTTACAGCTATGACTGGATCTGACTTCGATATTGATAAATTGTACATAGCTACTTATGCGTATGATCCTGAAACTAATGAAAGATATACTTGGAATAACAACGCTAAATCATATGTAGAACAAACAGAAGGCGCATTAATTAATAAGTTATTAGATAGTTATACTTTAGTAATCTCAGATAAGAAGACGCTAGCAGAAACTAGAGCTTCTATTGACACTCTTACTGGTATCCTTAAAAAAGAAATATTACCATTAGTATAGACTACAGAACTGAAAGAAGCTGAACCTATGTACGAACTTATGCCTTCGTTCTAGGAATCTAGAAAAACAGAATACACGTCTGGTAAAGCCGGTATTGCTCCTTTTGCTTTAAATTCTACTAATCATTGCCTTACTTAGGCCACTCATCTTAGAATGAGATTCTCTGAAGGAGCTAGTAAATACAATTTAAATCAATTTGATGAAATAACTGGATAGGATGGTTATAAGATACTTGATTGGTTATCTGCCATGATTAACGCTCACGTAGACGTTGCTAAAGATCCTTATATAATCGTATTGAATGTTAATAAAGTTACTTATAACATGGCTAGTTTCTTACTTAGAACAGGTAAAGGTAGAAATACATTCTTATTCTTAGCGCAGCCAGCGTTAAAAGAGTACGCTAACAGAAAGATTATGAATGAAGGAGTAATCGGAGTTAGTAAGTAGTACGATAACTAGATATTCTCTGATATAAAATAGAAATATTGGGATATGCTAAATAAATTCCCTTTATCAGATACTTATAAAAAGCAGATTGAGTAGCTAGTGTAGAATGGAAGTATTGATGCGTTTAATCAATCTAAGCTTGCCAGTAGTCTAGAATCTTTTAGAAGTAATGATATTACTCCTCAAGATATAGTACAGCAACTTTTAGTTATTAAAGCATATCAAGATTTAGCTTCTGATGCTCAAACTATGGCAGATTTAGTTCAAAGATCTTAGATAGATACTAAGAAGTATGGTAATAACTTATCTCAATTATAGAATTTTTATAATTCTTATACTACATTTATAGAGGACAATAAAGAAAAATTCTTTACCGATACAGTAGATACAAACGGATTAGACGTTTACTTTGGAAATACGTTCTTACATAAGAAGTTGATATATGCTATGGATTTATCAAATAGTATGTTGAGATCACAAGTATTTGCAGCTACAAATGGTTATAAAGAGATACTTACTTCTATATTATAGCAAATAAGAGGGGGAAATTATGTTCCTACTAATAATGGTAAATCTATATTATTTAAATATAAAGCTACCAGTAATAAAGAATATGTTGGAGCCCTTTCTAACAAAATAGAAAGTATAATTAGAGCTAAAGTAGTAGCTAATAGTACAAATCTTATGTTAACCGATAGTGATATAAATGACATTCTATTTGGAAAAGATAGCATTGCCCGTAGATTAAATAGCATAAAGAACTATATTAGAGTTAACAAGGATGATATTAATCTGATGACTTTTGTAGATGAATCTGGTAATATTACGAATGAACTACTTAACTATCTACAGGCAGTAACTTCTAATAATAAAAGAAATATAAGTTATATCAACACGTCCACATCTACTATGAATAATTCTAGGTATTATGAGGACAGACTAAGATCAGCATTCTATGACTTACTTACTAGCGAAGATAATGTTATTAAGGAATTTGCTGAAACCTTAGTTAAGTACTCATTTTTAACTAGTTATGATAATAGAACTCCTAATTCATTCTTTAACTTAGTACCTATGTGGTATAAGAGAAAATTAGGATACGTGTCATCTATTGCTGACGCTATTAACAAATTAAATTACGGAGATACTTCTGTAATAAATAGCAATAATACATCTGATTAGGTAGATTCTATATATTTAAGTTTGGTAAGAAACTATTGGAGAGATAATGACATCGTACCTGTATTTGTTAGAAGAGTTAGACGTGATGATGAAGGCGGAGAACGAGTTTCTAATGTGATTAACCTAGCATCTGCAACTAGTAAGACTAGGGTAAATGTTAACACAGTTATAAGTGTGAAAGGAGATTATGACATATCTAGAAACTATAAATTCTTTAAAATAGTAGGTACAGGCAATAATATTGACGTATACCAAAGAATAGGTGATATAGTGAATCTTGATACTGGAAAGACTATTGAGAGAATATATACAGTAGTACCTAAATTGGGGTATGATGCTGGTTCTAACTCAATATATGAGTTGTATAAAGAAGGCGATCAACCATCGGCATTTGATACTAATAATTTTACTGATAAAATGTTGGATTAGATAAATAATGTATTTAATCTAATAGATAAGCGAGTTCAGTTATTAAGAGGAAAAGAACCTATTGTATTCGTGAAAGATGATAGTTATCACTCTGTAGATTATTCTAATTACGATAATATAGAAGAAAAAGCTTCTATAGAGTTAGATCAAGCAGATAACTATACTGATCAGGAAATATAGGATAGCAGTACTCAGGAATAGGAAATAACATCATCAGAAACTATATCTCCTGAAGAATTTATAGACAATTCTTCAGATCCATCTGAAATAGATAATATAAATCATATAGATGATACATTATTAGCAGACTTAGATGGAATGGAAACTGACAGTGGAATAGAATTTGAAGATTTAACTCCAGAACCTGAAACTGTTGATGTTACCGAACTCATAACAGAAATCATAGATAGTGTAGAAACCCCTATTGATGACATAGTTGAAATAGATGAAGGTACTATGAATAATCTGAAAAAAAATGGTAAAAAACGTAAAGAAGAATGTAAGTAATTATGCAGTGTTTAATTTTAGATAATAAAGAAGTAAAAGCAGCAGTAGACGAACTTACTACAGTATTAGGTAGTAAAGACGCTGCATATTACGTAGTGTCTGAAAATAACGGTTATGCTATAGATCAGGCTCCCAATGGGGAGCCTTCTAAGCTGTTTTCAGATCTTTTGAGCCATTATAATGGCAATCGTGAACAAGCTATTAAGGCTAAAGTAAAAGTGTTTACAGACGAATTTAAAAATTGGTTTGGTGATTGGATAAACAACGTTGAAGGTTCATCAAAGATAGTAGATGAAAATGGAGAACCGCTGATTGTATATCATGGTACTAATGAAGATAACATAAATATATTTGACAGAAGTCAACAAACTGGAAATACATTGAAAGGTACTGGTACTGCCACATTAGGGAATTTTTTTACAGACAATGTGTAGAAAGCGAATGAATTTGCCAATGCTGTCACATTTAGAAGAAAAACTGGCTCTCCTACTTATTATAGTGTATTTTTAAATATAAAGAATCCTATTAATTTTTAGACATTACATGAGTTCCGACAATGGTCTAAGGAAGAAGGATATTATGATGAAGATGGAGATTTTATTAGTACTAAAACTATTCCTCAAGGAAATGACGGAATTTTAGTTGAAACAACAAATCAATTGGATACTTCAAAAGAATTCGTAGCTATTAACTCAAATCAAATAAAATCGGTAGATAATCAAGGGGTTTTCTCTACTTAGGATGATAGTATCTTTAAAGCAGAACCTGTTTTTGAGTACGACCCTAACATAGGGTTAGATTATACTTTATAGAAAATATTCCATAAAGACACTGTGACTACCGTTTCTAATGCTCTGTAGCAACTATAGTTCTACTATGCCGGAAGTAGATTTGATAATCTGTATAACTTGTTTAAGGATAGTAATATATTAATTGAATTATCTGCTAATACTTAGTATATGGATTATTCTTTAACAAATAATACAATAAGAATTAATCCTGCAACTTTTTCAATGTAGAGTACTGATAAAAATATCAGAACGTTAATGCATGAGATAGTGCATGCTTATACAGTAAGCAGTATATATAGAGTAAAATAGGGCAAAAATTTCTCTTAGCAAGAGAAATATGTATATGATACAATAAATAAACTTTATAAAAAGGTTTTACTAATTGAAGGCCCTAAAAAAGAAACAGGAGATTATTACGGTTTAAAAGATATATATGAATTCACTTCAGAATTATTAACTAACTAGTCATTTGTAGAAAACATTATAAATGATATTGCAAATAAAAATGAAGTAAATTCAATAAAAGATTTGCTACAAAAAATATGGCGAAGTATAGTAAATCTACTCACAAAATAGTATAGTCAACAAGATATTGAAGTAATACAGGGAGAATTGTTAGATTTAATATCATTTAATGTGGATAATAATATTCCCTATTAGTACTTTTTTGATAATACTAACGATTTAGTATCTAGGTAGCAACAAGCTATCTTTAATATGGAATCCCAGTTAGATTAGATAGAACAAGATAAAGAATAGTTTGAAAAAATTACTCATAATTTAGCGCAAAGTATAAATGAAGCGCTACAATCTCGTTTAAAAATATTTAAACATCCGGATCCTATAGTAGAGTAGCAAGCTAAAAAAACTATGGAGTGGCAAATTTAGAATATTACTCAGGGTTTAGTATCAGACTATGAAAGTATTAATAATTTCCTACAACAGTCAGCAGATGAAATCAAAACAGCATCTGAAATGTTAATAAAAGCTAGAAAAAATAATGAAATAATAGATGATACTAAACTTAATGATTTAGACTAGAATTTCTTTAGTTTTTATGTTGGTATAGTAGACGATATAGTTCAGCAACTGATATATAGGGAACCCTATAGAGAAATAGTAGGTAAAGATGGCAATGGCAACTACAAACTAGATAGATTGATAAAGAGAGCTAAGTCGTATTAGGCTTTATTAACAGAAGGGCAACTTATAGTTAAAAGCTAGATAGCCAGGAACGCATCTAAAATACTAAAAGATGTCGGAGTAGAAGTAGGAGCTGTTACCATATATAGATACGAATAGACTGATATTACATCTTACGATAAGGATATATCTTACCTTACTTATTTGTTTGGTGCTGGAGATAAAATAAAGGACGATTGTATAAAATCTATTTTTTATCTTATAAATGGTGCCGAAGAAAAAGTAAGAAAAGATACCTACGCTAAACAAAACTAGTTAGTAGAACTATTATAGAAAACTAATAAATATAATCAACTATAGCTATTTGAGGTAGACGATGATGGTAACACTACTGGATATTTTGTGAGGTCCAGAAATTATGGGAAATTTGAAAAAGCATACAAAAAAGAGATGGATAATATTTGTATGCAATTAGGTATTGATATTACTGACTTAAATTTACCAGAAAATAGAGCAATACGTATAGAATATAATAAACTGAGAAATAAATGGTTATCGGAACATTGTGAAAGGCGTTTTACTGCTGATTATTATGAGGCTTTCAATCACCTTAGTAATGAAACACAGTAGCAAAGGGAATCTATACAAATAAATATTCGTAACCTACAAAATAAAGCTAGAGATAATTACGGTATAGTTAGACTAGAAAGATTAAATCCCCAAGAAAGAGCTCAATTAAAAAAGCATTAGTTAGAAAAAAAATAGTTAGCTAGTATATATGATATAAATGGCCGTAAAAAACAAGGCATACAATTATAGGTAGCGGAAGAACTATAGGAACTTAATAAAAAGCTTTCTGAAGGTATTGTATTGACTAAGAATAGCGAAGCTTATGAAAAAGAAAAAGCTCGTGTAATGAGCGATAAAACGCTTACACAAGCTCAAAAAGATGAATGGCTGGAGCTTAATTCTAAAGTATAGTATAAAGAAAAGTTTTATCAAATGCTAGATAAAGCTGCTAAGAAATACTATGGAGAAGAATACGCAGCTTTATAGGAACGTAGAAGAGCAATATTGTCTATGTTTCGAGAAGATTCTACTGGAGAAATAGATGCTAATAATTTACCTCAAGGGACTAAAAATGCACTTAGCGCTATATCTCGTAGAATGACACAAATAAGAAAACAAAAGAAAGCTTCTACTATTCCTGGGGAATATGAGTTTGATGAAATTGCAAAAACTGTTCCTACAAAATAGTGGTATGAAGATAAACGTAAGTTTTATGATTCATTGCTAAACGATGACCCAGAATCTGCACAACTATGGCTACAAGCTAATGCTTATACTATTAAAAGCACGGATAGTAATGGTAGAGTAAGTATTAAAACAGTTCCTAAATCTTGGTATACTAAACTTGTTCCTAAGGATGAAAGTTTAATCGAAAGAGTACCTAATAATAATTGGTTAGAAGTATCTAAGGATAGCCCTTTTTATAATGAAGCCTATTATCGAGCTCAGGTAGATCACCCTGAATTAAAAGATGAATACTGGATTCCTAAAGAAGATAAATACGATTCTTCGGACAGATATAATAAAATTTAGAATAATCCAGAAGTTAAAGCATTATATGATGCTTTACTACAGACAATGGCTGAGGCTAATGCGGAATATACCAATTTAAGTAAAATATATCCTTATAGGACTCCACAAATATCTGGTAGCTTATACAGATATATTGGTGCTGAATGGAGAGCTTCTAAAGGTTTATATAAACTATCTGCTCCATTTAAAGGATTCTCTGAGTGGTTTAAAGATAAGTTATCTGTACGTAATGACGATAAAGGATTTAATAAAGCCCTTAATAAACCGAATGGAGAAAGACTTAACCTTATACCATAGAACTATATTGCTAGATTAGACAATCCTGCTGTATTAAAAGCAGATGCCGTTGGTAGTGTAATAGAATATTATAGATCCGCTAAAGAATGGAAATATAAAAAAGATATCCAACCTAAAGTAGAATTACTTAAATCTCATATATTAGGCAAAAAATATTTAGATAGAAGTGGATAGGTAAAAACGGATGAAACTAATGTAGCTAAGTTCGCGAAGGCCTTTATAGATATGAATCTTTATGATATCAAGAGTCAGACTGTTACTATAAGCTACGGTAATAACAAAAGTGGTAAATTATTTGGTATAGTGCCTTATAAAGGTAGCATATTCAATCTTATTAACTATGATATAAGTAAACCAAGAGAAATAAATATTACTAAAATGTTAGCCATACTTAGAACTTTAGGTACAGTTAGAAACTTAGCATTAAATTTATGGTGCGCTCTTACAGGTGGTTTTACTGCATTATACTCTCATATAGTTAATTCTTTAGTTTAGCGTTATTACAATCCAGTAGATGCATCTTATGCTTTTAAAGATATGATAAGCGATTTGGTAATAAATATACCAAATAAGCTTGGTATAACTTCATATACTCCTTTTATGACCAAATGTATGGAATACTTTGAAGTTGGTGCTACAATGCAGCTGAATCCTACTAATAGGAATAAATTACTTAATATGACTAGTAAACATTGGGGGTTTGGTATATATACATTGCAAGATCATTTTGTTAAAGGCTAGATACTTGGTTCTATTATGCATAACTATAAGTTAGTTATAGATGAGAATGGTAATAGATAGTTTATGTCTAGAGAAGCGTATAAACAAAAATATGGATTAAAAGTGTTTAAACCTGGTGATGTTCTAGACTGGAACTTTGGAGATAAATTAACATTTAGAGATGCGATATAGTTTATAGGAGGAGAAATGGTAGCTAAAGATCCAGCAAATCAATCTGCAGTAGATGCTGTCAAAAATGAAATTGGATATTTAGCTAGATAGTTATCTCAATCTGCAGACGGACAATTAACAGATTTATAGAGATCTGTAATTCTTGCTAATGCGGCAGGATAGTTTGTCATGATGCATAGGTAGTATTTACCAGTTATTCTTCAAGAACGTTTTCTAATGAGTAGATAGCTAGATTATTAGACCAGAAGATATAAAGAAGCGGTTTTCTAGACTCCTTATAGAATATTTACTTAGGCTATAGAACATAATGAAAATATTCTATTAGCATTTAGAAGAGAGTTTTTAAGTGACCCAGTATCTAGAGAAAATATAGCAAAGATTACGACAGAAATATCTTTGTGGCTTCTTATTACTCAATTACTACGACCTCTAATATCGAGCTCAGCGGACGATGATAAGAAAAATAAATTAAAATAGTTATTTGCTTATGTAACAGAACGAACTTCTTTTGAAATTATGGCTCCTTATAATATATTTGATATAGCTAGAACTGTTAAAAGTCCTTCTGCAATTATATCTTATATAGAAAATGCTACAGAAGTTATGTCTGCTCCAGCTAATATGTTATTTAATACTACAAGAAGTCTATTTAAAGAGGAAAGTTTTGACGGTAATAAAGTAATAAAAAGAGGAGCATATAAAGGTATGACTGAATTTGAGAGAGCTCTATGGAAACTTACTCCTTTTAAAAACTTATGGGAGCTTAAGGATATCCAAAGTAAACGTAATTATTATTAGAAACAAATTTTAGGAGAATAAATAAAGGACCTATTTCACAATAGGTCCTTTACATTTAATTTGTTCTTACATTCAAATATATCCTCATTATAAAACTGAGGCATATCTTTAACTAAATCCCCCCAAAAAATAAAAATTAAAGCATAATCTTCTATAGTAAAACCAATATTACCATGTTCTTTATATTCCTCTATATTAATATCATCTATATAGAAAGTAAATATAATAAAATATTTATTATTAACGTATAGTAATTTCATACTATAGTAATATTTAGTATTATTTAAAGATCCTTCTAAATCTTTAACCTGTTTTGCATCTATATGTTTAAATACTAAATATATAAAACCCTTAGAGTATTCTCTATTTATAGCTGTATATAAGCCTATAAAACTTGAATGTTCTAAGGGTTTTCTATTTGGTAATACTCTTGGAGCTAATAAAATTAATTCATTACTCCATACCATCTATTTCTACTTCTGTAGGTTGATTTATATCTTCTTCATCAGTAAATTCTACTGTATCATACTTAGCAACAATTGCCCAATCTTCAGAACTCTTAGGATTATAATTCTTCAATTCCATCATTTTCGTAATATTTACGAGTATGGTCCCAATTACCTGTCTGATAATGATATGATAATTCTGTTAAAGTTTTGACAATGAGGTCCTTACGATCATCTAACTCTAATTCGTTAAACATATTAAAAACTCTTACTTCATTATTACTATTTGTCTGAATAGCAATAATATATGCTTCACAATCATAATCTGAAATGTCAATTCCTTGATCTTTCATGTACCAACTAATTGCAAGCAAGTAATAAGTTATCTGTCTATAATAATCAAACTCTTCTACAGAATGCTTAAAATTATAGACATCACTAGTTGTTTTTAAGTCGATTAAAGTAATCTTCTTATTTATATGATCAAATATACATCTATCAAGTAGAGACTTACAAGGTGCAATCCAATCATTAATAGGTAGTTCCCAGTTAATATGAAACTCATTATGAGATTCTACTCCAGGAATATCTTCTAATAACTCTTTTGCTTTTTTATGATTATCAATATTATTCTTAATATTTTTAAGCATATTTAAATCAGCAAAAGATATTACTTTACGATTATCTTTTTTACTTTGTAATGCTTTAATATAATTAGCATAACGATTACATAGCTCTGTAGCTTCTTTTAAGACGATTTCAGAGCTTTTTGAATTACTGTATGCAGATTTGTATGCAGCAATCTTTTTATCGTCCTCTATGAGTTCTAATGAATTAGCATAAATCTCACAGAAATCTTTTTGTTGTTTTACTTTAGGTACTTCATAATCAAGAATTACATAATCATTCCAAAAATCTTCTGGTTGCAATATATATTCATGTATCATAGTACCCCTTTCGAGCTGAGGAAGTTTTAATCCTTCTTCCTTTCCATCTATCATATCTCGATAGAAACGTGGTCCTTTCTTTAGGAACCAACCAATAGCAGAATTGGAAATACGCGTGTTATCAGAATAATATTCACAATCAATAATCATTCTTACTTAATTCTATAGTTACTATTTTAGGTCTTTCTCTTTCAAGATAACTATCAGTTAATATACTACAGTTATATTGATTTAAATGACCATATGATATACCATCATGCCAATGCCCAAAAAAATGATGCTTATACTTACCAAAACAGTAATGTTCAAGCTTTTCATTATAATTAGGATTTTCATGAGTAATAAGTATATCACAGTTTTGTATCTTTTCATATGGGCATATATACTCATCGTATTCATTCTGAATATCTTCAAATGCCCACATTTGCCAATGTATAGGAGCTATCCAAGGAGTTCCATAAAAAGTTATTCCTTCATATTCATATAACTCATCAACAAGAAATACTACTTTATCATTAGTTAAAGTTGATATCTTAGTCTTAAAATCTTGCCAACTCAAATCCTTTACAATATCATTAATAAGATTTTCTATATAAATATCATGATTTCCTGGAACTACAATTACCTTTTTACACGGTAATCTGTCTACCCAATTGACAAAAGTAATAGACCAGAATTTATCTGATTCTTCGTTACTTCTCTGAGCAAGTAAATTTACTATATCACCTGCTATACATAATACATCACATTCTGGTATATTAATCAAATGACCATGTATATCACTTATTGCGCAGATTTTCATGGTATAAAGTTTTAGTTAATTTATATATAATTATACTATAAAATAGTATCATTTCTTTAGTTTTTTTATTAACTCATCTACCTCCTTCTGATTATGAACTATATAGAAATTGACTCCTATATTATTACTATATAGGTAATATCTAAATAGTTTCTCTCTTAAAGGCCAAGCTTCATTAGGGTATCCTTTACATTCAATAACAAAGTTATCTCCTACAAAGTCAGGTAGATAAGTCATTGCTCTATACTTTTTATTATCAAAAGTAAAAGCTGGAAGTAGTTCATATCGATGCATCTCGTAATCTGCCATGATATTTGCTTCTTTCAGCTTTTTATATGTATAAGTTTCAAGTTTACTACGAAATTTAATCCCATTATATTCATTTGGAGTTGCATTCCGTACCTTGCCTTCTTTTTTCTTTCTCTATCTCTTCATATATCCATAATTTTATAGATTCAAAAGAATTTGCTTTAATAGCATCTGAAATATCTTTTGCCTTCCATTTCTTATGTACTAAGAATGGTTTTAAGCCTGTTTTAAGGCTTATTTTACGAAGATATTTACAACCAGCTTCATCTCTATCGAAGCAAATTAAAATTGTCTTAAAACACTTCTTAAGCTGGTTTAGAGCCTTATCTGGGATAAATGTAGACTCTGATGATGGGCTTATTGCTGGAATACCCATCTCATATAAACACATGACGTCTTTCATACTCTTTGTAATAATGAGTATATCTCCAGTTTTAGGTAACTGTTTAAACCCCTGAATGTCGTTCTCAGTCAGGTTATTACGCCACTTTGTATATTTATCTGCTAAAGGTCTATATATCTTAAAATTATTATAAACCTTATAAGCATACATAGGATTACTATCCTTGTAAATACCCTTTACAACTCCGTTACATAGATAATATTTTATACTACTTACCCCAAATTTCTTTAGAGTAGTAGTAGAAATATTAAACTGAGACCAGTAATTGATATCTGTTAGAGTAAAGTCTTGTCTTACAATACCAATTACTGTCTCGGTTGACGGTATATATTGCTTAGAGCTAACGAGTTTCGTATCATTAGTAATTTTAAGTTTATTAACTATATCATTGAGTATATCTGAATAGTTAGTTAGTCCTGTGAATAGTGATACAAATTTAATTACATTACCACATTCTCCAGTACCATGATCTTTAAACATTAATTGTTTAGTTTTTTTACTATAATAACATCCAAAAGAAGGAGTTTTATCCTTTCTCAATGGCGAATTATATATCATGCCTACTTTAAAATTACCAATATACGCTGCATATATATCATACTCAGTTACTTTAGACAATATCCAATCTAAAGTAATACTCACATTATCTTTTATTTTTGTTGTATCGTAAATCATATGATATATTTTTAGTGATAGCTAAGGAATCGAACCTTAATTAACCATTACTATCATGAAAACGTGAGTGCATGCTATCCCTATTCTATGAATTTTGATGCCTCCGTCACACCTCACATTCGGCGTATTACCGTCGATTGCTTCTTATCTCACATAGTGGCATGCTACTCACGTATCGCTATATTATGCCTAGCGTAGGCAGCTTAGGAGTTATCTACTATTAGAAAGGTAAATCATCACTAGGCTGATCACTTGCAGTAGTAGTAAGAGGATTATCCTCCTTAACTTCCTTATCTGCAATAATCGGCTTAGTAAACTGATCAATACCTGTAATTTCTCTAATCATGCTTTCATTCTTACCCTCTTCATAGAAACCCATAGGAATATTCATAGGTTCAATAGAGGCAAACTTAACATAACTAGGAAGCGTAGTATAACCTTTATCATTATAAACTATCTTTACTTTAAGTAAAATATCTTTATTAGCACTATTAAGCATTGTTACTACCCAGTTAGCAAACTCCTTATAAGAACTGCCACTGAATGCTAATACATTCTTAGGATAGAAACACTTGAGTATACGCATAATGCGAGTTACCTGGTTAGTAGCTTTACTTTGATTCTGTTCTTCAGTATCACCTTCACGAACAGCTGGTTCCCATTCAGTATGAACAAGACTCTTACCATCTTTTTCAAAAGTAAATTCAATGAATTTCTTCCCTGTAGGAGACTCTGCAAACTTTGCGGATACAAACTTAACGTTGTCATGAATACCCGCTTCTAGGTATTTAGTATTATTACCATTATCTGACAACTTTACTTCATTTGCTAATTCTGTACTAAATATCATAATATCTTATTTTTAATTATTCAGGTAAATAAACTTTATTCCAATAAGCAGTAATGTTGTTATTTTCATCACTCTCTGCTATTACTATATTCTTTCCTCTTAAATGAGGTGCTCTAGCTTCAATAACAGAATTATCTCCGCCTTCAAATGAGATATGTGTCTCATTTTTCTTTCTATATACGTAACCAACAGCATCTGCTTCGCCACATATAATATTTGCTAATGCACCTACTAAATCAAGAGACATTTCTGCCATTTCTTCGCCATTCTTATTAATCAACTTATCTTTAGTATGACCAATAAGTATAAAGTTATCACATAGTCCACGGAACATATCAATAACTTTTCTTACAGCTTGTCTTATATACAGATAACCAGATCCATTAGGTAATGTTCTTAAATCTGTACCTTCATACTTTTTACCCATTGGAGTAGCTTTATAAAGCTGTATAGCAAAGCTCATACACATCTCTTCTAGACGTGTAGCATTATCTATAGTAATATATTTATAAGGATATTTACCAGTTTCCTTTTTAATCTCTCTTATTGCATTAGCTATATCACCTAAATCTTTTACAGATCTGGCTTGAACGGCTAATGCCTCTAAGAACTCTGAACCACCTTCTAAATCAATAATTAGATTGTTATCCAGTGCTGCAACTAAAGTAGTTTTCCCAGCTTTTGGTTTACCAAATAAAATCAAAAATCTAGGATTTTCTACTTTAGCTTTTACTTTCTCTTTTGGTAATACAATCATAAAAGCTTTTATTTTTTTTGTATTCCTCTGATAAAGTTCTGATAATTTCTGATAATATGGAATAAGATATTTTAATTAAAACAAACCACGTTTCTTAATATTAATCGTGATATCGATAATAGTTTTCTTTGTCTTCGGTTTTAAATAGTTCAAAGAACCAAATGCAATAGGAATTACTTCATAACCAATCTGTACGAAGTTATCAAAGATTTTAACCGGAGTACCAAACTCATCTTTAAAGTCATAGTCAACATCAAACGGACAATGTTCCTTTGCATAAATATCAAGTGCATTAATAGCCTTGAAGAATTCTGTTTCTAAGTCGAAATTAATTACATTATCTCCCCAACACTTAAACGGACAATTAGCGCATTCCTTCGGCAACCATCCAATATTATGAGTCTTACTTAAACCTAAAGTAATAATATCACCTGCACCAGCATATTCGATGCCATAACTGCAAGAAGGATAATCACTCTTACTTTCTACAGTCATCCAAGGATAAGCGTTAATTACTCGGTCCATTAAAGACTCCTTATATGTTTTTGCACTCTTAGTATTTTTCGGTAATGTAAATGTATATGATTTCATAATTTTCAGCCTTTTTAATTGTTATTACTAAACGAAATCTTCCTTACTGGTTCTTCTTCTCGTATAGTTTCAATTAAATTATTGTACTTAAGGTCATTGTCAAACTCAAGTATAGAACATTCACCTGCATCTCTATTCTTTAGAATATGCAAATAAACTTTATCTCTTACTGATAGACGATTTGGTCCATAACTCTGTATATTGAGTAGCTCTGGCCTATGAATACATATAACGTAATCTGATGCATGAAAGATAGTATCAGCAGAAGATATATCGCTACGCATTGGATAATGCATAGATGGATTATTAATTCTTTCAGGATTTTCGATATTACGATTCATCTGTGATAACTGTATTATTGTAGTATCTGGAAACTTTTTTACTCTAATAAACAGTTTCTGTAAATCGGAAATCACTTGTAGTGCACTTTCACGATTTTGACCTTCAACAAGTAAAGTATGATCAAGTATAATCACAAATTTCTTGCCTTTAGCTTTATTTTCGTAAAAGTAATCAATGGTAGATGCTATATCTGCAACAGTACCCGGTGTATCTACATAATATATCGGATATGATTTTATCTGTTGAGAGGTTTGTTCTACTTCTTCTAATAGTGTATTGTCTAAATCACTACTAGAACTATATAGCTGAGCAGTAGTTTGCCTTAACTTACTGCTCAATTTTCTACCTACTTGTCTAGAACTTAACATTTCAAATGAAAAATTAAGTACTACTACATCCTGATTAGAATTTAAGTCTATTAAATCACTTTCAAGTGTATTTACAAATGAACTTTTGCCACTACCAGATATACCTACAATAGTATATATAGTATTAGGTTCAATACCGCCCATACAGGATTTATTGAACTTATTCCATCTAGTACGTAAAGAAACAATCTCATGATTCTTTCTCTTACGGATATATTCTACTGCTTCATTAGTAGCAGAGGATATATGTCTAAATGTTAGTACTTTAGTAGATATCTGCTCCATAATTATAGTAATTTTGGTTAGGAGTTTCTACTTTCATTTGTTCCTCAATAGTTTCCCACTCGTGTTGAGTGAGCCATTTCCACATAGTCTTCATATAACCTATTTTACCTGTACGCATACGCTCATCTATTTCATATTTTAAACAATCCATAATGTGTTCATGCATTGCTTTAGACTTGCCTATGATACGATTATATTCTTTCCTACATTTGTTTACATTAGCTCTGAGAAATCCCTTAGTTCCATCAGGTCTCATAACATAAACTGGAAATTGGTCATAAAACATATCAAACATAGCTTTATCTTCTTTAAGAAGTTTCTCTAGTTTCTCTGTTTTACTTATGACTTGGGTATCTCTATCATACTGGATAGAGATTAAACCTTGAGTCTCTAACTCTTGTATCTCTTCTTCATTAACTAGGCTGAGAAGTCTCTGAATGTCTTGATTGATTGTTTTGATATCATTCAATACAAGTGTTAGGAATACTAATTGATTAATAGATAAAGTTGGTATTCTATCTAAGATAGAAGTGTCTATTTCTAAAATCATAGTCTTATATATTATATAAGCTTATGGTTTATCTGAAATATATCTGATAAGCCTCTGTTAATCCCATAGGCTCAATTGTAACGGTTTCAAATCTCTGATTATTTTATAGGCTTCCATAATATAATACCTATAATTAATCTTTCTTTCTTTAATTGGTTTATCATCAAATTTATTTAGAAGAGTAACACCAGATGCAGTAAGCATATTCTGATATGATTTAGCATCGCTATCATTACTATACTTCCATTTCCATAAATATCCACCATTAGTAGACGCATAGAAACGATTAGTTCTTTGTTGCTCCTCGTTCATATATTCAACATGCCATTGTTTACCAGTTTTCTCAGACATTAGAAAATCTCTTATATCTGTACAATTCTTAATTGTATCTTCAACTGGTATTCCATCTTTAAAGAAACTTATTACTGCTTTAGGTATAATCTTTGGAGTTAATCCTTTACCTAATTTTACAGTAGTAATAAACATTCCTTTCTCTTTTACTTTGTTATCTTCAGTAATAGCAAAATAATCATTAATAGCATATTGATACATTGCTTTAAAACGATCTTCTTCTAAAGTAAGTTTAGTAAGCTGTTCCCATTCTCTACAAATACTGTTTACTTTGGAATATACATCTTTCTTTAGTAAGACAAATAAACCATCAGTATTTGCTTGGACGATTCGGCATCCAATTTGAGTTAATTTTTCAGCTAACATAAGTAATAGTAACTGTCCATTAATTCTAATCTGCATTACTGCAAATGGGCTATAACAGAAATTATGTTCATTCTGTAAGTTACCTGATAAACCATTTAAAGCTAACTTTAAAGTTTCATTCTTTACTTTATCACCATTGTGTTTAGCTTCAATTCGCTCATCTTTAATTTGCTTATATACTTCTAAGAATTCTTTACCTAAATGTTTAGGATAGAATTCATATTCTATAAGCATACTTGGATATAGAGAAGCTACATCTATATCTATGAGCATTTCATCATCTCTAGGAATAATAATCTCAGGACTATTTACAGAGTGAATGCCTCCTACTCCTACAGAATAGCGTAAATTATTAAATACAAACTTATTCTCATATCCTTTTCTACCTGGAGATACTATCTGATTTTTCATATCTTCTAGTATTCTTTGTAGAATAGGACTATCATATTTAATAAATGGTAATATTACATCTTTCAATGGTATTACACTCATTGGAGATCTTAAGTCTTTAATATCCTGCCAAGTTAAACCTGTCTTTTCTAGATATTTCTGAGTTAAAATCTTCATTCCAATGTTTACACCGTCTTTACTGAGTACTCTTACTCCATATTCATCTTCAATAGCGATTCGTAAATCAACGTCTTTCTTACATCTATTTAATAATTCTGAAGTAGATTCAATATCATTGATATTATAATCTATCATAGAGTCAAAATCCTCTAAGGGAAGAGGTTTAGTCCAATCACATACAAATTCCTGTACATTAGGATATTGCATTGTTACTTGGATTTCCTTTAAACCTACTCTAAGTTTATTAGAATATAACATAGTAAGAATATCAAAAGTATCAAACCATATTTGATACTTCCAATGTTTCCATGCATCTATATTATCTTCACTTGAAGCAGTTATAGTCTTACTTAGATTAAATATAGAACTACATATAGTAGGTATATTATATTGCATTAATTTATCCTCATACTCAATTATATAATTAATTATAGGATTATCATAATGCAAATTATTATAGCCACAAAATATAATATTAGTTGGAATATTAATATTTGTAGTATAATAATCTCCCCAAGTAATGTATTTATCTACTTGTTTAAAGAATTTAACTAATTCTCTTAGTTGATTTTTCCTCTCTGATATCTCAAACTTATAGATGTCGTTTGTTTCTGTATTTTTTACCGAACAATGAAAGATATTTTGAAATACCTCAATATCATATACGTAGACTATCTTTCCTCGTATAATCATATTATAAGTATTTAAAGTTAGATCTCATGGTTGGACTCGAACCAACGCGTTCACACTACATAGTAGCGGCTCTACCACTGAGCTACATGAGAAACCAATTTAAGTTATGGAAACAGAAATATTATTAGTTTTTATGCTGCTAATAACTTATTACGAGTATAATAAGTTATACTGTTATCTCCTTCAATATCCTTTACTGTTACTCCAGTGAATGATGTATCTTTCTCGTACTTCTTAGCTAATTTAGCAGCTTTATTCTTTGCTTCATCTCTAGTAGATGCCTCAAAGTTTCCAGTAGCAAAATCGTATACTTTCATATCATTATCAGAGCATCTTCTTTGTATAGCATATTGGAAATTTCTTTTATTAGGTTTTTCTTTAACAGATAACTCTGCAGCACTAGGAGCTGTCTGTTTACCTTTCTTAGGAGTTAAAGGATTACTACGTACTGACTCATCAAATTTAGCCTGCATAGATTTTCTTGCAAGTTTATCTGCTTTTATCTTCTCTTTGATTTGTTCAGTTGTTAACGTAGTAGCTTTAGGTTTAGTGAACATATTGTTCTTAACTATACGCGTAAAATGTTTCTTCTCTTTACGGGTATATCGTATTGTAGGATCATATCCTGCTTTCATAAGAATATTCTTGATTAATCCTTTTTTAGATTGTTTTATAGATTTGTTTTCATTCATAGCATCTTTTGCTACTTTAGTAGTATATTCAGACTGCTTCTTATTTCTTGCCCACTTTACAAATCCTATTACTTTCCCATTCTCATCATATTTAATGACTCCAGATGGTCCCGGTTTCTTGCTTACCGTCATTATTTGATAAGCCTTATAGCTTCTACGAAACTTATTTTTATTACTTCTATGATTCTTTATACCGGTTCTCTTATTTTTCTTTGCTAATATCTTTTTCATAATTTTGATAATTAAGTTATTTACTTGAAAATCCTTTTATTATGGTAGAATTTTCTTCCTTTATCATTTCACAATAAAATATAGTAGTAGTATTAGTACCTACACCTATACTACTTAATTCTCTTTCAGGATGTTTACTAGCCCAGTTTATAAGAATATTAACTCTATTCTCATAAGCTGAACTAGACTCCCAAAATTTCTTTCTTACATAAATTGCTTTTCTAATTTCTTTCATATTTATGCAGCTAAGGATAAAGCTGGAGCTTCAATGTTAAGTTCTGCTTTTTCATTAAAATCTGTAATATCTTTATTGATTTTGTTAATTTCTAATTGTAATTTATTTTTTAGACCTGCAATATAAGCTGAAGTAAGTTCCTCAGTTTTATCTAGGTTCTTCTTTCCTTTAGAACGTTTAAGTTTAGGATCAAGAGTCTTAATCTTACTTAAATGAAATAACTGTTCAGTCTTTTCACATAAAGTAAAGATGTTAAGATAATTATTATCCTTAGGTAATTCAGTAAACTTCTTATAACCCATATTAATACACTGCATATACAGTTTTAATAATATACGTTCTTCAGATAGAGCTTCAATCTTCTGAAGTAATGCTTTTAAGTCATAATTACGTTTAGCTTCTTTTGGAATAACATTTTCTTCTTTAATCTTATTCCAATAAAAGGTAATTTCATTAGAAATTTCCTTAATACGACCGATTTTACCTTTATTCTTATCTCCGAGTAAATATATTGATGTAATTGATTTCATATTGATTGATGTTTTTAAATGTTAAATACTCGACCAAACTACATCTACCAGTAGTAGTCCCTATGGGATTCAAACCCATAACTTACACATTAGAAGTGTGTTACTCTATTCGGTTGAGTTAAGGGACTGTGTAGTAATAACTGCCCGATTCAGCAGTAATTACTATAAATAGTACCCAATTCAGTACTATGAGATTATTTTTGTTTTTAAGATAATATCCAAATCAATATTTTCTAAATTTTCTTAACTGGCCGAGTACTATAGGAATAACCCGTCCACCAGTCTTAATTCCAACTATTCCATTAAGCCCCTCAAGGTTAATGTCTTCAACGTTGGTTATACCATTTTCTCTTGCATATTTTCTGATATTCTCTTGATTAATCCATTTAGAATGTAGTTCCCCATCTGAACAATTCCTCATACAATCAAACAAAATATCAACTATACAATCGAAATCCTTACGTTTCTTTGCCTCATCAATTATACTTTTAGTAATCTCATCAAAGGCATATTCATTTCGAGTCGAATTCGACCCAGTAATTGCATCTGCTATACTAATAGAAGCATCTATAATACTTACCGATTCATAAGTATTAAATAATCTTTGCCACCATAATGGCCCACTTCCGTAAAATAGGAAGACCCGTCCATCTTCTCTAATGCTTACTTTTTTAGGCGTTTCTGTACGTCCTCCATTCCAAATCTGAATTTTAGACAATATGGCTGGCTCAGAACATATTAGAATTCGCAGAAGTTCTACACGTAATGAAGAAAGTCTGCCGTTCATAAGCTTCTACTATTTTTCTTCAGTAATCGTAGCAGTTACGTGAATTTCAGTTTCCTGATTATCTAAACCGCACTGCCGTAAATACTCAACCTGCATACGCTGATTCATATCCATATAACCACGGACAGTTTCAGCTAACTGCATACACTTACGTGTCATTTCTTCATAGAAGTTCAACACACTCTGGTTGGATAACTTAGTTAAGTCATTCAACATGGGAAGTTCTTCAGCTGTAAAGAACATAGGCTTAGAGCCTGGTTTGCTCAACCGTTCAATACACTCAATTACGTTCTGCCGGGTTGCTTTAGTAAATTCAGGATCAGCAAGCTCAAAGACTAATGATGGATCATTCTTCTTCTCATTCAAGATGATTTTCGGACGTCCATCAACATCCTTCTCAAGTAAACTAACTGACTCAACATCAATAGCCTTGAGAATATAAGCTTTTACTTCCTGACGGAAAGTATTCTTACCTGTAGCAACATCTTCTTTCCACTTAAGGTCAGGAGTTTGTGCTACAATTGTAAATATCTGCTGTCCAAAGAAAGGCCCAAACTTCTGGACTGTTTGCCGATAGCGAGCTAAAATTTGAGCTGCTAAACCCGGAGTGTTAGCTCCATTAATATTATTTTCCATAAAAATGTTCCTTTTTGAGTCCGTACTTGATATACCAATACGAACATAGTTATACAAAAAATTGTTAAAGTCTCTCCACTGTTCGATTATTTAATAGCTATTCAGAATAGGAATAGGTGAACTCAATCACATAATCTACTAAGCATAAAAATAATAAATTGAAAATTTATGAGAAATACTCTGTGAGTTACTTCTGATAATCTCTGCTATTTCTTAGTTTTATCGTCCCGTTTCGACGGTTGAAATTCAACTTATGCGATGTTCAACGCACCTCTCACCGTAAGCGTATAACGCGATTAGATGCGATATAAGCCACTTTATCATCAGTTCCTTAGAACCTACTGAGTATGTCCGGTATTATCGAAATTCGTCAGAATTACGGTTGTTTAATCTAACATTACTAAAATCATAGACTCATTGCTTATAGCATGACCCATCTATACCATTTCCAGGATTTGTTTGTTTATACTGCACGAACATTAGGATTTCCACCTATCATCGTCTCCTTGTTTGCTTATGGAATATCTTCATCATAAGTGTACTATTGCCCTTACAGAGACAGTGTAAGAAACAACACAGGTAACTAACGATTCAGCGTTCTCTCACATACAATGTTGCGCATTGTACTTTACGAGTGTCTTAACAGTCAGCAATGTCGGTTGGCAGTCGGGGTGGTGATCTGTCTACTCACACTACTCTTACGAGCGGTAGTCTCAGCGTTTACAGTTCCATTGGACTTCCCAATTAGTTAAATAGTTAAACAATTAGAGTTCATTTTATCATAGCTGACTCTATTCAGCGTAAGTAAAGTTGATTCATTAAGTATATCATCATATACTATAATTATTACTAAACTGGTTTTAGGATTCTAACCCTAAAGCATCTTTAATAACTCTATTTACTTCCTTAATCCATAACGATGTTTATTATCCAAAATTCTGGTATGAACTAGTATAATAAACCAAAGGCATTTACATATCTTGAAATGCTTAAGCTCTGCCGTTTTTTACAAGGAGTTTTCTCTGCGTCTCCTAATCTTATTTATTACCACGTAATAACACTTGCTAAAGGTGTCCGCTTCTAAGTTCAGGGTTATAGCGCCCTCATACTCGCATTTTAGACTACTATGTTTTAGTCTCGTCATTTCTCATATATTATACTCATCTACACGACAAAACTCATGAGTCACTTTAGACTTGAAAGACGGTATCAATCTCATATACCTCATCCCTTATACGTAAGTTCTTTTACAGCACACTATTTACGATAATGTACAGGATTGGCTCCTGTTCCACGATAATCAGTCAAGCTTTAACGTTTGCATGTTTAATTCTTGGATCATTGCGTTTCCAGCTTTCATATCCTTACTTTGTATAAGTATGTACCATAACACGGTTATCCTTACATTAGTATTAGTAATTTACTCCCTTCATAAGTATAAGTTCCAATATCCACAATTGCATATTGCATCACAGCTGATGTATACTGAACACTAGAGTTAGCCTGTTTTCCTTTCTGGACGCACAGTAGCGCTTTTGTTAACCGATTTTGGAGACCGGTAATGCGTTATCTGCAATCTCTTTTTTTCCACGAGCTGGCTGCTTGCTTAAGGTGAAACTAACCTTTGCCTCTCGGCTTTACCTATTCTTTCCAAAGGAATAAGTTAGGAACCGGATTGTCCCTATTTCGTCATCGTGTTTATATCCCTTTTTGATTCTGCTTTTGATAAACTAATACGGATATAGGGATTTCGTTCCCTTTGTACTGTTTAGCACTCAGTGTGTCTTCTCTTTAGTACTGCGTCTTTAGAAGTCCCCAAACGGTTCTCACTTCCTAATGAGGATTGTACACGCTCATCCCCTCTTATGTAGTTTTCAATTACATAAGCTAACACCCTACCTTTTGAGTAATCTCACAGTTTTAGCTGCTAACATATTCTCGGGTCATGTAACTTTTCGGGCCATGGAGAAATGATTCCAAGCTCCCTGACAGGTGCGACCAGTATTATTGTATACTTTACCGCATGACTTCCTCGGAGTGATTTACGCTACAGTTTTACTCCTCTCGAACTGTGATATAATTAAAGTATTTATTATACGGTTATTATCACTAACTTTTTACCGTAGGGCTGTTATCTTTAGCCGTTGATTTTTGTTCTGGTATATTGACGCTTGTTATTTCACCGGTAGTAAGATTAATAGTAGCTACTACTTTCTTACCTAGACATATGTCGACAAACTTATTTTTTACATCACTACTACTGATGTAGTCTATTGGTTCCATTTTTGAAGCGTCAAAACCATCCAAACATTTGCAAGCATTACTTACAGACGAACGTAAGTACTGTTCTACATATAAACAATTACTTATACTACTATTAGCTTGGTCTCTAATAAAAGTAGACTGATTACCTTCTACTATAAAGTATTCAGTTTGAGATTGTATAGAACTTAATTTAGCTCTTGCTTCTCTTGAGTCCTTAATGATACGCGATAGACGTATCATTTGTTGAAGTATAATTTTATTGTTCATATTTATCTACTATTGTTAATGGAGTTGTCGGTGATTCGTCATCAGATACCTTACTTATAGCTTTTACTTTCGGATATCCTGTTGAATTCGTCTTCTCTATTACTTTAGTTTTCCACTTAACTACTGGCTTTGGTTCGCCAGTAGTTTTTACATTCACTTTTGCGTCTGTTGTTCCTTTCACGGATACTTCTAATGTAGATAAGTCTACCTCGACATCTATCTCATCTACAGACTTTTTCTCCTCCTTTATTACTTTAGGGAAGTTAGGTAACTCCACTATAGAGGGTATAACAGGCTGTGCCTGTATAACTTCTGTAGTTGCGAACATTTGCCTACCAATGAATACACTGACAACAAACATTCCAACTACAGTTAACATTCTATTATTCATTTGATATGATATTTATTAGAATGGCTATTCTTCTAGGATATGAATTTTCAAAAGAAACTTTTTAAACCAGTTTAGTTTTTTTTTTCAGTTCCTTCAGATTGTTCTTCCTTCTTTGGGTATTCGTCTTCCTTTGGAGCTATTAAATCTCCTTGACAATACTCTGCAAGACGATCAGCTGGGTCTCGATACAGAT